GCATTTGAGATAGCGTTGAACAGATTATATGAAGGAATCAACTCTGGAAATTTTATAAACCCACAAGCGGATTAAGTTCTGCTTGTGGTGATAAACCACAGTTGGTTGGTGGTATTGGTGAAATAAATTATGGAAAGCAGTTTCGTCAAGGTAACAGAGTGTATGATTCAGACCATATAGCAATGTGTTTACTAGCACAGCCTGTAGGTAATGCCGGTGGATTTAGTTATTTATATGTGGTTAGAGAATAAAAGGAGAATAATACAATAGATAGTTAAAAGCAAAACAGTATATACAATATATAGTATTAAACAATTGCAACAAATACTATATATTGTATAAAAACCAAGACCGAAAGAAAGCGGAATTTCTTGTGTTGAAAGGAGATAATATGTATCCAGAATACGATGATTTTTATGAGCCAAGTGAAGGCGAAATGTTTTTTGATGAAATGAAAGAAAAGTTCAGAGAAATTTTACGTGAAGATATAAATTCTGAAATCAGCAGATTAACAAAAGAGAATGTAGAATTAAGACAAAAGGTTAAAGAGTACAATGATAAAAATTTAAATCTTTCTTGTAGAGAAAGAGATTTACAGTACAAGATAGACAATTACAAGCGAGAGGTAGAGAAAGACTTTTACAATAAAACAATGGAAGAAGTTTTTGAGAAACTTTTAGAAGACTCAGAAGTGTGGTATGCAGAACGTGTTCCTCATGAGAAACCAAAATGTAATTTATGTAACAAGGAAAGAAAACTTGTTGCAGTATATCCAGATGGTGAAACTGTGACCAAGGAGTGTAAATGTTCTCGCCCAACATATATTTATGAGCCAGTAATTTCATTGAATAAAGAGATTAAATTTCATAAAGCATATAAACCAAGGTACAGTGATAAAAAGAAAGTCTATTTTACTAAAAATCACGAGCCAAATAAGGATTATGCAGATGCGTATGATTATTACAGTGAATTCAGAATAGAGAATATTTTTGATGATTTTAATGATGATGTAATTGCATATCACAATGGTAAAAGATATGGAGAAAAAATTGCATTCAGGAGCAAAGAGGCTTGTCAGAAATATTGTGATTGGCTTAATAAGGAATCAAATTAAACATAGATTTCCTTCGGGATGAAAAGAGGTGAAGTTTTTGAAAATCGTACAGAATAAATCACATTATGATTTTAGAATAAAAATCGGAAATAACCATGTAACTGTTGCAACGCTTCATCCGTGGTTATTCAGTAAACATAATCATAAATACAGTCTGTATTTTTATTATTATGGAGCTGAATATGAAGAAGGAACGTATGCTTGTTGTCATAGAAATGGAAATGAAAAGATGATGGTATATGAACAAGAAAATGAACTTCATGAAGAATTTCTTGAAAGAGTGAGAAGAATAGTTTCAAAGAAACTGTATGTCATAGGAAGTTCAATCTTGGAAGAAATAAAATATATTGAGAATTAAAAATATAATTCAATAGGAGGTGCAGCCTATGGGGAATATTCAGATAAATGATAAAGTGATAATAAAAAGTTCCTGTAATAGTAGGGGACAAACTGGATTTGTTATAGACACATATAATGTAGGTACACAGAAATATGTTATGGTTCAATTAAAGGATAGAAAACAAGGATATAACGTTTTGTCAGTAGAAAAAGTTGAAAGTGAGGATAATAAAATGACAGGATTTAGTAAAGTGGCGATTGTAAATTTGGTAGATGATTACAATAAAAAGGATTATGGATTTGCTTTATACGATGAAGATATCAATGAAATTGTTAAGTATGATACCAATCATCCATTATATCTGATTGTAAATGCAAGAGGAAAAGATAATAGAGTTCTTGGAATTTTAAAAGAAATTAAGACAGTCGAAGAATATGGTAAAGGTGTGACAGCTCAGGTTGTTGGTGTCGTTAATATGAACGCATATAATGCAAGAATTGATGAGGAAAATCATCAGAAAGAAATTGCAAAGCAGAAAGCTTCTATTGAGAAGGAATTAAAGTCTGAGATTGAAAAGATGAATAATATTGCTTTATATGAAAAGATGGCAAAGGAGCATCCTGAGAATCCAAGACTCGCTGAACTTGTTAATGCACTGAAAGAGTTAGGAGAATAATATGGCAGGATTTGTATCAAAACAACCAAACGGATTATATTGTAGATTTTCGAGTGTCACGGATTGTCCTACGGCATGGAACATGACACGAGAAGATTATATCAATATGAAAATGCAGGAAGCAAAAGAAGACGCTGAAGATGTGTTGGATAATTATTTAAAGCCGTTTGATATGGTGATGGATATGTATTATCCAAACAATATGACAAAAGAGGAATTTGATAAATTCCTTGAAGAGACTGGATATAGCAAAGGAGAATAAGCCATATGAAGAACTGTGTAATTTTAGAAATGGAAAATTGCAATGATTTTGAAAATGCAATGAATGATTATTTAGATGATGGATACAAAGTAGAATCCAGTTCATGCAATAGTAGATACTATAAAGCAATTCTTGTGTTGAAGGAGGAGGAATAAACCATATGAAGAAGAAATTTTTAGCAGTTGTTTTAGGATTGACATTATGTTTTGGAATGACCGGATGTACAAAAGGTGATATTGAGCCTGAAAGCAGCATTCTTGGAAATAAATATATAGACTTAGTAACAATTTATAAAGACGATGGACAGAGCACTGAAGTTCTCTATGATAAAAATACAAAAGTAATGTATTTTTTAAAACGAAATGATCATCAATTTGGAATCACACCTATCTATAATTCAGATGGAACAGTTAAATTATATGACGGAGAATAATATGATAGATGATAAATTACGTCAGCAATATAGACAAGCTGTTGATGATTTGAAAATAGCGTTTAAGAAGACTTATTTGTACAGATTTTGCGAAGAAGTTGTGAAGAGATTAAGTGAGATCTTGGATAATAAAGGAGGAAATAAATTGGATAAAGAATTAAAATATTATTCGTTTCAAGATATATTAAAATTTTTGAGTTTTGATCATGAATTTAAAAGAAAAGATAATTATCCGTTCAATAAAGGTCGAGATAAGGTTGAATTTTCGTGGGGACAAGTAATTATTCCTAAAAATGGTATTAGAGAAATGGTTCAGAATAAAATTTCAGACATAAAAGAACAACCTTTATCTGAAATTAAGATGATTTATTCTATTCCGTTTAGAGTTGATGATGGAGCTTTTGGTTCTGTTTATAAAAACATAAGTCTCACATTCAGATATGATAAACAATTTAAATATGGGGATATTACAAAATCAATTTATGAAGTATGTTTTTGGATTTTAGACAAAGCGATAGAGACGAATGATTTTTATATTATTACCAATGATATGGTACAAGAATTTATGAGTTATTGTGTATGTTGTAATCAATGGGGATTAGGATCGTTAGTAATTGGTTCGTCTCCAACAGAATACTTAAGATAATCATAAACAAAAGTAAACCGAAGTTTCCTTCGGACGATAAGAAAGAGAGGTAAAATATGGATATTTGTTTAACAGTATTAATTGGATTAATGGGAATTTGTATAGGAGCACTTATTGGGCTTGGGATTTCTTTTAAGATCAATCATAATTACATACTTGGAATGAACGATATTACTAAAGAATATTTAGGAAAAGTAATTGATTTAGAAAAAGGATATTTCAATACAATTGCGACAGATTTAGCAAAAGCAGTAGATGACATTAACAAAGTATATGAAAAGCCAATTTGGAGAAAGACAGAAGAAGAATTGCCACCATGTTCAGGATTATATTATGGCAAAATTAAAGGTAATCCACATGGAGAAAATGCTATGTGGAAAGTGATATATAACGACAATGAATGGAGTTTATCTGGTTATCATGATAATAAAGTAGAAATTAGTGAATGGACAGAGATCTATTAAGACAATAATACATTGAAAGAAATCTTTCGTTCGGAGGTAATACATGAATAAGAAATGGATTTTATGTAATGACAATATTCCTGATGATATGAAAATCGTCCTTGTCACTTATAAAAAGTATATTAATTATGAGAAGACAATGAATAAAATAACATTAGCATATCATTATCAAAATAATTGGTATAACGAAAATCACGAATTTCTTAATGTGATTGCATGGATGTATGTGCCAAAACCATTTGGAATAACAGAGAATAATTAACTGTGAGGTGAACGCCATGTTTGGTTATGTTAAAAAGAAAGAATATGATGAACTATACAGCTATTATCAAGCCACATTGAAAAACATAAAGGGATATCAGAGGTTTCTTGAAGAACAAGAAAAGCGTACAGAATTAGAATATAAACGAGCCGAGTATTGGAAGGCTAAAGTATTATACCCTAATTCAGAGCCTTATGTTGAAGGCGATATGAAGACAGTTAAATATATCAAAAGTTGAGAACCAATTAAAGCGATATTTCTTCAGATTGTAATAAGTGAACAGGAGGATAATTTAATGAGAATAGTAGATAGAAAAACATTGGCTACAATGCCAAATGGAACAGTATTTTGTGGATATACACCAGATTCATTGGATGGTGATTTTGAGATTATTACAGGACACAATGAAAAATATGATGGAGTTAAGAACAAAGTGGGTTTTTATAGCACGTTGTCATTGTCGCCATTTATTGACCATGAAAACAAATGTGTTATAGGAACAGAGAGAATTACTAATTGGGCAACCGTTGATACTTGTGATTACGATTTTGATGAAAACCAGTTGTTTGCAGTATTTAGCAAAACAGAAGTTAGAGCTATGATTACAGTTCTTCAGTATGCGTTATCTGATTGCGGATTTTCAATAAGTAAGTTTATGGACACATATTTTTATAAAGATGAAGAAATTGATGAGAAAGATTTAGAAGATTGGATTGATGATTAAGACCAATGAAATTTTGGTTTCTTGGCTTGTTACGAAACTAAGTAACAATGTAGACACAATAAAGAGCATATGGATTCTGTAGTAAAGGGTAGTCCATTTGCAACAGTATATTTCTGTAGAGATTTATTACCAAAGGATCTAATTGTTGAAAAATTGGTTACATATGAAAGACTATTAGGAGAATAATTATATGAGCAAGAAAGAAGAATGGATGGTTCATATTTGGGGTGGTGCATGGAATCACGATGCCAATCCATCCATCGAGAAAGATTTAGGTATAAAAGAGGGTTATTACTATTTTAATACTGAAGAAGAAAAGAATAAGTTTATTCAGTTAATCAGGCAGGATAAATATGAGAAACAAGGACTGGCAACTGATTGTAAACATGGAATTATAACTCATAAGAGGACAATTTTTGTTGCTACTCTCAAATATAAGGATAAAACATTTGTCATTCATTACGACTTAGGATATGAATATCCAGAAGATAGTGCAATTTTCTATTTCACAGAAGGTAATTTTGGTTGTGATTGCAATAGAAGTCTTGCTATTAGATGGGAATATGGAGAAGATGCAATTCCTGAATTACCTTGTGGAGATGAAATTGAAATGGCAGATTATCATGTCGAGTATCAAGATTAGTAGAGAATAATAAAAAGTAATCTCTGAAATACCTTAAAATCAAGGCTTTCAGAGGTTGAAAAAGCCAAGGAAAACCACGTTTCTTTCGAGGAGGTGATTGATTGGATACATCATGTGAAACTTGTAAATGTAATACCTGTAAGATGAATGAAAATGGTGGCATTTATGGTGGATGTTTTGATTGTGAAGATTGCAAAGAACAAAATCTTTATTGTGAAGATTGTTCAATGTATGAATATGACAAATACAGATTGAGTAATTAGGAGAAATTTATGGGTAAATCATTAGAATTTGTAAAAGAACGAATTGAATCAGGTCAGTGCAATGGTATGGAAAATAACAAATATGAATCTATGGTTGAGCAGGACATACGAGAGTTATTCAATGTTGTTAATTACACTAAAGATGGAACAATTTTAGCAGATGTACCTTATCTTAAAGGTGACAAGCCTTATTTCAATGTAATTATTAAGCGTGATCCAGATGCAGATTTTGAGTATTTCACAATGCAGCGTTGTAATTGTGATGGAACGTTTATATTCTTTCAAAACTTGATGAATGAGTGCATAGATAAAATGATTCATCTCAAGACTTGTAATGTAAATAAGGAGATACCAAAAGACTTAACTGGATATTCTATCATCTATACTGTCGGAGATTTTGTATTAGCAGAAGAATTTGGTGGTGAATTTGCAACAAAAGAAAAACCTTGGATGCAGAGTAGATTTACAGTTATGTTGCCAATTAAATTTGATGTAGTGAAGAATGGAGAATAACAGTATGGAGTCATCACAAGATGAAAGACAAAAATTTTTAGAATTAATAGATAGAGTAAGTCCTTGTGCTGCAATTTCTGAAAAAGAAAATCTTGAAAAGTTTAAAGAGTGGCTGGATAGTAATAGATCAAAAAGAGTTACATTTGTTGAAGCTCCAAAAACATTTAAATATCAAGTTGGAAATGACAAAGTGCTTCTTATACCAACAAATATACCAGAAAAGATAATAAAAGTTACATTTGAAGGAGAATAACAATATGAGAGCATATGAATTGCGACAGCATGACGTAATTTCTTATTATCCTCCACAACCACACAAACAGGAATATAAACTTGGAGAACACATTTCTATTAACGAATTAGCTGAAACAATGTTTGGTTCACCTGCTTTAAGGTTAGAAAGAGATAAAAATGAGAACAAGATGCTTCGAGTTATAGAAATAAAATATGTAAAATTCCCTTGGTGGAAGTTTTGGAAGAGAAGAAAATATGTTGAAGAATATCATTTAGAAGTTATAGGAGGAATAAATAGATGAATAAAGAAGGATCAACTTCTAATATTACATATTCTGCTGAAGATTTGGTAAAGCATTTAAAATTATTTTAAAAAGATTAAATGAAGCAAAGAATGAAAAAACAGAAATTATACACATATGTAGTACATGTAAACATAGATGCACAGAAACATATTTGACGCAGGATTGGATGGTTGAAAAAGTTTGGCACAATTGGTGTGCCCTTGATAAAAAATATATGGAAACAGAATATGGTCATGGTAATGGCGAACATTTTTCAGAGCCATGTAATCATTGGGAAATGTCGGATTATTATGAAGACAAGGAAGATAAGTATGAATAAGAGACAGAAAAAGAAATTATTTAAGCAGACACTTATTAAGGTTAGAAAATTGCATCCACAGAAGGGTGATGTGATTTGTTTTCAGCCTAATCTTGATTATGTTGACTTGGGAACTATGTGTGATTTTTTAAGGGTATATGAGGATAATAAGATTTTTGGAGAAGCTATACTCGCTATTATTCCGTCAGACATTAAACATATATATGGTGGTAAAGAATTAGCACAAGTCTTTGTAGACAAGTTACAGAGTATTGTAGATCAGATGGGAGAATAATAGTATGAGTAAATATAAGGTAAGTAATTATATTGCGAAAAAGTGGGAAGATATTTCAAAAGAGACACCAATGTATAAAGCTTATAACTTAGGTATAGCATAGGGAATGGCTTGGAGTTATGAAAATTTAAAATCTGCAACAGATAAGGAAACAGCCGATAAAATATGGCGCAATTATTTAGATGGAACAGATGAATTATGCACCATTTTTAGAACAATTGTTAGTTTATCAAATGATGATACCAATTCAAAAATTGAAAAATTAATGGAAAGGCTATCTGAGACTAAGAAACCAGAAAAAGTTATGTCTGATGATGATAGAGATATGATTGAGGAGTTCCTTGAATATCTACAACATAAAAATGAAAATAAAGATTCTGAGTAAAGAAGCATTTCCTTGGAGTTTTGAACGATAAAAAGAGAATAAATACATAGAAAATAGAAAGAGAGGTACTGAAAATGTATTGTGCTTATATCACAACATTAAAAGGATTAAGAAAACATAGCAACGCTGATAGATTACAGTGTGTAGAAGTATTTGGACAGAATGTAATTGTAGATTTGAGTTATCAGGAAGGACAGAAAGTAATTTTCTTCCCATCTGACGGTCAGTTATCACTTGAATATGCGACAGATAATAACCTTGTCAGAAAGAAAGACGAGAATGGAAACAACATTGGTGGTTATATGGATGCTGAGAAGAGAAATGTGACTGCTATTAGACTTAGAGGTGAAAAGTCAGAAGGTCTTGTATTACCAATTGAGACACTTGCTAAGTATACAGATATTTCAAAATTAAAAGATGGCGATCAGATTACAGTTCTTGGTGGTCATGAGATTTGTCAGAAATATATCCCAAGAGGAAAAAATCGTTCAAGAAGTAATGGGAATGGTGCAAATAAAAAGAATAAGTTTCAGAAAGAAACTGTATCATATCCATTTTTCGAGGAGCATAAAGATACTGCACAGCTTGCGTATAATATGTCAGCATTTAAGCCAGGAGATACGATTTATATTACTCGTAAGCTTCACGGAACATCTGCTCGTACCATGAAAACAGTTAAGATTACAAAGAAGAATAGTAAGCTGAGAAAGTTTTTACATATGCAGCAAAAGGTTACAAGAGAAGTTTCTGTTGTATCTGGTAGCAGAAGAGTCGTATTAAAGGATATGACAAAGAACGATGGATATTATTCTGATAATGGATTCAGAAAAAAATATCATGATTTATTAAAAGACAAGCTTCCTGAAGGTGCTGAGATTTTCTATGAAATTGTTGGCTATGTAAATGAAACAACACCAATTATGGGTTCAGTATCTAATAAGGGAGTTAAGGAAAAAGAATTTACAAAGAAATTTGGCGACACCACAACATTCTCATATGATTGTGAGCCAGGTGAAAATGAGATGTATGTATATCGAATGACAATGACAACAGCAGATGGAACAGTTGTTGAAGTACCTTGGGAGACTGTAGAAGTATGGTGTGACAAGTTAGGTGTTAAACATGTACCTGATTTAGAGAAGTTTATTTTTACTACACCAGAAGATTTGAAAGAAAGAGTAAATAAATATCTTGATGGTATGCCAGCAGATGAAATCGGCAAGACACATGTTGCCGAAGGTGTAGTTGTTCGTATTGATAACAGAGCAACATTCACGGCTTATAAGGATAAGGTGTTTGAATTTAAGGTAATTGAGGGAATCGCCAAAGATACATCTGATGTACCTGATATGGAAGAAGCTGAAGAGTTGTTTGAGGAGACTTTAAATGAGTAAACCTACATTGTATATCATGTGTGGTCTGTCTGGCAGTGGTAAATCAACCATTGCCACTCAGATTGCCAATGAAAATCCAAATACAGTAATTGTATCATCGGATGCGATTCGTGAAGAATTGACAGGTAATTACGAAGACCAACAACATAATGAAGAAGTGTTTAAGATTTTTCATGATAGAATCCGTAAGAATTTAGAGAATAAAAAGAATGTAATTGCAGATGCAACTAATCTGACTATGAAATCTCGCAGAGCAATTATGATGAAAGTAAATGGTTTAAATGTCAGGAAAGTATGTGTAATTATTCCAAAGCCATTTGAACAGTGCAAAAAAGATAATTTACATAGAGAACATCCTGTATCTGACTTTGTGTTGGATAAGCAGATTAGAAAATTCCAGATTCCGTTCTATGAGGAAAATTTCGATGCCATTAAAATTTATGATCTACATAAAAAACATAAATTATCTGTGCCAGAAATGATACAACAGATGGATAATTTTGATCAACAAAATCCTCATCATACAATGACGCTGGATAAACATTGTAGAAATACATATGAGTTATTTTGTAAGAAGAATTATCCATTAGAATTTAACATAGCTGCAATATTGCATGATTATGGGAAACTGTTTTGTAAAACAACGGATGAAAATTGCATAGCACATTTTTACGATCATAATTCAATTGGTTCATATTTGGTATTGGAAAACTTAGTTGGCGAATATAAGTATGGTCTTTTAGATATTTGTTTCCTTATTAATTACCATATGATGCCTTTTAGTTGGGATACTGATAAAGCAAAACAGCGTTGGAAAGAAAGATTCGGAGAATATAAATATAAGATGCTTTTAGATTTTAACGAATGTGATAGAGCGAGGTAAGTGTATGTGCAATCGTTGTGATTATGACTCACCAGACAATCGAATATATGTAGATCCATTAACTAATGAATATTATTTGGATATAGAAACATTTGAATGGGATGAGTATGATGATGGATTTGTTCATCAAAAAGAATATATTACGTATTGTCCTTATTGTGGCAGGAAGTTAAGAGAATAAATTTAAAAGTAAATTCAGGTTTCATTGGCTTTGAGTAACTTCACAAGAAGTAACATATCCTTGAATTATTGAAAAGAGGTGATTAAGTGTTAGTACCGGCAATTTTATATAAAGAACAGATTACAAAGGAATTTCAGAAATATTATTATACAACAGATATGTTATATGAAACAGGTTGTATGTGTAATTGGAGTCCTGAAATTGCAGAATGTCCAAATGAGAGTCAATTCCAATATGCAATAGTTGATAAAAGTGGAAAGTTAGTTGGCTACTTAGGATATTCCGTTGATTGGTATGCATCTAAAGCATATAACTTTGGATTGTTCTCATTTGACAGAGGAAATATCTTGGTTGGTAGGGACGTATTCGATAAATTAGAAGAACTGATTAAAACATTACATAGAGTTGAATGGCGAGCTGTTGGTGGTAATCCAGCTTGCAGAGGTTACGATAGCTTTATTAAAAGACATAATGGAATGAAACATGTTCTGAAAGATTCAATTAAAGATAAGAATGGTGAGTATCACGATGATTTTATTTATGAGATTGTGAATGAAGGATAATGCATTGGAGGTGAAAATATGTATCAGAATTGTTGTAAGAAATGTGGAAGCATTTCACTACATACAGAAGTAAAAGGTAATAACATAGGACTTTATTGTGATGATTGCGGTGCATGGGTCAAATGGCTTGGAAAAGATGAGTTGAGAGCTTTTGAGTATTCTATGAGAGAAGCAACAAAAGAAGAAAACGAAGCTATTGATAAGTATTTAGAAAGCATATCAAAATCAACAGGCTACAATATATATGAAGATTCAACAATTATTAAAAAACTTAACCGGTTTATAGATGGTATTGATGAAGCTATTGATAGTATATACGTTAATCCAACGGCAGAACACGACAAACTTATCTATAATAATGCATATGCTTTTGTTTTAGAACTATGTAAAGTATGTGTCCAGAATATCATTGAAGGTAGAGAATTTAATGATTCAGGAGAGGAGTAATTATGAAGCCAGTAGTATATTTTGATTTTAAGGAATGTGAAAACGATAATAATAGTGTCGTGATTACGAAAGATAGGTTAAAAGAGATTTTAGATGAAGTGTATCAAGCAGGATATTCAGATGGAAATTTAAATAAAACTACCATTACAACAACTCCTTGGAATTGGAGAGACAATGTTGTGTATTGTGGTGGCAATAATGACCAAATGATTCCTAGAGAAATAACGACAGGAACACCATTAAAAACTAATGGGACAGTTATTACATGTGAAAATAAAAAGTCGTAGGAATCCAATCTTTCATTGGAAAATTTTTAATCATATCTAAGCCATTCGGCTATGGGAATCCCAGTAACAAGAAGAAATAGTATTGTTTGATAGTTAGGAGAAAATATGGATTGGAGAGGTAGAAAATATTATATTGTTACATTTTGTTTTGACTCATATGATATGAGGATGAGTTTTCTAAAACTTATTCCAAATATTAAATTCACATATTATAAAAATATTCCAAAACAAAGAGATGAAACAGAGGAACGTGGAAATTATCAATTTATGATTGGTGTTCCTAATGGTTCTTCTGAAGCTGTTGAATATGAATTAAGAAAAGCAGAAAGAAATGATTTTTATTGTAAATGGAAAGAAATTAAACAAGACTTGTCAAAAAAATATCTTGATGTATTTGGTAATCCAATGCCTTATAGAAGATGTGATATAAATCCAAATAAAAGATGTAATCATTGTATGAATTGTTAATTGATAATTTTACAGTAAATACTATTTTCTTATAGTGGTTGCAAACACTAGGAAAATCAACGATTTTATAATACAGAAAGGTAAAAATAGTAAGCCTATAGGTAATTTAGATTGCGCAATCTCTATGGAAATAAGAGATTATGAACAATGAAAATAAGAATACTAATTCATTACGAAAAGCAAAAACACTTGATGAATTATTAAATACGTGTCCACGTAATCAAATTATTGGTGATAATTTGGTTAGAGCATGGTCAAAAATTAATAGTGTAAAGTACAAGAAAATAGTTTGCTCGATTTCAGGTGGATCAGATAGTGACGTGATGCTTGATATTGTATGGCGATGCGATAAAGATAATAAAGTTGATTATGTTTGGTTTGATACAGGTCTTGAATATCAAGCGACCAAGGATCATCTAAAATATTTGGAAAACAAATATAATATAAAGATAAAACCATATAAGGCAATTAAGCCTATTCCGTTATCATGTAAACAATATAGTCAACCGTTTATAAACAAACAAGCTGCTGAATACATAGATAGACTTCAAAGACATGGTTTTAAATGGGAAGATAAATCGTTTGATGAATTATATAAGGAATATCCTAAGTGTAAAGCTGCTTTGCTATGGTGGTGTAATTTAAAGAAATCGAATGCTTTTAATATTGCAAATAATAAATGGCTCAAAGAGTTTATTATTGAAAATCCACCAACATTTAAAATCTCATCAAAATGTTGTCAATATGCAAAAAAGGATGTTTCTCATAAATTGATAAAAGAAAATACATATGAATTAAATATAGTTGGTGTGCGAAGAGCAGAAGGTGGTGTTAGAGCCACATCCTATAAGTCTTGTTTTAGCGAAGGCGATGATGGATGCGATAATTATAGACCTCTATTTTGGTATAAAGATTCTGACAAAATTGATTATGAAAACGTTTATAATGTTGAACATTCAGATTGCTATGTTGTTTATGCCTTGCCAAGAACAGGTTGCGCAGGTTGTCCATTTGGAAGAGATTTTGAGAATGAACTTGAAGTTATTCAAAAATATGAACCAAAACTATATAAGGCTGTAAATAATATTTTTGGAGATTCTTACGAATATACAAGGAAGTATCGTGAATTTGTAAAGAAAATGAATAAAAAGTAGAGAATAACAAATTGAGAGGTTACGAAAGCCTTGAAAAATAAGGCTTTTAGAATCTCAAAATATAAAAATATTACATATAAAGGAGATTTTAAATGAAGAACACGAATTGGAAAGTGCCAGTAATTATTGGCGTAGGAGTATTAGCAGTTATTTTGATGATTGTATTTGGTGTACAGAGTTCACAGAATAAGGCTATTGCACTTGAGGAGCAGGTAAATACAGCGTCATCAGATATTGAGGTACAGGAAAAGCGAAGAGTTGACCTTGTATATAACCTTGCTGATTGCGTAAAACAGTATGACAAACATGAAGCTGATACATTGACAGCAGTTGCAGATGGTCGTGGATCAACAGGAGATATTGAGAATGTAACAACAGCTATTACAGCAGTTGCAGAAGCATATCCTGAGTTGAAGTCCAATGAGAACTATAAGACTCTTATGAATGAGTTATCCATGACAGAGAATATGATTGCAGAATATCGCAGCAATTACAATAAGCAGATTAAGGAATATAAGAGATATGTGAGAAAGTTCCCTACAAGACAGTTCCTTGGATTGCTTGGATATGAAGTACAGAAATATGAGTATCTGGATTACAACGCACCAGTTGATGCTCCACAGGATTTGTTTAAAGAGGATTAGTCTATGAGATATGGTTTTGATTTTGGCGATTTTGAAATAACAAAACGTGAAATCTTGGCTAGTATTTCTATCATTGCAATTATGATTCTGTTTGGTATTCTGATTTCTTCAAAGATTTCAGAACACCAAATGGATAAAAATGAAATTTATAACAAGGCTGTTAAGATAGAAAGTCAAGAAATGTTCCAATACGGAATGGACACAAATGTTGGTAATGCGTTTGTATATGGTGATTTAAAAGCGGTAGATACAGTTACTTATCCTGAAATTAGTGGAGAATATATGTATGTAGAAAAAGTCAAAGAGAGATATACAATGCATACAAGACAAGTAGCTCATACAAGAACTGTTAATGGCAAATCACAAACTTATTATACAACAGAAACATATTGGACTTGGGATAAAGTTGGAAGTGAAGATATTAAGTGTAAAGAAATATCGTTTTGTGGAGTAAATTTCACAAGTAATAAAATTGATTTGCCTGGTACTGATTATATTGACACAATTAAAGAGTCAAGTCATGTGAGATATAAGTATTATGGTGTTGGCACTGAATATAAAGGAACAATTTTTGCAGATTTGAAAGATAAAACCATTTCTGATAACACATCATTTTATAATAATTTGACTATTGACGAGACGATAGAAAGGCTAGAATCTGATTTTCCAATTATTATTTTCTGGATCTTTTGGGTTATTTTAATCGGTGGAATGGTATTTGGGTTCTATTATTTGGATAATAGATGGTTAGATTAGCAAGAAATTTTTCTTTCTTTTGGATAGGTTGGAGGTGTGATATGAGAACAGAGAATATAAAAGTAACATTTAAAATTCCAATTCCAGTTGATAAGCCTGATTTGAACGGTGTGATATATTCCAAAGAAGCAATTAGAAATGCTTATAAAAATGTAAAGAATATTCCGATTGAGATACCATGTAGCGATGGTAAGTTTCTTCCTATTGGAGTAGCACAAGAAGTTGAATTGATTGAAGACGAAGATGGTATGTATGTCACAGGCGTTGGTCTTATTTGGCATGGTGGCACAGAAGAAAGCGTTGAAATTAAGGATGGTAAGGTAACTAGCTTTAAAGTGAATGGCATTGGAATTGCAAAAGAGTAGGAGAATAAGTATATGGCGATAGGCGATGGAAGAAAAATATATTCAGATAGCACATTAAAATCTATGACAAAAGATAAACTGATTGATATTATTCGCTGCTTAGAAAGTAATCTTAGAAATGCTCATGAGACAAATGATATTCAATATGAGAACTGTAAGAGGTTACTGAGTGAAGAGAAGAATAAAACACTTGATGAAGTTCTAAAGGCTTGTGATATAGAATGTGGATTTTACAGTGGCGATGTTAAGAATCTTACAAGACACGTTTTGATGAGAGTATTAGATGGATTGAGAGAATAAATATCTGTGAGGTGATGAAGTGAAATATATAGAACGAAAAGATTATAACAAGGTGATAACAGTTAAACTTGTGATTCCAGGTGGTTGTAATGCGAAATGTCCGTTTTGTTACAATAAAGACAAAGATATGTCATGTAACAAACAACAGTTTTTAGATAATTTCATTGAATCACTTGATGATATTATAACCAGAATAGGTGATAAAAATCCTATATCAGTTGATATAACTGGTGGCGAACCAACTTTAGATCCTGAATATTTATCAAAAGTGTTTATCAAATTGAAAGAGTTCAATATTAAATCAAAGGTTCTTAGAGTAACTATGACAACAAATGGTACTCATCTAAAGGAAGTAATACCGTATATGGAAGATGTTGTTGATTATGTAAATATTTCAATTCACGATTGGCGACCATTAAGAAGAGAAGAAATACTTGGATTTTGTTTCAACGGAATTGATTATAAGGATATGGTTCAGCAGCTTAACGATATTAGAATTACAGTATCCGCTTGTGCAGTCATATTTAAGAAAGTTCCAAACTTTATAAAGTGGAGAGACTTCTTTATTGATTGGGCGAAAGATGTAGGGTTTATTGCAGTAAGATTTAGATGCGATGTTTTCTGGAATGATTCTGATGTGTTTGATTACTATTTAACAGAGTCTATGAGTGAGACTGATAAATTTGATGTTATAGATTATGAAAACACAACGGATTCTCATTGGTGTAGACTTCGCAGAAAAGATAAAATGAGAGTATTTTTCCTACATGGTGTTTTAGACACCTCAATTAAGACAAAAGGTATTGAATATGTAATAGATACTGATGGTCACTGTTATTGTGATTATTACAGAAGGACAAAAGTAGAAGATTATCAATATGAAGTTGGAAAGATTTATGATGCAGTGAGTGATTAAATAGAGAATAACTTAACAGGAATGATTCGTTTCTTTTGAAAATTATAACAGATAGGAGTGATATAAACGAGAGTATATAAAGATAAACAGTATCTTATTTTCGATTATGAAGATGGACGCACTGTGAAATATAATTTCGCAACAAAGACTGCTATTGGAATTAAGGGTAAGCCAGTAAAAAATTTGTGTAGTCAACTAAGTAGGTTTACCTTAAATGAGTTATTTGATTGTTGTGATGATGAAAAGTATGCAAAGTTTTTACGATTTGTAAAGAGAGAAGAGTCTTATTATTATCCAATATATAATATAGGAACAATTCTAAATCGTGTACCACGATATTCAAACTATGAACAGTTGTTTTCAGCAGGAATAGATGAGATTTTAGATAGTAGGAACAAATTCAGATATACAATTAATCAAATTCCCAAAGCGTTAATTAAATTATGTAAAAACAGAGAAATAAAATTATCGAATAGCATTCTTGAATATTATAAGAAGAATCCTGATGCTCATTTAATTGCATATAAGTTGGAATATATGAGCTTGACAGATGAAGATATTTACAAAATTTGGTCAACAGATAATTATGACTACGATTATGATACAAATGAACGACATTATTGGTCTTATTTTAATAAATTGATTGAAGAGTATGGATATACTGCAAAACCACTTTTATTATATATTGACCAGTTAAAAACATTTGAAGCATTAGAAGATGTTAGATTTGTGATTAAAGAATTATATGACTATGCAAATATGATGAAAACTATTAGTCCTAAATTTGACAAATATCCAAGACATTTTTTAACTACACATAAAATCGCTTGTAGAAATTACAATCGAATGAAGAAAGAGTTCTCAGAAGAGTTATTTAAAAAGAGAATAAATAAACAGTACGAATGCTCTTTTGGTGATTACATATTCATTTATCCAGATTCTACACAGGATATTAAAGATGAGGCTGCATCACAAAACAACTGTGTTGCTTCATACATAGATAAGGTTATTGACGGTAAATGCCACATTCTTTTCTTGAGAAAGAAGAATAAACCAGATGAGAGTTTGGTAACGATTGAAGTAAGAAATAATCATATTGTACAAGCTAAACGAAGATTCAATGATGGCGTAACAACAGAGGATCAGAAAGCTATTGATGCATTTAACAAAAAATTTGCGAATAAGGAAGATAAAGCAGCATGATTAAAGGTGATCGAATTAAATTAGTTAAGAAAATGGGCGTGTTTGATAGCATTGGTGAAATTTGTGAAGTAACTGATATTCAGGAAGGTGGAGTAATCTGCTTTAAGTTTGGTGGTTGTCATCTTGGTTGTATGTCATATGACGAGTATGAAAAGTATTTTGAAAGGGTTGAAGAACCTGTAAAGAGAACTTGGAGTGAGTGGAGCGATTACCATATTTTACATTTGACAGACTTACTTGGTATTCCTAGAAAATTGAACTGGCAGTACAGATATAATGGGAAGAAAATTCAAGTTAGAAGTGGTGCATTTAAAGTAGAAACTACATGTTATAAAGATGATACTTTTGACCTTAGTAAAGGATTGAACTTAGCCAAGAAAAGATTGATTGTAAAATACCTTGATAATCAGGTTAGGTCAATTGCAAAAGCAATGTAAGGAGAGAATAAATATATGAAAGCATTTAATAAAATTTTTGATGCAATTAGCAGTCTTAATAACAACATTATACATTTAATTGATTGCTATAAGAGAGAACATGATGATGTGATTAGAACATATAATAGCTACAGAGATATTATTCAGGAACAGGATAGAATCATACAGTCGTTATTGAAATCACAGACAAACAATAAAGATATGGAATGTATGGTGTTTGTTCCATATAGAGGTAAGCCAGTTGTAATTAAAAATGGCGAAGTAGTCAGTACAGATAGCATGACTTCGTTTGATGTTGATTGGGCTTATGATAGACGAACTGATGTAACTGTGAGAGGAGAATAATAGATTGAATAGTAGCATTTTTATTCCTAAGACGATAAATGTTGGATATCAAAATCGTTCAGGAACTTACACAGGAAAACTTGCCTATGTCATTTACTATGACGAAAAAGGTAAGCTGCGAAAAGAAGCATCATGGAACAGTTGGCGTGACGATAAAATTCCAAATGATGAATTTGAGAATGTTCCAACAGAAGGATTTGTACTAAATAAGAAAGCTGGTGATTACTCTACAGGATGGGATCACCGACATGCTTATTGTAGAGTATATGATCCAAGGGGATTTGAGTTTGAAATTACCATTGAAAATTTATTGTACATTCTCGAAAATGCGAATTGTATCAAAGGTAAGGGACTTGAAGGAGAATTTATATATGGATGGGATGGTAAGGATCTAGTTCTTATGCCTGTTGAATCACCTGATTATAAGCAGATTAGTGAATTTAATAAAATTATCCATAATAATGAAACAATTAAAGCAAAAGATTTAATTATCGGTGCTACATATCTCACAAAAGATAATGAGAACTGGATTTATATAGGTAAATTCGATGTTTATGACCAGTATGGAAATTGGGAAAATTGGGAAAATAAAGGTAAACATTTCTGGTTTTGGAGAGGTAGTTATTTTGAACATTATAGGTCAATACCAAAAAATAAATTTATCAAATGTATTGATGATAAGTGTAATGAAAAGTATGCAAACATTTTTGATAAATTAGAAGGAGAACCAGAATATTCTCCATATGATAGCAGTAAAGATGAATACAAATATTTTACACTTGATGAATTTAAAGAAGAGCATGGCGACTATTGGAGAAGAAGTCGTTTTATAAGCGAATATTATAGTGGAAATAAATACGTATTTGACACTTGTAAACAGGATAATGATTTATATATTGTTAGTAAAATACAAATAGTACGTAATTATTATTACCCATCCGAAGAACGTGTTGAAGTAACCGATATTTTTCCGACTACATCTAAAATGGTTAAATCAAACCGTTATCCATATAAAGACATAGAAGAAAAGCATATGATTCCAGTTACATTAGAAAAGATTTTTGAAGTGATGAAACCAATGTATATTCAAAAATATTTAGCAAATGGTAGAGAATATAAAAAGGAGTACGAAATTAAATGAGTAAAAACGATGACAGAATTTTAGAATTAAAGAAACAGATTGAAGCCAAGAAGAAATCAATTTCTGAGAGGAAGGTTAAATTTATTCCTGAAACAAATTGCGTTCTTAATATGGATGGAATGACAATTAATCTCAACGTGTGTTCAGATGATGCATTATTATTACTTTTGATTAGATTGAATTCATATTTAATGTCTGCTAAGGATCTTAATATGGCTGATTTTGAAATTTCAGGATACAGTGTGACAGCATGGATTAAAGATATTAAGAGTAAGTTAGAGGTATCTGGTCTGAAGAAAGAAGAGTCTGATTTGAAGAAAATGGAGAGCAAGTTGGACAAGTTGCTCTCTGATGATAAGAAAACAGAGCTGGAAATTGATGAGATTGCTGCCTTATTGAAGTAAAAGAGAGAATAATACAATAGGTAGTATATTTCATAAAAACACATACTATATATAGTGGTTAGGCAAATTAAAACTACTATATATAGCAACAAAATGGACAAGAAATATCGGTTTCCTTGGGAGGTGAAATAAATTATGAGTTGTAAATATCCAGTAAATAGTAGAAGCTATAAGTTTTGTTTAGGCTGTAGTGATATGGGTTATTGCGAAGATGCAGTTACTTCTAATATACCTATGCCAGAAGTTCAGTCACCAAAGAATGTTATTCCATCTGCATCAGAAGCAAATAAAATGACAAACAATGCAATTGATAGTTGCACTACACAGCAATTAGCAGAATTATCTAAATTAATTAGAGATGCGATTGCAGATGGCAAATTTTCAATCAGTGAAGATGGTTGTTTAAAACCTGAAACACGAAAGAAATTAGAGGAACTTGGTTATAAAGTCGAGACTGGTACTCAGTACAATGAGCCATATTACAGTATCAGTTGGAAGGAGAATAAGTAATGGTAGAAAAATATTATAACGAGAATGGTGAACTTGGTGTTTTATATAGTCCAGGATTTGGTGCAGGTTGGTCTACTTGGAGTAATGAGGAACTCGCATATGATAAAAGGATTGTTGAATATTGGTTGAATGAAAATCCGACATCAGAACAGATGAGCGAATTTCTTGAATCAATTGGTTATCATGATGTTTATATGGGAGGCTATAATAGTTTGGAAATTTCGTGGATTCCAAGAGGAACAATGTTTTATGTTCATGAATATGACGGTCATGAAACAGTAGAAACACCTAATACTTGTGGAATGATCATGGCGTAGAAGCACAGTAAATTTCGATTTCTTTTAGAGAATATTAAAGTGGAGGTAATTAAAATGACAAGTTACGAATTTGAGAAGGCAGCAAAAAATGCAGTGATTCAGACATTGAGTGAAAATATCAGTATTGACCAGTTGGATCTCGTATGGTTTGCACATGAGTTAGGTTATAAGAAGTGTACTATTTGGGGACAGCCAATGGGTAACAGATATGCAGAAGTTACTTATAACAGAGATAAAGATGAGATGTATGTAGACATTTATCAGAAGATTATTAACAATAAGATTTCATCTGATGAGTTCAATTTTGAAGGTAAAGGAGAATAACATATGGGATATTACACTAGATACAGTATGGAGATCCAAGACATTGACGATAAGGGATATGATTCTTACAAAATCGCAAAGTATATGTTAGATAAACAGGAAGAGTCAGATCAGTTTTATGCATTTGAATATCAACTAAAAGATTTTGTGGAAACTACAGATCCAGAGTTGGGAACAAGTTATGCATTGTATCTTGAAGATAGTGATGAAGTCAAGTGGTATGATAACGAAGAAGAAATGAGAAAATTATCAAAAAAGTTTCCTGATGTGCTTTTCAAATTACATGGTGAAGGTGAAGACAACGAAGATATTTGGGATAAGTATTTTATGAATGGTAAAATGCAGTATTGTCCAGCCGAAATTATGTGTCCACCATTTGATAGAGCGAAATTAAATTAGAAGGAAACTGACATTTCTTGGTGCAGATTGGAGAATAAACAGTTATGGATAATATGTTTTTGGTACAGTATGAACCACTTACAACAAGAATAGGAAGAGTTTTATCTCTGGCTTTTGAGCCAAAACTAACACAAGAAATGATTGAAAAATTTTATGATGAAGTAAATGCTTCTGATTTTTATCATAATTCAATTGTACTTGTAGTTAAAGCAAAAAGTATGGATGAAGTTAGAGAACAGGTTATTGGAACTTTTAATGTTTTATATAAAAGTAATGGAGAATAATATTATGGGATATAAAAGAGGTCGTAGGGTGTGTCTTAATTTGATACGAGATCCAGTAGATAATTACATAGAACATAAAGATGAAATCGAAGAAATTCTTAAACCATTCACAGTAGTTCCACGAAATAAAATATCTAAAGTAGATACAGACCAATGGTTATATATTAGTTCGGCTTGGCAAGATAAAAATTATGTAAGAGCTGTCGAGATTTGTAAAGGTAGTAAGATTTACAGTACAGATGAAAATGATCTATACGAATTAGACAAAGAATTGAATGAGCTTGGATTTAAGACAAGAATGGGTAGAAATTGCGATACAGGAACTTTAAGTATTGCAGTTTTAGAAGAACCTGAAACAGAGAATATATAGTTGGAGGTGAGAATGTGAATTATATAGAGTTCTTAAAATTTTCAAAGAGTGGTAAGGAAAAACAGAAAAACAAAAATATAATATATCCAGACAGCATATCAGAAAAATATTCACTGCTTGGAGATGATATTAGAAAACTTAATGATTTGGATTCTTTTGCAGATTATGTTGAATTTTGTATGAAGAGTGATCCTATTTTTGATTTATTTATTACATATGGTCATATAAGCAAGGATGTTAAAACTTATAAGGATATGACAGATGGAATAATGAATCACTTTATAACTTTTGTGTGGAAAGTCTTTTATATCCCATTAACGAATTGTTTTTATGAAGAAAAAATAAAAGAATGTGTAAAACATGGTATTGATGGTGATATTCAAATTATCATCTAAGTAAACAAACTCTTGGCGATTCAGCTAACAATTTCCAATAAAAGTGAAAATCAAATAGAGAATAAGTAAATATCAGAAAGGAATGTAAAGTGTAGCTACTGTAAATCATATGAGCTTTCTGGTGACAAGAATGGAGAATAAAGTATTAACAGGTGCGAAACTTGCAGGTGGTAATCCTGAAAATGGAAGAATAGAAAATGATTATTACGCAACAAATCCTGAAGCGGTAAAGATGTTATTACAGAAATATGATTTCTTTGCACAAACAATTTTAGAGCCTTGTGTTGGTGGTGGTCATATTGCCAATGCAGTAAATGATTTTTATGAAAATAAAAGAGATATTACAGGACTTGATTTAGTAGATAGAGGTTATCCAAATACAATAGTGACAGATTTTCTTACATATGAAACAGATAAAAAATATGAAGGAATTATCACAAATCCACCATATTCACTGGCAAAAGAATTTGTTGAAAAGGGAATGGAGTTACTAACAAATGATGGTCAGATGGCAATGTTTCTTAAAATTCAATTTCTTGAAGGTGCGAAAAGGAAAGAGTTGTTTGAGAAATATCCACCTAAATACATATATGTTTTCAGAAATAGGATGGCAACTTGGAATAGTGGTTTAGAAAAAGATCCAAAAACAGGAAAGAAATGGGCAACTACAATGTGCCATGCGTGGTTTGTATGGGAGAAAGGTAGTACATCTGAGCCAATTGTTAGGTGGTTATAAATCAAATAAGAGAATAAGTAAGTGAAAGGAGTGAGTGGCAGCCTTAAAGATATATCGCTCTGAGTAAATTACAATGTACGAACCAGTAATTAAATGGAGTGGAAGTAAGAGAAGTCAGGCTGAAAAGATTTTAACATTTTTTCCAAAAGAGATTGATACCTATTATGAACCGTTTTGTGGTGGAGCTTCAGTTTTAAGGAGGCTTCTCGACAGTGATATACGAGTTAAGCATTATATATGTAGTGATTTGAATAGTGGGTTGATTGACTTATGGAATAAAATCATTAACAATCCGTCAGAAGTTTCTTCTTATTATAAGAAGCTTTGGAATGAATTAAATACAGATGACGATAAGCAACGAAAGAAAGAATATTTTGCCAATGTTAGGGACAGATACAACAAAGAGCATAATCCATTAGATTTTATGTTTATTATGAGAACAACAACCAATGGTATGCCAAGATATAACCGTAATGGCGAATTTAACAATTCATTTCATGTAACCAGAAATGGTATTATTCCTGAAACATTTAAGAAGATAATTTTTGAATGGAGTCAATTATTAAAACAGAATGATGTTAAATTTATCAGTTGTTCGTATGAAGATATAAAACCAACAGAGAATGATTATATGTATCTTGATCCACCTTATGCAAATACAAAAGGTATGTATTATGGAACTATTGATTATGAAAAATTTTGGGATTATTTAAGACAGTTGCTATGTAGATATGCTTTATCTTTTGATGGTAAGAGTGGTGATATAGATAATACTTGGAATGTTCCTAAAGACATATATACAACACATGAGTATTTGCTAAGTGGTAATAGCAGTTTTAAGCGTACAATTGGTAAATCAAACGACAGCATTGTTTACGAAAGTTTGTATGTAAAGTAGAGAATATATAAGTAGCAAGAAACTTGCGTTTCATTGGCTTCGCAAACCTAGTGTTTATAAGGGTTTCAGAGATTAAAAAAATCAAAAATGCTCAAATCGAGCGAAATTCCCTAATTTTCAATGATTTTTAGAGAATAATAAAAATGAGGTGCTGAAAACCCTTATAAATCAAGGGTTTTACAGTATCAATATCAAGAAACAGAGAATATAAGAATAGCAAGAAATCACTGTTTCATGTGGATTTTGAGGAGGTGAGAAATGGATACACAGTTATGTAAAGCAAAGAGTATTAATAGTGGTCAATGGGTTTATGGATATTATGTAAAAGGTTTAGATATGTATGGCAAAGAAATTCATATGATATTTGAACCAGCAACAGTATTCTATTCTCATGGCGAAACCGATGGCTTTGAAGAAATAAATCCAAAGACATTGTGTAGATGTACTGGTAGCCATGATAAGAATGGCAAGTTAATCTTTGAAAACGACATTCTAAACGGAGAATTATATAATGTAGTCTCTTATGGAAATGGTGAGAATGAATTTCTCGGAATGAATGTTGGTTGGTATGTTCAGAGAGATAACTTTGAATCATGGTGTGAATTAAATGATTTGGAAATGTATGAAGTAACAGGAAATATCTTAGATAATATCTAATCAGTCTTGAACAAATCAGTTCAAAAATTCCAAACAAAAATGTCTTGAAAATTATATAAAAATCGAGACAAACAAGAGAATAAATAAAATCGGAAAGCATTTGTATGGGTGGTAAACAGCATACCCTTGGGTTTGTGCGCTCAAAAATCACTGATTATACATAGATGTTTATATAAATTAACTTCTGTGTTCCAGTCGTAAGACTGTTCAAATATAGTTATCAAAAAATTTTATTACATATTATAAGGAGGACATTTTTTAAATGGCAGAGACAAAGAAAAAAGGAAGATTATTTGATTTACCTGAGACAAAGGGTGCGTTCCAGTTAAAGGGAGTTGTATCTGGTATGGAGAAGGATACAGCATTTAAGGAGATTAAGACCAAAAGTGGCAAGCCTATGAGAATGCTTAATTTTGGTACAAGCTATCTTGATGGAGAGACATTATATGTCAATCTTCAGGGAATGGAGCAGGAGAATGTTTATTTCTCTAAGAGAGCTGAGAAGAAGGGCGAAAAGGCTGATACTGTAAAAGTACCTTGGGCTGATAGATTCTCTTATAACCGTGAAGGCTATCGTATGATTGGTAAGAATATTGGTGTAAAGAAGAAGGTCGATTCTGAGGGTAAGACAGTTAATGACAAGAAGATTCTTACAGATTTTGATGCTTGTAAGGAAATTAAGGAAAATCTGAAGGATGGTGCAAGCGTATTTATTCGTGGAAATCTTGATTATAGCAGCTTCACAGATGACAATGGTAATAAGAGAACATCTACAAAGCTTGTTCCAAATCAGATTTCACTTTGCTCAGAGGTCAACTTCGATGATGAGAAGTTTGAGAAACAGAACGATTTCAACCAGGTAATTATTTTCATGAGTATCGAGCAGGAAAAGGATGATAATGATAAGCCAACAGGTAGATTTATTGTCCTTGCAAAGATTGTTACATACAGCAATATTGAGGATGTTCAGTTTATCATTGAGGATAAGGCTCTCGCTAATAAGTTTAAGAAGTCACTTAATCCTTACAACGCAATTAAGGTAAGTGGACATATGGTTTCTTCTACTCAGACAGAGACAGTTGCAACAGATGATGATGACAACTGGGGTGAAGAGGATAGTATGGAGAAAGTATCTGTACCTACAAAGAGAGAGTTTGTTATCACAGGAGCAAAGGGTTCTTCAATTGATAAGGAGCTTTACACAGAGGAGAATGTAACAGAAGCCATTGCAAAGATTAAGAATGCAAATAAGGCAGAGGAGAGTTTCGGTTCTGACTCTAATGATGATTGGGGAAGTGCTGATGGTCTTGACGGATCAGACGAGGATGAAGCTTGGGATTAATCCTTTAGCAACTAGAGAATAACAAAGTGGAACGTCAGAGATGGCGTTCCAATAAATCAATATTATAGAATTACGGAGGAATTATTTAATGGCAAAAGCAAGAAAAGCGTCAGTCACACAGAGTAAGTTAGGTATGATTTTATATGGAGAGCAGTTTACAGGTAAGTCAACAATGGCTATGCAGCTTGCGTACTTTAAGCGTCCTGATGGAAAGCCTTTCAGAGTTTTATATCTCGATCCTGAGACTGGTTCAATTGATGATTATTTAGGTGACTTAGAAGCAAATGGTGTAAACCTTGAAAATATTTATATTGTATATACTCAGTCACTTGGAGAAGTAAGACAGTATATCGCAAAAGTTAAGAACGGAGAAGATTTCTATGAACTTGATGATGACGGAGATGAGACAGATAATGTAGTTCTTGACGCAGATGGAGAACCATTTAGAGCAGATGCAATCGTTGTTGATGGTACTACAATTCTTAACTTAACAACAAAGCAGGGATTAGTAGAATTCTCTAAAAAGAGAAATAAGGTTAAGGCTGATAAGGATGGACTTGTTGGTGATGCCAGACTTGTTAAGATTGAGGGAGCAGGAATGGAGTTAAAAGATTATCAGACAATTAACTTCAAGGGACAGGACTTGATTCTTGATCTTATGGCATCTGGCGTTCACTATATTGTGACTGCTAGAGAGACTGATGAAAAAGAAACAATTAAGCAGTCTGATGGCTCAACTATGAGTGTTGTAACTGGTAGAAAGATTCCTGATGGATTTAAGGGTATGACATATAATGTCAAGACTGAAATCCGTATGTACAGAAATGAAGAGGGAACAGTATGTGCACATGTTAAAAAGGATAGAACACATACACACGAAGATAATTCGATTATCGAAGATCCTACATTACTTGATTGGCAGTCAGTTATTGATAAGACAGCGGATAAGAAGGCTTTTGTAGTAAAGAATGACTTAACAAAGGCAGTTGATGTTGAGCAGGATATTTACAGTAAGGAAATTCTTGGCAAGGTCGGAGAGCCTGATAATTCGGAAACAACAAGTACATCTGATAATGGCAATAGTGCAGACATTGAAGCAATCAAGAAAGAAATTATTGCTAAGAGAAATGCACTTCCACCTACAGAGAAGAAAGCAATGAAGGAAAAGCTTGAAGCAGCAGGACTTCCTACTGCATATAAGAATGTAACTGATGCTGAGATTCTTAATAAAGTATTAGCAATGTTTGATTAAATTTGGATTATGTAAAGGTAGGATTATGGCAAGATACACAGGTAATAACAAAAATGGTGTTAAAAGAAAATGTGGTTGTTGCGGAGAAAACCTTTATATAAACAAGAATAATATTGACGATGCAATCTACTATGATAAAAAAACATATCATAGTAGTTGCTTTATCAATATATGTCAGAAGCGTATTGCTAATAAAAGGGCAGACGTATCAGCAAAATGGACTTGGGTATATGACCACATTGATTCTATAAAAAAAGATACATATTCGCATCTTGCAGTAGCAATAGAGCAAGACGAGATATTTGAGTTTATTAAAGAAGCATATGATTTGACAATTATCCCTACTACCGTGTGGCAGAAGTTGGGTAACATTTACAATGGAACTTTTAAAGGGATGTCGGTAGGTATTCCACCTTCAGACTTACTTGATATGTGGCAAAGAAAAATAGATATGCTTAATGGTATTGCAAAAAAGAATGAAGTAAAAGGTATTCATATGCAACCAGAACAACGACTTTCGTATGATTTATCCATTTTGGTTAATAAATATGATAGTTATTTAAGGTGGAAAGAAAAACAGAAAATACTTGAAGCCGAGAAAGAAACAGAAAAATCACAGAATATTGTCAGTCAATCAATTGGTTATACTAACGTGTCCAAAGATAATAAGGCTGATACAGATGATATTTCAGGCTTGGTGGATGATATTTTTGGATAGGAGATAATATTGGATAATGAACATGAATTAAAAGACTGTAATGTGCAAGCAGAAATCCTATTTGTTGGTTCTATAGCAAAGGATTTAGATTTGATTGTAAATTACAGCACATTTATGAGAAGTAAGTATGATTTCTCTGATCCTGCAACAAAGTTCTTTTATGATAATCTTGAAACGTATTTTCTTACATTTTCACAAACATTAGATGAAACAAAAATGAATGTGTTTATGAGTCAAAATGAAGAACGACTTAAATTATATAAGCAGTATAAAGGTTGGAAAACACTTCAAAGGTTTATGACCTTGGCAGATGAAAATGATGTCAAAAATTATTTTGATACTGTTAAGAAATATTCATTAGTAAGAGAGTATGGGAGAAATGGTTTTCCAGTTGAGAGAATATTATCTCATAGGAACTTTGATAAAATGTCACCAAATGACATTTACAGAATTATCCGTACAAAAGCAGATAAGATAAACACAGTAATTAATGCTGGCGAAGAAGCTGTTGAGCTTACTGATAAAAACTCATCTCAAATCGACAAATATCTTGAAAAGCCAAATTTCGGCTTACCTTTCCCTTGGTATATGTATAACGAATTTTTTCTTGGTCTTAGAGAGACAAAGGTTCTCTTTGAGGGATTTCTTTCTAATGAGGGTAAAACAAGAAAGCTTGTACTTTTAGCAGCTTATGTAGCACTTGTACAAAATGAGAACTTTTTTCTTATGAGTAATGAGATGGACGAAGAAGATCTTCGTAGTTGTCTTATTACGACTGTTATTAACAATAAAGAGTTCCAAGAGTTGCATGGCGTACATATTACAAAGCCTGAGAAAGAGATTGTATTAGGTGTTTACCATGATAAAAATGGTGACATTATCAGAAGAAAAATTGATGACAATGGTGTTTATCTTGAAAGTAATGAAGATTACATAAAGAGAATAAAAGATACGTCAGAGGAATATTGGAATGTAAAAAAAGTTACAGATTGGATTGATAGTAGTGATCGTAGGGGCAAAGTTATGTTCAAAGATGTTGGAGATGATTATAGCCCTGAAAGAATTGAATTTGAACTGCGTAAAGCAAAGATGGTTCAAAACATTAAATATTATGGTTATGACACATTAAAAGGTTACAACACTGATGATTGGTCACAGATTAAACAGTTTGCAACTAAATTGAAAGAATTAACAAAAGAACTTCGTATGAGTGGATATGCAGTATTCCAGTTAAGCGATGATACGGTATTTACGGATATTTTTAGTTTGAGTAGTAATAACATTGCCAATGCAAAACAGATAAAGCATGTAGCTGATATTCTGAACATTGGTAAAAAGTTAAATAAGGAAGAATACCATAAGTATCAAGTTGTTTTAGAGTGTGATTCTTGGGGTGAGCCAGTGACGGAAGATTTGGATTTAAGTAAACAATATTTTTGTATTAAACCAGATAAAAACAGAGCAGGTAGCAAGGACAAGATTATGTTATTTGAGATTGATTTGAACTTAAATGTTTGGAGAAATATAGGTTATATCATTAAAAAACCAAAAAATAGTGACTAATTGGAGGGTGGCAGCTTGGATGTAAAAGAATTGAAGAATTATATATATGAAAATAATTATTGTGAACAGATATTAGAATCCGTTGGTTGCCACCATATCAAATATCATTCAGTTGGATCATATTGGACTGCTGGTAATCCTGATGGAGATAATAAGGGAGCAATTATTCTATATAATAATGAGTCCCTTATCTGCTTAAATAAAACTCGACAAATGATAAAAGGAAATAGACAAACAGATATTATTGATCTTGTATGTTATGTCAAAGACCTTACATTTCCAGAAGGATTAAAAGAAATATGCTCAGAGATAGGAATGTCTTATTATCACGACTTTGAAGAGGATATTCCAGATAGTTTTAAAATACTGAAAATGTTAGAAGATATGGATTCTAATATATCAGAAGAAAAAGAAAAGCCATTACAACCTATTTCGGAGAAAATACTTTCGTATTACAAACCTTATGTAAATGATTTATTCTACGAAGACCATATAGATTATGAAACACAAAAAGAGTTTGAAATAGGTTTTGATGAAGAAACGAACCGATACACAATTCCTATTCGTTCTGAGTTAGGAGATTTAGTCGGTGTAAAAGCAAGATATTTTGATAGAAAAGTACCTGATGGAATGAATAAATATATTTATTTAGAGCCATGTGCAAAATCAAAAATTATATATGGATTGTATAAAACTCTTCCTTATATTAAAAGAGCAGGAAGGATATATGTTGGCGAATCTGAAAAATTTGTTGAACAAGCATGGAGTTATGGTTATCAAAATACTGGTGGTACAGGTGGGAAGGAACTTTCACAATATCAAATTGATATGTTAGTTAGACTTGGTGTTGATATAATTTTATGTTTAGACAAGGATGTAAAAAAAGAAGAATTAGAGGAACTAGCAGAAAGATTTCCTGATGGTGTTCCACTTTATTATATGTTTGATGAAGATAATATTCTTGATGAAAAAGAATCCCCAACAGATGATCCTATTAAATGGAAGCACTTGGTAGAGAATAATATATACAGATTAAGATAGGAAGGTGTGTATTTGAAGTACAGATTATATGAAAATAGCGACAATAACACTTCCAATGTATTAGAGGAAGTTTTAAGAAATAGAGGAGTTGATGATTATGAAAAATATCTCGACTTAGATGAAAGTGTTTTAATTCCATATGAAAAATTGGATAACATGAATAAAGCAGTAGAGTTATTTATGAAACACTTTAACAATAAGGATAAAATTGAAATACTTGTCGATGAAGATCCAGATGGTTTTTGTTCAGCAGCCATGATGTATTCTTATATTAAGAAAATGAATACGGATTATCCAGTCAATTACATATTACATGCAAGAGCAAAGGCACATGGACTAGATGATGACATTGTAATATCTAATGATACAAGATTATTGATTATTCCTGATGCTGGCACAAACGACACAGAACAGTGCAAGGAACTTTCAGAAAGAGGAATTAATATACTTATTCTTGATCACCATGAATCAGAAGAAGAAAATCCATATGCATTGATTGTAAATAATCAAATGAGTGACAATTATTCTAATAAGGATTTTTGCGGAGCAGGTGTTGTATATAAGTTTTTACAGGCTTTAGATGCAGAAACATGGAGTGAATTTGCAGACGATTATTTAGATTTATGTGCATTAGCCAATATAAGTGATGTTATGGATATGCGTTCATTTGAGACAAGATATATTACAAATCTTGGATTACTCAATATTACAAATAAATGTTTTCAGGCACTTATCAAAGCACAAGATTACAGTATAAATGGCAAGGTTAATATCCACAATATCCAATGGTATATAACACCTATCTTAAATGGAATGATTCGTATCGGTTCAAGTGATGAAAAGGAATTATTATTCAGAGCATTTATTGAAAAAGATGAGTTCTTTGAATATAAAAAAAGAGCCACGAAGGATAAACCAGCAGAAACAATTCAGGAAAGTATTTATGATAGAGCTGCTAGACTTTGTAAAAATGCAAAATCACGACAAGATAAAATGAAAGAAAAAGGTGTAAAAGCAATTTCAGAAGTCGTAGATGATCTTCCAATTGATGACAAGGTTATTATGGTTGATGTATCTGACTTGCTTGATAGTGGACTAACTGGTGTTGTAGCAATTAAAATTGCAGAGCAATATAATAAACCTTGTATTCTGTTAAAGAAACATTTTGATAAAAAGACAAAAACAACTGTATTTGGCGGTAGTGCAAGAAATATTGATAATAGTCCAATTGATAGTTTTAAAGATATTGTTAATTCAACAGGATTCGTTAATGGCAAAGGTCATGCAAATGCCTTTGGTATTGTAGATTTACCAGTTGATGATAAAGAAAAAGCAATTAATATGATGAACAGTATTCTTAGAGATACTGAATATGATTCTACATATCGTGTAGATTTTATCTTAGACATTAATCATGTCACAATCCCTTTAATTATTAAGTTATCACAGTTTGAAGATATTATTTGTCAAGGAATTGATGAACCTATGCTTGCAATAGAGAATATATCATTGACAAGAGATTGTTTTGAAGTATTTGGCAAGAACGAAGATACTATCAGTTTTATGATGAATGATATTAAATACATTCAGTTCAAATGTAAAGAAGGTAATCAGCTATATGATTTTCTTCAAAACGCATGGGATGATAACGATAGTATTACATTTAATATTGTCGGAAAACCTTCAATAAACGAATATAACGGCATTAGAACACCACAGATTATTATCGAAGATGTAGCTGTTATCAGTACAAATAGTAACGATGAGGACGATGATTGGTAGGAGGTGAATTATGTATAGTTCATTACATAACCATACATATTATTCATTACTTGATGGATATGGTAGTCCAAAAGAAATGTTGGACAGGGCAAAAGAAATAGGATTAAAGGCATTTGCCATAACAGAACACGGAAATGTATATTCCCATATTTATTTTGATCTTATTAAAAAAGACTATCCAGATATTAAAATGATATATGGATGTGAGTTATATGAATGTGAAGATATTACTGTTAAGGATAAAGACAATAAATATTTTCATTTGATTTGTTTGATAAGAAATGAGCAGGGCAGAAAAGACTTAAACAAGGTCATTACAAAAAGTAACTTTGAAGGGTTTTATTTTAAGCCACGATGCACAGTGGAAGATATTAAACCCTATGCTGAGAATTTTGTTATTTCTTCTGCTTGTTTAGCAAGTAAGTTAGCAAGAGAATCAGATTTTGAGAAGTGCATTGAATATATCAATGAATATAAAGAAGCCTTTCCGCATTTCTTTCTTGAGATGCAGTCACATTCTCATCAGGATCAGTGCTTATATAACCAGAAAATCTTAGAGCTTTCAAAAAGAACAAATACCCCATTTATCATTACAACAGATAGTCATGCACCTAAAAAAGAAGATTTGTATTACCAGGATAAGCTTATTCAGATTGGTAGAAAAAGTAGCAATAACGACAAAAATGCTATCGAAAATAGCGAGGTATATGAAGGTTGTTATATGCAATCTGAAGATGAAATCCATGAAATTATGGATAGTCAGATTGGATATGAAAATGTATGTCTTGGATTGGAGAATACTAATAAGGTAGCAGATTTAATTGAAAATGTGGATATGCCATTTCAGAAACCACAGTTACCTACGTTTCCATTACCTGATGGGTACAGAGACAACAATGAGTTCTTATGGCATTTAGTTAGACAAGGTTGGAAAGATAGAGGATATGACAATCTAAGTGAAGACGAACAGCAAGTAAGAAGAACTAGATTGAACTACGAGATGGGTATTATTCATTCAATGGGATTTGATGGTTATTTCTTATTTGTATGGGACTTTATCAAAGCTGCTGAGACACTTGGAATAGAGGTTGGCAAGGGAAGAGGAAGTGCAGCAGGTTCTTTAGTTTGTTATTGTTGTCATATTACAGATATTGATCCAATTAAGTATGGACTCATTTTTGAGAGATTCTTAAACCCTGAACGAGTAGGACTTCCTGATATTGATACAGATGTTGGTAACAGAGATGCAATCATTGATTACCTTGTAGACAAATATGGAGAAGAAAGAGTATGCCAGATTATTAACTACTCTTATATCACTCCAACAGTCGCAATTACTGATGTTGGTAAGATACTTGGATTCCCATATAATCAGATGCAAAAACTTTCACAGAAATTTACATTCGATAAATGGGATGACTGTATGAAAGCAAATCCAAATTTACTTGCAGACAATCCACAATATGCTGATTTGTTCGATATTGCAAAGCATTTAAGTGGTCGTGTTAAAACAGTTTCTATTCATGCTGGTGGTGTTGGAATCGTTGATACAACAATTAATGATTACATGCCAATGAAGATAGGAACTAAGGGTGAGCATGTAATTCAAGTTGATAAACATTATGTAGAAGATATTGGAATTGTAAAGTTTGACCTTCTTGGAGTAGCAACACTGAATCTTGTAAAGGAAATTAAGGACGATTTACATTTAGATCCTTGGGATTATGATATCAATAATCCAGAGTTTGAGAATGATAGACCTACATATGAATTATTAGCAAGTGGTAAGACTAATGGTGTATTCCAGGTTGAATCAGCAGGAATGAAAGATTTGCTAATTCGATTAAAACCAAAGCTTGAGCAGTTAGACTTTGAGGTTATATCTGTCATTTTGGCATTATATAGACCTGATAGTATGGGAGCACTTGACGAGTATGTTGAAATGGCAACAGGTGGAAGTAGACCACCATCAATTCATCCAGATATGGACGAAATCTTAAAAGATACAAATTACTGTATGATTTATCAGGAACAGCTTCTTGATATTGTTAAGAAGTTTGGTGGAAGAACATATGGAGGTGCTGACTTATTCCGTAAAGCGATTGGAAAAAAGATAGTTGAATTAGTGCAGAAAGAGTCAGAAATTCTTCGTGGTGAAATTGTAGCAAATGGGTATCCTAAAGAGATTGCTGATAAAATTGCGAATGAATTATCGCAAAAAGGCGGTTATCTATTCAATAAGTCGCATTCATATAGTTACGCAGTTCTTTGTTTCGAGACAGCTTGGTTCAAAGCTCATTATCCAACTTATTTTTTCAAAGCATTATTTAATCAGAATAAAGATAAAGCAGGTGCAATTAATAAATATATTCTTGATGCAAGGTATTTTAATGTGGATATTATGCCACCGAATATCAATCATTCTGGAATGAATTTCACAGTCGATAAGGATAAGGTGCTTTTTGGATTATCTGCTATTGGTGGAATTGGTGAATCACTTTCTAAGCAAATTATCGAAGAAAGGGAGAATAATGGTATATACAAATCATTTGATGATTTGATTCAGAGACTTTCTTTAGGTAAGGCATCTGTTATTGCACTGATAAAATCTGGTGCAATTCCTTGTAAAAATAAGCGTGAAAAACTTATATCATATCTTAAATCAGAGTATCAGCCATTAAAATTCTCAGAAGTTCAATCATTGCCTACCTATAAGAAGCTCGAAGAAGATTGGAACATTGACTTAAAGAAGTACGTGATTCCTTCATCTGGAAAACGAATTGTATATGACAAAGAAGCATTACTTACTGAATATAACAGATTAAAAAAGATACAGTTTGAAGAAAATCAGAAGGTAAGATTCCAAAAGTACATAGATGATAACAAAAAATATCTTGAAGATGAACAGTTTTGGGAATTCCAAACATTACAGGTATTTATCAATGATAATCCATTTGATGCAGCTTATACATTTTTAACACCATTTGAGGATGTACCCGATGGTGAGAAGTGTACTTTAGTTGGAATTATAGCAAAGGTTCAAAAGAAGAAAGATAAGAATGGTAAGCAATTCGCATATATAAACATCTATTCAAGTTTTGGACTTGTTGAAGGAATTGTATGGCATAGTCAATTAAAGGAATATGAAGATTTAGTTAAAAAAGGACAGCAAGTAGCAATTCTTTGTAAGAAAGATAGCGAAGAAAAAGTAATTGTAGAAAAATTAAAGCCATATAGCAAATGGCTTGAATATGTGAGAAAGAAAGGAGTATCAGTCTAAATTGGATGAAGATGAGATTTATAAATTCACAGCGATAATTACATATGAGCAATACTACTCGGATGATACAACGTGGGGAGTGTTTGGATTTTCAACAAAAGATGATATTCCATTCTTTACAAAACCTACAAAAACATTCGATCCGTTTGGTGATAATAATTCTGCAAATGATACTGAAGATCAAAAGATGAGTAAGTTGGCAGGAAAGATGCAACATTTAGTTGTGGGTGGAGAATATGTAGTTAAGGCGAAATACAAAAAAGATAAAAAATATGGCGATCAATATACACCGATTGTCATATACGCCATTATTCCACAAAGCAGAGAAACACAACTATTATTTTTGAAATCAATGATTCCTGAATGGATGGCTGATAATTTAATAAATGCATATCCAAATGTAGTAAATGATGTAGCGAATGGTACATTAAAAACTATTGATTACAGTCTTGTAAAAGGTGTTAGAGAGATTACTTGGAATAAAATTAAGGAAAAAATCATTAATAACTATCTTATTTCTGACATTATCTCGATGCTAAAACCAATCGGTGTCACTTATGCAATGATTAAAAAATTGCTTTCAGAAGAACCAAATCCAGTTTTATTAAAGCAAGAGTTAGAGAAAAATCCATATATCATGACAAAAATTGATGGGATTGGGTTTCGTAAATGCGATGACCTTGCATTAAAATTGAAGCCAGAACTGATTGACTCTACGCAAAGACTTGTAGCTTTTATCCAATATTATTTTAAAGAATTGGGAGAAAGTAAAGGTCATACATGGTGTTCTGAAAAAATTTTAAGAGCAGCCATAAGTAATAATGTTTATGAGTGCTGTAATAAGGTCGATTGGCTATTAGAAAATAATGACTTTCTTCATATTAATAATGGTCGAATTGGTCTGAAATATTATTACGATATTGAGATGCAGATTTATCATTTGATTCTGAATAAATCTAAAATTGAAACAACAATCAATATTTCTAAGGAAGCGATTGATAAAGCAATTAAACATGCAGAAGAAGAACAAGGATTTGATTATGTAGTAGAACAGTTAGACACGATTAATAAAAGCTTACATAGAACTGTTAGTCTGATAACTGGAAAAGCAGGAACTGGTAAAACGTCAATAATGCGAGCAATTGTTAAGGCTTATATGGAGAATAATTATATGATGACAGCTTCAGCATTATCGGCAATGGCAGCTCAAAGAATTACAGAAGCAACAGAATTTCCTGCAATGACTATTCATCGAACACTTGGATGCCAGGGGTTAAATGATTTTACATATAACAAGGACAATCATTTAATTACAGATGTTGCATTTCTCGATGAAGGAAGTATGGTTAATGCCAGTTTGTTTTTACATTGGCTTGAAGCAATCGGAGATAATACAAGAATTATTATTTCAGGAGATCATAAGCAGTTACCGCCTATCGGATTTGGTAATGTGTTCTCAGATTTGATTGAAATGTTTGATGATTCAGTTGTGAGCAAGTTAGTAAAACCTATGAGACAGGCAGAAAAATCAGGTATTCTTGTTGATGCTAATAAGATTCGTGAGAATATAAATCCTATATCTGAGAAGTTACAACCACGAATTATTCATGGTGAGTTACAAGACATGTATTATATGTTCCGTACAAATCGACAGTCATTATTTAATATTGCTGTTAAGACATTCATTAAATCTGTTGAGTCAGATGGAATTGACAATGTGGTTATTGCAGTACCTCGTAGAAAAGATTGTTTGAATAGTACCAATGAGATTAATAAGGTTATTCAAAATGAGTTACTTGGTGATGTTTTAGAGAGCATTGAAGGTTTTGATACAACTTTCAAACTTGGTGCAAAAGTCATGCAAACAGTTAATGATTATGACAAAAATGTATTTAATGGCGAGATTGGTTATGTGACAAAAATCAGTGAAAGATATGATGGTAAGAAAAAAGAAGAGTATTGTGAAGTAACTTACACTGATATTTTTGGAAAAGACAAAATTATTGAATACACAAAGAAAGAGTTAGCTGCTTTGGATCTTGCTTATGCTATGACAGTACATAAATTACAGGGTGCTGGTCGAAAGACAGTAATTGGTATTATTGATAATACACATCATCAGCTTCTTGATAACTGTATGCTTTACACATTATTGACCAGAGCAAAGAAGAGATGTTTGTTATTAGCTGAACCAGAGGCATTTTTACAGTGTATTAGAACAAGTCATAATAATAGAAACACTTGGATGATGTTAGAAACAGAGAATAATACAGTAGAAGAGTAATTTGGATTTCTGGAATGCCCATAAATAGGGCGTTTCAGAGACTCAAAAAGCCAATGAAAGACGGATTTCTTATTAGTCATTCATTGGAAAAGAAAGGAGAGAATAAGTAAATGAAAATGCTTGTGTTTTATCGGTCAAGAGAATATACAAATGCAATTATATCTTCAACAAGGTATAAATTGCAAAATATGGATATTGCAAAAGGTCTTGACGTTGATTTTATTAATTTAGATAAAAGAAACTACATTAAGGTATTGGCTCAAATGGAGGAATTGCCACGCTTTGTATATATTTGGTATGACAAAGAAAAGGTTACAGATTATATCAATGAGACATACCCATCAATAGAAGTCTTACATTTTGATGTGGAAAATTCAGTCGAAACACACAATAGTGGTTTTTATGGATATACAACAAAAGAATATAAGTTAGCAGATTTAATGCTTCAGAAATTTAAGGATAGTCTTGTAAAGAAAACAATGTATCAGGTTGATTCTTTATATAAAATTTCAAAAATGGACATGGATGATATGGATATAGCTTGTTCAAAATATCATTCATTTGAGACAAGGGAGGAAGCAAAGCAATATTGTATTGACTGTCTTAAAAAGGAAATTGATACATTAGAAAATAGAATTGATATGTACCAAAGCAATATTAAGTCTTGCAAAGCTGATTTGAAAAAGAAAAACACACTATTAAAGAAATACGATATTAAAGCAAATTAAACGACAGTTTCTTTGGAATATTTGGAGGTAAAATATGATAGATGAATTTCTTAATGAAATAAAAGAACTGCAAAGATATAAAGAAAAATATCTATACGCAAAAGAAGACAAGCAGCGTATGTCAGATTTGTTATATGAATACATGATAAAAGAATATGATAATATGTCGAAGCAAGAGAGAATATCAAAATATGAAGAAGAATGTTGCAGGCATTGTAGATATAGAGGTTATTGTGAATTCGATTTTCCTGAAAATATTTATGAGCCAGTTAGGAGCGATAAAGCATGGATTCCGGGTAGAAAGACCTGTGGTAGATTTGAGTGGTAGATTTGAGGTGTCTTAAACATATTAGAAATTTGGAGGAATAAATGGAAATTTTAGGAAACAATTTATATAAATTTTTCAGCAGGATAGATCCTACAGGTAAATATGCAGATATTACTTACGCAAGCACAAACTATGAAGTGTGGAAAGTATCAGAAGAATTATTTAAAAATATGTGCGATATGCCAGAAGAAAACTTTGTTAGATTAGCCGGCGAGGATGCATGGTGGAGACAATGTGATGGTAGTGTACTTGGTGTCCCTGATACAAAATTTAAAGTAAATGGTAAATATATAATTGGATGGGATACACCAATTTATGCAAGTAAAATAGGTTACAAGTATGAAAATTTAACTGATTATCTTTGTAACTGTTTAGGTGTTTCTTCTGCTAAGAATATATGTGCTTGTTGTGTGGATCTTGCTAAATATAACAACATGACTATGGCAGAACTGTTTGAAAAGTATGGAGAATAAATAATCAGCAGGAGGTGATTATTATAGAATGGTACGTTTATTATCATGATTCAAACAAACAAAAAATTATTAAATGGAATATATTCAATCATGGAAGTTTTAAAAAAGAAGTTGATGTGCTTTTAAAAGAGAAAATAGATAAGGATGATTTCTCTGAAAAATTAAAAAGAGAAATGATGTATTATTTTTGGTCTAAGTGTGAATATGAAATAATTTTATCACCTTGGACTGGACGAGCAGATGACATTAAGATTGATGTTTATGACCAAATAATGATGAATTTTGACAGGTTTGTTGATTATTGTTGGTTATTCAAGTCAGAAAAACTTTGAAAATAAGGCGAAATTTGAGATGAAATTTCCAAGGAAATTGGACTTTCATTGGGAGAATATTAATGTAAAGAAAGGATAAAAGTGAACAAAAATGAAGAAAATTATAAGTTTAGTTTTAATAAGTGGTTTAGTGTGTACATTATTAGCAGGTTGTAGCGAAGCAGAAAGAGTTAATTACAATATATCAAAGCAAGCAACATATTTTGAGTGCGAAAGAAAAATAACTGTATACAATGCAAGAACGGATAAAGTTATATTAGAAGCTGAAGGTTATATGGATATATCAAATAACGAAAATAAAGAACTTGTGTGTACAGTAAAAATAGGTAAAAATCAGTATAAGAAAAACTACATATACTTAAACGATTACACCATGTACGTTGTTGAAGATATTACCGGAACACATACAGATCCATATCATTATAAGATTTACTTCCATACAGAACAGCCAATTGATATTGAGACAAGACCATAAGATGAGGAGAGTTTGAAATATGAAATTTGAAAATACAGAAGTGTTTAATTTCGAAGGTGCTTTTAGAGGTTTAAGAAATCCCAAGAATAGTTGGAATAGAAGTGATAGTAAATTTAGTGACTATTACGATTTATCAAGAGGAGATGTATCAGAGAAAGAACTAAAGAAAGTTTTCCAATTGGCTTATATTCATCATAGAACACCAGATGGATATTTTGTGGATATTATTGGTGAAAACGATATGAAACTTGCGCAGACTCTCATTAAAGCAGGAAATGAGCATAGAAAGTTCATGCGACAGATTTTCGTATCAGTAGATATCACAGCACCTCTTTATTTGTGGAAAGAATTTGATACATATAAGGTAGGGACGGTTGCGAACTCAACGAGTACCATGCACAAAATTACAAGTCAACCTATTACATTAGATTGTTTTGAAATTAAAGATTATGATAATTCGTTAGTAACAACATTGGAAGATGGGAATTGCAAGTTTACATTTTCTTCTTCGGATGAACCACTTGCAATCATTGATTGGCTTGAATCACTTAGACAAAAATATATTAAAACAAAAGATAAAAGATATTGGAAAGAACTAATTCGATGGCTTCCTGAGAGCTGGTTACAGAAGCGTACAATTACAATGAATTATGAGAATGTTCGTAATATCTATTTTCAGCGTAGAAACCATAAGCTTACAGAGTGGTCAGAGTCGTTTATCAAGTGGGTAGAGTCACTTCCATATGCGAAAGAGTTGATTATGTATGATGGTAAATAAATGTTCATTTCATAGGAGGTGATTAATATTAGAGATCCAAATAGATTATATAATTTTTATAACGAAGTAACCCGATTACACATGACATACATGCCTGATTGGAGAGTTGGTCAGTTTTGGATGAACTTTTTAGGCTGGGTTCAAAATGTAAAGAAACGAGATCCGTTCTTCCCAGAAGAATCAGAAATGCTTACATATTTAAGAGAATTTTGTGGAGAGGAGAATAAAGAATACGGCAAATAAATTAATTGATTTAACAGGACAGAAGTTTGGAAAATTGACAGTTATTGGAAGATCAGAAGACAAAGTATTACCATCAGGGAGAAAAGTTGTTAATTGGAAATGTATATGTGATTGCCAAAGTGGACAAGAATCACCTAAATATACATTTAAAACATGGGATTCATTAAAACGTAATCCGTCACCTTCATGTGGATGCGATACAAATGAAAAACATAGAAAATCAAGAATAAAAAATTTAAAAGGGATGAAATTTGGTAAATTAACTGTTTTAGAACAAGCAGAAGATCAAATAAATGAAAATGGAAGACATTATATTATATGGAAATGTATATGCGATTGTCAATTAAATAATGAAAATCCCCAATATACATATGTTAGAGGTACGCATTTAACAAGTGGTGATGTTAAATCTTGTGGGTGTCTTGCAAAAGAACTTTCTTCAAAAAGGGAATGCATAGACATAATAGGAAACAAATATGGCATGTTAACGGTTGTTTCAAGAGGCGAAAATACAAAAACAGGTCAAACTCAATGGTGGTGTCAATGTGATTGTGGAAGCGATTTAAAATTAATTACAAAATCTAATTTAATTAGCGGTAATACATTTTCATGTGGTTGTTATAATCAAAGGAAAAGAAAAGATAAAAATAACACATATGATTTATCGGGTGAGTATGGTATTGGTTATACATCCAAAGGAGAAGAGTTCTATTTTGACTTAGAAGATTATGACAAAATAAAAGAACGATATTGGTTTAAAACTAATAATGGTTATTTTGCAACAAAAAGTTATGGAATTCCTATTATGCTACATAGATTTATTTTAAATTTACCTTCTTTCCAATATGATAATCCAGTAGATCACATCAATCATAATACATTTGATAATCGAAAAGTTAATTTGAGGATTACAAATAACTCTCAAAATAATATGAATAAAGGATTGGCATCTAATAATACAAGTGGTGTAAAAGGTGTTAATTTTGATAAAAATAAAAATCTTTGGATTGCACGTATTTCTGCATATAAAGTCAGGTATCATTTAGGTGGATTCGTTAATAAACAAGATGCAATTAGGGCAAGAAAAGAAGCGGAAGAAATTCTACACGGAGAATATTCATATGATAATTCAATCAAAAAAGGAGAACTCAATGGATAAAGTAATAAAAATAAAGCAGCTTGTAAGACAGCTTAATCATTATAGAGATTTATATTATAATGATTCTATATCAATGATTTCAGATAAACAATATGATGATATGTACGATAGATTAAAAAGAATGGAAGAAGAGACGGGTGTTGTAATGTCAAACTCTCCAACAACAACCGTTGGTTATGTTGTAAAATCAAGTCTTGAAAAGACAACGCATTCTCACCCAATGTTATCGCTAGATAAAACTAAATCAATGGATGATTTAATAAAATTCTCTAGTGGCAAGGACTGCGTTATATCTCTTAAAATGGATGGTCTTACTGTACTTAACAGTTATGATAATGGCGTATTACAAAAGAGTGAAACTAGGGGCAATGGTGAAATTGGAGAAGTTATTACTCATAATGCAAAAGTGTTTGATAATTTTCCAATAAATATTCCATTTGATAGAAAATTTGAAATTGAGGGTGAAGCAATTATCACTAAGGACGATTTTGAACGAATAAATATTAATGGAGAATATAAAACTTGTAGGAATTTAGCATCTGGCTCAGTTAGACAGCTTGATAATAGAATAGCGAAAGATAGACACGTACATTTTATCGCTTGGAAAGTTCCATTTGGTTTTACAACATACACAGATGGATTCAGAATTGCAAAAGATTATGGTTTTGAAGTAGTTCCGTATGTTACGTACAATAGTAATATAGATGATATAAATAAAAAAATTGAACAATTAAAAGCTGTGGCGAAAGAAAAATCATATCCCATAGATGGCTTGGTTATTTCTTATAATGATGTAGAATATGGTAAATCACTTGGAATGACTGGGCATCACCCTAAACATTCGCTTGCGTTCAAATTTTATGATGAAGAAGCAGTAACAATATTACAAGATATTAAATGGGGAATGGGTAAAACAGGTCAACTTACACCAATAGGCATTTTCAACGAAGTCCAACTCGACAATACAACTGTGAATAAAGCCTCATTACATAATGTATCTATTTTAAAAGAATTACAGCTAGGTATTGGTGATGAAATTACTGTGTATAAAGCGAATCAGATAATTCCTCAAATTCGTGAGAATCTTACAAAATCAAATATATTTAATATTCCAGACAAATGCCCTATATGTGGTCAGCCTACTAAAATAGTAAAAGATAATGATTCAGAGGTGCTTTATTGCACAAATGATAATTGCAATGGCAAGCTGCTTGGTAAGCTCACACATGCGGTGTCGAGAGATGCACTCAACATTGACGGATTATCAGAATCTACAATAGAAAAATTCATCAATCTTGGTTGGTTGAATTTCATTAAGGATATTTATTACTTATCAGACCACGAACATGAAATGAAAGCTTTGGAAGGTTTTGGTAAAAAGTCAGTTGGAAAACTTCTTAATTCTATAGAAAAAAGTCGTAATACAAATCTTCAACGTTTTCTTTATAGCTTATCTATCCCACTTTTAGGAAAGTCGGCAAGTAAGGATATAGCCGAATTTTGTGGAAATAATTTTAATTCATTTGTTGGTGCATTAACAGAGGGTGGAAAAGATGCTTTTACTTCAATTAATGGTATTGGTGAAGCGTTAGGAAAATTCATTATTAATTATTGGAACAAACATAATGAAGAAATTATGGATTTAGCACAAGAGTTTACATTTTCAAAAGATGAAAAAATTGAAAAAGTTGAAAATGATAAAATTAACGGAAAAGTATTTGTAGTTACTGGTTCTATTAATCATTATAAAAATCGTAATGAATTAAAAGCAGATATTGAGAAAAACGGTGGTAAAGTTACAGGCTCAGTAACATCTAAAACAGACTATCTTATCAACAATGATATTAATTCTAACAGTTCTAAAAATAAAAAAGCAAAGGAACTTAATGTTCCAATCATTTCAGAAGAGCAATTCATATCTATGCTCAAATAATCAAAAAGTTAAAAATTAAATAGAGAATATAATAAAGGAGATGAATAACAATTCAGCAGTATAAACGAATAATCTATGCAAAAGACTTAGCAAAAGAACTTATGAAACATCCTGATGCTTATGTATGTGTTGGTAAACTTGGTGATGATTATGGAAGATATGACCAAAGAGTACTTAATACATTTTTGCGAGATGGTGAAGTTTTGGTCTTAAACATAGAAAATTATAAAGAAAACAACTTCGTAAAATTTTTTGAAGGGTGAAAATATGAATTTAAAATACAAAATAATATCTATATTGTTGGCAACCATAATAGTTTTTACGGTAAAAAACAACGTCAATAATACAAATTATATAGACAATGACAATGTTTCTAATAAGGCAACTGAAACAATAGAGAATATTATAGAGCCAGAAATTGAAACAACAGAACGAATAATTACGCAGAAAGCAACAAAGAAAAATAAATATAAAAAAGGTTATATAAAAGCCAATAACGTTAATGTTCGTGCAAAGAAGCGATTTACGGCTAAAATTAAGGGTCATTTGTTTTATGGAGAAAAAATTAATTATATAAGAGTAAATAAAAAATGGGTTAAGATTAATAACAAAAAAATTAAGGGTTATGTGCTTGCAAAATATGTTACAAGAAAGAAGAAAAAACATAAACTACATACCAATGTTCCTAATTATACTTTATTTTCCTACATGGATTACACATGTATCACAAATACTTCCAGTCAACAATATAAACTACAACGAAGAGCGTATACAGGAACATATGGTATACGTCAGGTCGATGGAAGGTATTGTATCGCATTAGGTAGTTATTATACAACTCGCATTGGTACATATATTGATTTAATTCTTAACAATGGACAAGTTATCCATTGTATATTAGCCGATTGTAAGGCAGATCAACATACAGATGCTATGAATCAAAAAACAAGCGATGGTTCACTAGTTGAATTTGTTGTGGATACTCCGGCATTGCGCTCAAAAGCAAAACGAATGGGTGATATTGCTTACAGCAACCCTAAATGGCAAAGCAGGATTAAATATATAAAAATATATGTTTAGTGGAGAATATATATGAGTAGAACAAAAAAGAAAATTGAATTAGGTACAAAAGAATATCCTTATTGTTCTAATCGTGAATGTATGGATTTTGAGTGTTTAAGACACAGGAATTATATTCCTTGGAATATCTTATTATGGCAAGAGAAATACATTCCAAATAATAAGGGTGTTTGTAAAGATAAAATTAAAGAAATATAGTGGAGGTGCTTATGGGAATAGCAACAGGAATAGGTTTATTCTTTTTAGGAATGATAATTGGTGTTTTAATGGTGTGTTTGTGTGTAGCTGCATCATCAAACGATGAAAGGGATTAGGTGAAACATGATTATAATTGTGGGTAAATCAGGAAGTGGTAAGGATTCTGTTGTAAAAAAATTAACCAATTTTTATGACTATAAAAAAATTGTAACTTGGACAACCAGACCAATGAGACCGAAGGAAATGCAGGATGTTACATATCATTTTACAGATGAAGAAACTTTTGAAGAAAAAATTGAGGAAGGTTTCTTTGCTGAATGGAAGAAATATGAATCAATTGAAGGAACTTGGTATTATGGTACAGCATTATTAGACCTTACCACATTTAATGAGGATAAGATAATAATTCTAACACCTGATGGTTATCGAGATATTAAGGATATCATAGGTAAAGATACATTAACCGTTTATTTAAAATCCAAAAACAGAATCCTAAAATCCAGATTAAAAAAACGTGGCGACAATCCTAAAGAAATTAAAAGAAGATTAGGACATGACAAAAAAGATTTTAAGAGTATTGAAAAAGAGGTTGATGTAGTCATAGAAAATAACAAACGTGATTTATGGGATATTGCAAAAATGATTGAAGAGATGGATGCAATTAGAAAGGAGAATGTGGTAAATGAAAGAATTTACGATATATCTAGCTGGTGCGATGGAAGGATTGAGTGATGAAGAAATCAACGGTTGGAGAAGAACGCTGAACAAAATGTTTAAACATACATATTCAAATATGAAAGTTAATTGTATTAATCCTAATGATTACTACAATTTTAACGAAGTTGGTTATGACAGCCAGCGTGAAGTTATGGATTTTGATTTATATAAAGTCCGTCATAGCGATATGGTAATTGTTAATTTTTCGCATTGCTTTTCTAAAGGAACATTAGTCGAACAGGCAATTGCATTTGAAAATAATATTCCGGTTATTGGATTGAATGAAAATCACAATAAACTTCATCCGTGGCAGATAGAACTAAGCAATAAAATATTTGATGATAAATTAAAACTTGTTTCCTATGTAACTAATTTTTATCTAAATTAAGCGAGGTGGATTATGTCAGATATAACAGCGTGCAGTAGTATTAATTGTCCCGAAAGAGATAATTGTTATAGAGCAACTGCAAAATCGTCTAAATGGCAGAGTTGGTCAAATTTTGAGTACACATGCAACGAAAATAATGGATTTGAAAATTTTATACCAAATTTAAAACAAATACAATAAAATAAGTCAAGAAAATAACTCTAAAATTGATTTATTTTAATCAAAAAATCAAATGAAAGGTTGATTTCTTATGAAATCAGAAAAGGAGATAAAATGAAATTCAATTTTATAGATTGTATAGAATTTGAGATTGATTGGAAAGCTGTAGCAGCGATTGCAGCATGTGTACTTGGTTATGCAATCATAACAGTAATTCAGAAAGGAGATATACATATTGACAAAAGTAATTAAAAGAGACTGTTCCGAAGTTGATTTTGACAAATCAAAAATCTCAACTGCAATTCTTAAAGCTATGAAGAATGGTTCAGGCATTGTAAAACCAAAGATTGCGGATGACATTGCAAATGAGATTGAAGAAGAGTGTAAGGATAAAGAAGAAGTAAGTATTTCCGACATTGAATCAATGGTTTATGATAAATTGATTACAAAAAAACAGAGACTTACGGCAAAGGCTTATGAGGGATATAGAAGTATTAGAGAATTTCAGAGAGAAAACGAAAATACAACAGATGAACAAATTTCAGAATTATTAGATGGTACTAGTGATTATTGGAATAATGAAAATTCCAATAAAAATGCTCGTTTATTAACAACTCAACGTGATTACATGGCAGGCATTATTAGTACAGATATTACAAGGAGATTCCTTTTGCCACTGGAAGTAGTACAAGCACATGATGATGGATTACTTCATTTTCATGATGCGGATTATTTCGGACAAAATGCAATAACGAATTGTAGCTTAATTAATTTGGAGGATATGTTACAAAATGGCACATGTATTAATAAAGTAAAAATTGATAAACCACATAGATTTATCACGGCTATGACCATTGCAACTCAAATAATTACAGCAGTTACGAGTAGCCAATATGGGGGAGCGAGCATAACTTTAACACATTTAGCTCCATTTGTTAGGGATAGTTACAATTCTTATTATAAAAAATATATTAAGTGGGGATTTTCTGATGAAAGTTCTAAAAAATACGCAAGTATTGATACCAAAAAAGAAATTATTGATGGAGTACAGACATTTAATTATCAGTGCAATAGTATGACAACAACTAATGGACAGTCTCCATTTTTAAGTGTCTTTATGTATCTTGGAGAAACAGAAGAATATAAGAATGAACTTGCTATGATCATTGAAGAATTCCTCAACCAAAGAATTTTAGGAATGAAAAATGAAGTTGGCGTATATGTAACTCAGGCATTTCCAAAATTGCTTTATATTCTTGAAGAAGATAATATTACACCTAATTCAAAATATTGGTATTTGACAGAACTTGCAGCCAAATGTACTGCTAAACGTATGGTTCCTGATTATATATCTGAAAAGAAAATGAAAGAATTTAAAGAAAATAATTGTTTTCCTTGTATGGGATGTGTTGACGGAAAAGAACTCGTTACATATAAGATTAAGAATAATTTATATGTAGAATCATTTGAAAGAATGTGGAGGAGGTTGTCTGATTCATTTGAAATCAAACATCAGTATTCCGAAACTAATCCTAATTTATATATGGATTTATCAGAAGTAACGATTTATGATACAGAAAAAGGATTTGTTGATACAAAAAGAATTATTCGTAATGTATCAAGCGAATGGTTAGATGTTGATTTTTCAAATGGTAGAAGGTTGTTATGTACAACAGATCACCCATTAACATTAAGAAATGGTAGAAATGTACATGCATCAGAGTTAAAACTTGGAGATAAAATTTTAATCAATTCAAATCAGTATAACGAAGAATCAATTCTATTCAATATTGATAAAGCATGGCTACTTGGATTTATGCTATGTGATGGATGTTATCAAAATAATCATGTATTCGCTTCTATTGCTGCAACAGGAGAAGATGAAATTGAAGAAAAATTTAGTAACACATTTACTAAGTATTTCGGTCTGAATGTTAAAACAATTCTACAAGAACGTGGTAAAAAAGGAACATACAAAGATTTATGTGCAATTTCAGATAATAACGGTGGAATTCAATATGTGGCAAATTATTTTACATCAAAATTTGGAGGTATCAATAAAGTAAATAGACAAATTCCAAATGAAGTATTCTCATGGAATTATGAAGCAAAGCTTGCCTTTTTTGCAGGAATGATTGATGCAGACGGATATATCAATTCACATCAAAACGAAAAGAACTTTTCTACTGTTCAAATCGGCTCTACTAATAAAGAATTAGCACTTCAGCAAATGGCGTTAGCACAATCTATTGGAATCCCAGCTAAAATTTATCATAATCATTACACAAAGAAAAATCCGGAATTGATTAGATATAGGGTTGAATTTTACCCAACTGATGAATTGATTAATTACATTGTATGCAAAAAGAAATGTGATAACTATATTGAATCAAATGTATCAGGATATGCTATTGAATCAGAAGTTATCAAGATTAATCCAATTCATAAAGAAATGTATAGTTATGATGTGACAACATCTAGTGAGCATTTTGAAGTTAGTGGTATTTATAGCCACAATTGTCGTAGTTTCCTTTCACCATATAAGGATGAAAATGGTAATTATAAATTTTATGGACGCTTCAATCAGGGCGTAGTAACTATTAATCTTGTAGATGTGGCTTTATCATCAGAAGGTGATTTTGATAAGTTTTGGCAATTAATGGAGCAAAGAACAGAACTTTGCCACAAAGCACTAAAATGTAGACATGAGAGACTTGAAGGAACTTTATCAGATGTTGCACCTATTTTATGGCAGGACGGAGCATTTGCTAGACTTAAAAAGGGTGAGAAAATTGATAAATTACTTCATGGTGGATATTCGAGCATTTCACTTGGATATGCTGGACTTTACGAATGTGTAAAGTATATGACAGGAAAATCTCATACAGATCATTCTATTGGACATGATTTTGGGATTAAAGTAATGGAGTTCTTAAATAATAAATGCGAACAGTGGAAGAGTGAAGAAAATATTGGATATAGTACATATGGATCCCCGATAGAAAGCACAACGTATAAATTCGCCAACTGTTTAAAGAAAAGATTTGGAATTATTGAAGGTATAACCGACAGAGATTATATTACAAATTCATATCATATTTTTGTTAAAGAACCAATCAATGCATTTGATAAACTCTATATCGAATCCGAATTTCAGTCATTATCTCTTGGGGGATCGATTTCTTATGTTGAAACTTCTGATATGACACAAAATATTCCTGCAATTCTCGAAGTTATTAAATACATTTACGATAATATCATGTACGCAGAACTCAATACAAAGAGTGATTATTGTCAGGTTTGTGGTTATGATGGTGAAATAAAAATTGTAGATGAAAATAATGAACTTATATGGGAATGCCCTAATTGTAAAAACAGAGATAAAACAAAAATGAATGTAGCAAGAAGAACATGTGGATATATTGGGACAAATTTTTGGAATCAAGGACGTACCGAGGAAATTAATGAAAGATATGTTCACTTAACGGATATTGCGGAGGATTAAATATGAGATTTGCACAGATTAGATCTATGGACATTTCAAATGGGGAGGGAGTAGGGGTCTCCCTCTTCGTCCAAGGGTGTCCCTTTCACTGTTTTGGCTGTTTCAACTCTGAGACATGGAATTTTGATGCTGGTAAAAAATGGACAGAAGAAACAGAAGATAAATTTATGAAATTAATTGATAGACCATATATCAAACGCATTTCTTTTCTTGGTGGTGAACCGTTGGCTGAACAGAATCTTGATGATGTCTTATCTCTTATCAAAGAAATCCGTATTTTCTTCCCTGAGAAAACTATTTGGTTGTATACAGGATATTCTTATTCAGAAATCTTTCGAGGACAATCATCATGTTTATCTCAAGAAGGATTAAATAATTTTAAACGCAGAGAGATAATAAAACAATGTGATGTACTTGTTGATGGAGAATATATAGATGAGCAGAGAGATTTATCATTAAAATTCAGAGGTTCAAAGAATCAAAAAGTAATTGATGTAAAAGAAACGCTTAAACAAGGAAAGGTGGTTCTATATTGTGACTAAACTTAATAAAAATGACACTGTTTATTTTATTAAAATTTCATTCAATCTTGAACTTACAGACATATATGATTTACATATTAGAACCGTAGCAGATGATTATTATGTAGGATTGGATAGTACAACAGCTAAACATGCTTATATTTTTTCAGATAGAGATATTGGCGAAACAATATTTCTTAATAAAGCAGACGCATTAGAAAAACTAATGGAGATAAAAGGAGGATACGATGGAAATTAAGATTAAAAAATTAAACGAAAATGCAATTATTCCGACTAGAGGAAGCGAACAAGCCGCTGGTTATGATTTATATGCTTGTATACCAGAAAGAATTCTAATCAATCCCCATAAAACGGTTAAAATCGGCACAGGATTGTCAATGGAAATTCCCGAAGGTTACTTTGGAGCAATATTTGCCCGCAGTGGATTAGCAACAAAAAGAGGAATCAGACCATCTAATTGCGTTGGGGTTTGTGATAGTGATTACCGTGGAGAATATATAGTTGCTTTACATAATGACACAGATGGAATAAAAATGGTTGAACCAAACGAAAGAATTGCTCAATTAATAGTAATGCCATACTTATCTGTTGACTTTAAAGAAGTAAATGAATTATCTGATACTAACAGAGGTGTAGGTGGATTTGGTTCAACTGGAAAGGCGTGATTATGAATAGAGAAGATAAAATGCTGTATACAGTAAAAGAAGCATCGGCTACATTAGGAGTAAGTATTCATCTTGTATATGATCTTATTAATAAAGGATTGCTCCCTGCACTTAAATTAGGTAGCCTTAAAATAAGAAAAGAGACTCTTGATGAGTTCACAAAGAAGTATGAAGGAATGGATTTATCTGACCTCGACCATATAAAAGAATTAAATATTGCATAATAATAGGTAGGAATGGTATTATAATAAATATATCATTCCTATTTTATTGCAGGCGTTTCTAACACGCTTTCTCGTCCACATCTCGTCCACATTCAAGATAATCACACATAAAAATAATAAAACACAAAACAACACAAATCATCATAGACCATTTCGTGTAAAGCCTATGTTTATTAGCATTATACGACATATTAAATCATAATATAACATAGAAAAACAAATGGCTTTAGAATGGGTAACAACCCAATGGTTGGTGCTACAGTTGCTGTTGCTGTTTCCGTTGAAGAAGCTGCAAAGGCTGGTAAGTTCTAAATAAAAAGCTTGATTTTATAGGCTTTTGGAGAGTCTTTGGAGAAATCCGAAGACTCTCTTATTTTTTATAAAAGTGCATGTGGACGAAAATAATATTGAAATGTCCACATCTCGTCCACATAAATTTAAAATGTGGACGAGAAAACAATATTGAAAATGTGGACGAGGTATGTTATACTCCTAATAAAAGGAACATCCGTTCTTGAAAGGAGTATAACTATGGGTGATGTGTTAATTAAAGCAAGAACTCGTAACAGTGGTAAAGTAGTATATGAATATCGGTTTGAAGTTGCTTCTATAGATGGCAAACGTCAATGGAAGACTAAATCAGGCTTTGCTACAAAAAGAGAAGCTAGAGAAGCTGGTAAGATAGCACAGCAAGCATATGAACATGTGGGACAAGCTGTTGAACCTTCAGATATGTCATATGCTGATTTCCTAGATATGTGGTTAGAGAAAGACTGTAAACTCACTTGCAAATCTTCTACGCTTGTAGGATATGAGAAAAAGATTAGATTATATATCAAACCTGAAATCGGCTCATATAAGCTAAAAACTATTACAAAAGATACATTACAAGATTTCATTACCAAAATGTATGATGAAGGCTACTCAATCAATACAGTGAACTCAGTTAAAGGATTATTAACAAAATCATTTACTTATGCTTTAGACAGACATTATATCATATCAACACCTGCAATAAATTTAGTAGTTCCGACAAAGAAACAACCAAAGAAAACTACGAGAAGTAAGAAACACGTTTATATTCCTCAAGATATTATGCAAAAAATATTTAAAAGATTCCCCGAGGGCTCGTCAGCTTATATCCCTATTATGATTGGTTATCATACAGGATTACGCTTGGGAGAGATATATGGACTTGTATGGGAAGATATTGATTTTAAGAATAAAACACTCTCAGTTAATAGACAAGTTCAATGGGAAGCAGGCGAAGCAAGATCCGAAGAAGAAAAGAAAAAAACTAATGGTACATCTAAATCTAATGGGTATTGGTACTTCTCTAAGCCTAAATATAATTCTTTTAGAGCAATAAATCTTGACGATGTAATATTAGAAGCTCTGAAAAAAGAACACGACAAACAGCTAAAAGCAAGAGAATATTTTGATAAATATTACAATCGATATTATAGTGAAAATGAAATGACATATGCTAAAACTGATGATATATTACCAATGAATAAAGTATCTCAAGAAAAGTCACCTTATGAAGTTGATTTTATTTGTAGACGAGAAGATGGCTCATATATCAGTGCAAGAACAACACAACATACGTCCTCTATAATTCATAAACAGTTACATTTTCCTCAGTACGATACACATAGTTTAAGACACACTCATGGAACAATATTGTACGAAAATGGAGCTAGTTTTATGTATATTAAGGAGAGGTTAGGACATAAAAATCTACAGACAACAATTGAGATATACACAAATCATTATACAGATACAATAAATAAAAATGGCAATATTGTTTTAAATAATGCTTTTAGTAAGGAGAATGTATGATATATTTGATTAATAATATTCGACAACATGAAAGACATTTTTGGAATTGTTTATATGGTATCGCTACACAAGAACAAATTAAAAGAATTTTAGATGGACATAAAGTTACAATATCTGATACCATATATCAAATTGTAGAACCAGAAAAATCGTAAAAAATAGGGACACCAGAAATTAATCTAGTGTCCCTTGTTTTATATCCTATTTAACTTTAATAAGTTTTCCCTTTTTAAGTAATTTGAATAATTTAGTATTCTGCTTTACAGTTCCTAAATATAACCTATTAATACCATTAGCTTTAGCGATTTTAGCTCTATAACGAAAACTATTATTAATACCCAAACTATTTAAGGCTTCTGTTAAACTAACTGATTTACCCGTATACTTTTTATAATACTCAACCTTAGTGTTCGTCTTTGATGTTGTAGGTTTAGCAGTAGAAGAACTAGTAATCTTATTATATACTAAATCACAACTCCATAATATATATTCCCATTTCTGCCATGATACAGGGCGTTTCTGACAACCATAAGCTGAACCATCTTCAGCAATATAGTAACTGTCTGAACCATCTGATTTCTTACCAACTGAAATTAACACACCAATGTGTCCCTGTTTCCATAACAAACAGCCCGGCTGTGCTTTTGTAATATCCTTAATGGGTAACGTTTTTGTTGCGGTAGACTTATACTCACTTGAACCCCTGATGATACCCGTAAAGGCTGAAATAAGCCCAGAACAATCACAAGGATATTTACCAACACATTTTATGTCTGAATTCCAAACCATTGAACCATAGGCGTTTTTAAGCCTATCATAATCAGCATTTGTGCATTTCTTATTCCAATTGTAATTCTGCTTGAATCCATATAAATAAGGATTTCCGATTTTAGTTTTTACATACTTTACTAAATCTTTTGCATTTTTCTTAGCCATTAATTTTTCCTCCTTTTTACACTTACAAAATAAAAGAGAGCAGTATATGACTGCTCTCTAAGTTAGTTAATATTTAATTTTAAATGCTTCTTATCCCTTGAATAGCACTTGCTATAATACCTCCTAAAATATTATGTCCTTCTTGTAACGGATGGGTTTTATAATTATCAAAATAACTTGATTGGCTTTGGATGTGCGGATTGAGTCCGCTGATGCTGTATAAATCAATTATTGGTATTGAATAATAATCACAAACTTCTTTAATTATATTTCCATAATCTTTAAGGGTTAAACCATGGTTATTTTTACTTTCTATTGATGTATAAGGACTTTGACAACGTTTTATAGGAGTACAAAATATTATTTGTTTTCCTTTATATTTTTCTAACAAAGCTAAACATGTATTATGTAATGCACCATAAAATGTATTATTCGTTCTATCGATCATTGTTCCTATTTCAGTCCAATTATATTGAAAATCATTTGTTCCACCTGCGTAAATAATTAAATCTCCATCTGACATAAGTTTAATTCTTTCACTTAGAGGTGTTCTGGAATCTCCAATTTTAGCAGCTATCCATTTATTATTTTCACTATCATATTTATATGTATTATAAGATTGACCAATTATAATATCATAAATTTTTGAAGTGTCTTTAGTGGCATTATTAAATTCAGTTCCATTAGCAAAACATCCACCATAATCTTCTTTACATGCGAACGTACTTCCACCAATGGAATAATTAATTAATTTCATTCCTAATTTTTCTGCAACAATATTTGGATAAGGCTTATCAACATTACCCTGCATTGTTTGTCCATGTGGGATGCTATCACCTGTAAATATAAGTGTTTTATCCTTCCAATAACTACTAACATCCATATTATCAATTTCTTCTTTATTATACATTAATTTCTTATTAACAATTACTTTTTCATCAGTTTTAATATTTTTAACAATTGAAATTAATTCAGTGGCTTTATTAACGTTAATTGTATTTGACCATACTCTTATATATTTTATTGTATCACTTGATTCTATAGTTACAGAATCTGTTTGATATTTAGATGTTTGACCACCTGAAAGTTCTTTATTTGAATTATAAAGACAATATGCAAATCCAACTGATGATGTTAGTGCAGAAATTGTAATAGGATTATCATCAATTTCAATATAGTCTCTAGTTCTTATTCTGGTACTTGTATCGTTATTTTCTCCCTTTTCATTTAAAGCTCCAAATTCCCAAGTGGGATTTAGTGTAATATCTCCATTAACAAGTTCTTTCATACTAAGTGAACCAGTTTTAAAAAAATTTAAAAGAATATTATTAGCAACAGCGTTTGTGCTATCCTCATCAAATACGCTTTCAATAGAAATATTGCTATTATTTAGTTTTTCTTCAATTATTTCTTCTGTTTTATTAGATGAATATACATTTTTATCTGATTTAGCAGTATCATTAATGATAGGGAAAGTATATTTACATGTACTCCACAATTGAGAAATAATTTTTTTTAATTCCAAATTCATAATTAACACCACCTATTACTAAACATCTTCAATATCTTCACCAATTACTATATCTGTTTCTTCATAAATTCTCTCTTCAGAAAATTCTATAGGGTCGTACGCTTCGTCATATAGAACATTTTCACGTTTGATTTTCATTCCTTTATCGGAATATGTGTGAATAAATTCTTTTCCGTTGGTTATTTTGTTTTCAACAATTATCATCATTCCACCTCCGTTGTTATTGTAGTGCTTATATAATCGTGTAATAATTTATCATCTGCTAATTCTATTCCATCTGAATATAAATGTTCTATCTGATAAGTATTCTTATATTGAAGAACGGTAGTATCTTTTGGAATTTCAAATTCTATAGAATCAACCAATATAAACATCATATCTTTATTGCACCAATACATATCCTCATATATTGTTCCTTCTAATTTGATTATTCGGTCAGCAATCGTTACCCAATTGGTTGCTTTTTTATATGATTCAAGTAAAGACTCTGGTACATAAAGATAGCCGTATTTTGGGAAAATACTTGGGAGTAATGATATAGAGCTTATTGAATTTACTCCAGAGGTTCTTCGATATATTAATGTCTTTAAATTATTGCAACCAGAAAAAGGTTGAAAACTTAATGTTATTGTATTAATATCTATTAACTCTAATTTTCCACAGTTTTGAAACGTTGATGAAGCACTGCTGGAGACAAACAAGGGTAATATGACCTTTTTCAACATAGTACAATTATAAAAAGTACTTGTTCCATTCATCGACCCTGATTTCAATATTTCTATTTTTTCAAGGTTTAAGTCTGAACTAAAACACTGAGTTGCAATATTTGTACAGTTAGGAATATCAATTTTAGTCAATTTACTACAACTGCAAAATGCATAACTTCTTAATTCTGTTAAACTTTCGCTTTTAAATTCAGTAAGATTGCCAGTTAATAATCCTTCTAACTCCACATTATCTCTAACATCATTAACTTTATCTACCAAGGTAGATAAATTATCATCATCAGATACGTCAACCTTTCTGCTGATTAGAATATTTTTTAACTTATTTCTTAGATTTACTAAGGATTCTATTTCCCATATACTAGTCATTGTCTCCACCTCCATTCACATAATTGTCAACCAAGCTATTAACAAGTTCGTCTTGGGTCATAATAGGAGAAGTAGAATTTAATATTTCATTTAATTCATCTTGTGTAACAAACATAAACTCTAATTCATTTTTGATTTTATTAATTGAGTAAGTTTTGTTTGTCGATGATTCTAGAGTATCGTCAATTGTTAAAAAAGAAATATCCTCCTTATCTTGCTCAGTTAAAACATAATCCTTTCCATCAGAACCCTTTTCTCCTTGTTTTCCCGGCTCACCTTTAAGTGATTCAAGCCATTCAATATATGTACCTGTAAACTCAGGATAAGCTTGTTGATATAATTCAAATGCCGATTTACCATCAGCACCAGTATCACCTTTTTCTCCATCAAAGTAGTCAACATTTTTTACAGGAGTATAACCATCCTTGCCAATTTTTCCATTAAAGACATCAAAAGATTTTTCTCCTTCTTTATCTTGAATTACAACCTTGTGTCCATTTTCAATATCAGTTATTGAAACAGTGGGAGAATAACCATCTTCACCATTTTCCCCTTTTTCACCTTGAATACCCTGTTCGCCTTGTTTTCCGTCAAAATCACCGTTGTTTGCACGTTCTTCAATAGATTTAGCTGTATCTAAAGCTTCTTTACTTCTTAATAGTATCTCAGCAATTAAATCTTTTTGTTCTTCTGTAGTGTTGTGGTTACCAGATGGATGTTCGTTTATATGAATAATAGCGGTAGAGGTTTTTAAAACAACATCGTTGTCATCGTTAGAATTGTTAGTGAATGTAAGATATAATATAATTTCGCCAGAAACAGAAGTGAAACGTTCATCTATATTAATTTGATACACTAATAATTCTTTATATAAATAATCTTGTAAACAATCGTTAATTAAAAGATTATTTTCATTTCCATCAGGCATAATATATGTCAACGCACAATCACATTCACTTAAGTTAATTCCACCATAGGTCTGTGGAATCAATATCTCTAAATAGTCAACATTCTTTTCGCCCTTAAAAACTCTAACATGATTGCAAGCACCAAGGACTTTAGAATTTGCTCTAAAAATTAATTGTTCGTTCATTTTCATTCTCCTTAAAATAAAAGGAGTGAGACTAGCCCACTCCCTCAAAATTATTCAGTTACAGTAAGCGTCATAGCATCTGACAACGCCCAACTACCATTACCGTCTGTTACAAGGCATCTATACTGCCTTCCATTGTAATTTGTGCCAGGAATAGCAAAGCTAAGAGCAGAAGTATTATATCCAGTAACAGTTGTATTGCTCCATGTTGTTCCTGTGCTAGATACCTGCCATTGATATGTTAATTTGTTACTCTTACTTGATTTTGCTACAACCGAGATATTTATTGTGTCACCAACCTTAGCTGAAACATCCTGTGGTTGAGAGGTAATCGTAACATCAGGAACACCATTAAGTGTAAGTGTCGCTGAATTTGATGCTAAAGTATTTCCACTTACATCAGTAATTACACATCTGAACATTCTTCCATTATAATCTGCATTTGGAATAGCAAAATTAATGAATTTACTTGTATTTCCATTTACAGAAGTATTTCCCCAAGTCATGCCACCATCTTTACTTAATTGCCACTGATACGTTAAAGTATCACCCTCTGCTATAACACTAAATGAAACAGAGTTTCCAACTGCTGAGTCTACATCTATTGGCTGAGTTGTGATTTTAATTGGACTTGTATTAATTACAGTGAGTTTTGCTGCGTTTGAAATAACTGTATCTCCAAATAATGTGTCTGTAACAACACATCTGTACAATCTTCCATTAAGCACCGTTCCAACAGGTGAAACAGTTAATATCGGTGTTTTGTTTCCATCTAAGCCAGTATCACCCCAATTTGCACCATTAGATGAACTTACTTGCCATTGATATGAAAGATTATTTCCTTCGGCAACAACCGTAAATATAGCAGAATCGCCAATTGCGACAGAAACGTCTGTTGGTTGTTTTGTAATCTTTAATGTGGTAGTGCTTAATTCACTTAACCACAAAGGAATATCTTTTAATTTACTCCATACAAACTCACCAAGATTTTTACCAGCAAGAGCAGTATGATGTATATTATCAATATTATACTTATCGGACGCAATCATTCTTGCATATCCAAGTCCTGCCTCTTCACCCATGGCTATGTATGGAACACTATTAATAGCACATACCTCTTTAATAGCTTTCCATTGGTCATATTTTGTATGATTATCACTAGCAAAAGTTTTTTCAGGTGTAAACTCAACTGTTTTATCACCAGATTTATAACGACTATTTGTTGAAGAAATAACAACTATTTGTGCGTTTGTATTCTTCTGAAGATATCTAATGCATTGATTCAACGCACCACAAAATGTATTATCGCCTGTATCATAAATAGTTCCAAGAATAGCAGAAGTGTCGTTTGCACCGACTTCCAATGTGATTAAGTCAGCAGAAGTCTTTCCATCTGTGGTGTTCATCACAGCATCTTTAATTAATGTGTTAGCGCATATACCACCACCAGATTTACCTTTGTTTGTTAATGTTAATCCACTCAAATCTCTAACTGTTTTACAATACTGCCCAACATTGTCAATATCTGTTAAACTTGTACCATAAGCATACCATTTTTTATTTTTCCAATGATTATTATCTATATTATTAGAATTTCCGGCAATTTCAATCCATTCATCATTAAGATAATACATTAAACATTTTAAATCTGTATCATAATATGTTTGTCCCTGATTAGCTGCATAACTTTCTCTTAATTTAGTTGTTCCTGATAATGCATGAATTGAGTTTCTTACCTTAAAATTCTTTCCATTTCCTTTTTCAAAAAATGGAATATTTACTACATTAGTAGCCGAATCATCCATAACAGTAAATGAAATATCGCCACTAAACATTCCATTTTTAGATTCTTTTGCAAGATTACCTAGCACCCCACCAGGAGTGGCAGAAGCATATCTTTCAATACAAAAATCAATTAAATTAATTCGCTGTGTTCCAGTATTTGAATGAAAATACGGGAGATTCACGTCTCTTTCATCACAACAGTTAATTAATGTAATAGCATGATTAAATGCTCTCTGATATGTGTAATTGCCGAAAGTATAACCATATACATTTTTTATTGCCGAACAGTTATTCATAACAACGTGTTCGCCGCCAACCTGAAAAGCTTCATAGAATCCAGAACAACCACAAGAATTAAAGTTATTTTCCTGTCCGTTATTACTTCCATTAAGCATTCTAATACCGATACAGCCTTTAACTGCTTTAGTTAAACTAGCATTTGTGTTTGTATATGCAATACACTTAATTCTATCCAATCTGGCTCTTCCAAAGTTAAATAAATCAATACACACAACAGGTTTTTGATTAGTAGCAAGCCTAACTTCAAATTCTGTTAAATGAATTACATTATTTGGACTATTGGTAGAAGGAAGAGCAGAAATTACTTCATACTGTTTTAATGTATCAATACTATTTAACACATCCTGTGAAACAAAAAGTCTTGTACCATATATAGAAGAACTATCTTTTTCGCCCGTCATCTGACTCTGACCAACGATGTCAATTGTATATCTCTTATCACCTGATGGTAGAGTTATTGCTCTATATATTCCATCTGATGATAATGTAAAACTTCCAATATTGAATATACCAGAAGATAACTTAACTGTTCCACCACCCAATGCGTATAATTCATCAATAGCTTTCTGTATGATTTTTTCATCGTTTGTTCCGGTACAAACGTAATCAGCATACCGCTTTTCGTATATGTTAGAATTAGAAGCTGCAATGTAAAGAGTATTATCTTTATATTTTGTTAATATGTTTTTGACACAAGATAAAGATAATTCATTACCTAAATAGTCTTCAAATTTATAACTATATCCTTCGGTATCTTTATATCTAACAAAATAAACCCTATCTTTAATTCGGTTTTTTATAGGTTCATTCCCATCTATGACTATAATTCCTTTTGGGATTTTTTTTATTAAATTGGCAAAATCCTTCAAATAATATTTTTCGGATTCGCCTAATTGTTCACGGATGGAATTAGCAGAATCAGTTAAAAAATTTAAAACATCTTCGTTCATTTGTTCCTCCTTTTAAACATCCAAAGGTATCTGTAAGTCTATTGGAAAGTTATATACTTGTCCACCAGATAAGTTATCTTGTCTACGACCAAGATATACACCACCGTCTGTAGTAACATATACAACATAACAAGATCTACCTGTTCCCATGCAAACAGTAGGAGTATTTTTACTTGGTCTATAATCAACTGGTAAATCAAATAATTTTAGCCACGTACTAAAAGACCCACTACTTGTAACCGCTCTATTAATAGATTGGCACAAAGGAGATTGAACTGATACATTTTTTAAGTTAATATTGATTTGACCACGAATACACAGCCAATTGTTTTTCTTTTTATACTGAATTGGAAAATCAGGATTTTCAGTTAGAATATTGTTATATCCTATTAAACTAGCAGAATTCCATGTTGTATATTTTGAACCAACTTTAAATAGAATATCCCCCAAAATCTCATGCAATGTATCTTCTACAGTTTTACTCATTAAATAAACCTGATCATCACCAACACCTGTATTTACAATATTTTTATAAGCATAAACAACATCTTTTGCAGAAGATGAAATATTTTGAAAGCCGTTGGGCAGGACGCTTAATTCTGTTCCATCACTATCATATACGATATAACCTGCATCTCCATAGGTTGCAGATAATGACAAAGCCTTAGAATCATATACATATATATATGTTTTGTATGATGTAACTGCTGAAGTTATATAATTTACATCGTTGTGATTTGTTGCAAAAAACCGATCTCCAATTTTGAAAAAATCAATATTTTTATCTCCGGTGTTTAATGTTTTAATTATGAACACATCGCCATCTTTTAATTCATCCACAGTATTTATATCATTAAACTCATAGTAATATGAATTAGCACCGAACGTGATTTTAGTACGAATTACAATACCTACTGTACCGCCCGTACCATATACATAATAATCAAACTTATTACTTTCACCAATTTCAGCTATGTCATTATCTGAAATCTCATAGTAGTATACATTATTTTTCGTAGATATATTGGTAAAAATAGTTAAATAACTACCATTTTCCTGTTTAACATCTATTTTCTGAATTTCTGTCGGTTCTGTATTTTTTAAATATACAACAACATCGTTTGTTCTTAATATAGCATCTATTTTTTTAAAATCTTCTGTTGATATATTAGAATCACAAAACATTATCTGATTCTTGGTTGTAACTGTATAATTTTTTAAATCCAATACATAATTTGTAATTTCTCTTTTCCAATTAGCATCGGTAACAACTTTAAAAATTACATCTCCATTTTGCTTTACATAATCAGAAACCTCACTAAAATCTCCGGTTGTCATAGCAGATGTTAATTTATCTTCATAGGTCTTAATTATCTGGTAATTATCAGCGTTAATGTCTTGAAAATCTGTTCTTAAATTACTTATAGGATAACCCATTTTTTATTTCCTCCTTATTTATTTTTTACGATTGTTGGGTATGCAGAGTAGAATTTGTGCATTTGAATAGAAGTAGTATATGAATCAAATGAATGACTTACTTTGTCTATTATATATTCAGCGGTTTCACCTGTTCTTATTGATTTGTATTGAACCTTAATATTTTCATATAAGAAAGGTATTAATACTGTGTTAATTGTTATAGAATCGGTCAGCCTAGCACTTTTCCATACTTCATATTCTGCACGTTGTCGAGCTAAATCAGTTGTATATATAGCTTCATATTCTTCATCTGACAATACCTTAATTAATTCTCCAACTTCATTAACAGAATAAGGAGAAGATTGTTCTATGTATTTTTCATACTGTTCACCTTCGTTAGTATAAAAGATTCTGTTTCCACTAGAATATATATAACTAATTTGGTTACAGTTATAATGTTTTTTATAATTTTCCTTTTCTTTATCAGTAGGCTCTTTGTCTACAATCATAGCAATTGCATGAACCTGAAATTCCCCATTGAAAATTGCGTAACAAGTATCAAGAGTATATTTTGGCGTAAAACAATAACCAACACCATTAATAATCTCGTCTATTGTTGTTCTGTTTTTATTTGTTGCATCTGCAATAAGTAAAATCTCATCTAAATTTTCATCAGAAGTTTTATTGTAATTAACCCTTACATATATAGGAATATTATAAGTTTTAATTAATCTACGATCATCATCTGAAATATTGGGACAAGTAAAACCAATTAATTCATTTGTATATACATATGGAGAATTATGCTTGCCCGTTGAATCACAAGCATACAAGGATAGTGATAAGTCAAGAATACATTTATTATTCAACAGGTCAAGAGTATAAGTAGGAGTATCATCGTATCTATCGGTTTCCTGATTTTTACCCCAAACTTCAACCACATTTTTGATTGAATTCAATTCATATGTATCCTTTTCTGAAATTACTATGCTGTCAAATACATCTGCTGTAAGTAAACATTCATTATCCTCACAGGTCGGAATTTTAGAACAAATAAAATTACCATAAACATCAAAAAATGCTTCCCAACCTGAATATAAATCTCTCAATTTTGAAATAACTTCCCAATTTGTTACGCCTGTAGAAAATGTCAAATCATATGGAATATATGTAGCATTGCTTCCGTCAACGTTAGTAACATCGGCACCAATGTTATCAATCATATAGTTGAATGGACTAAACTGTGTAATGACATTAGTCATCGCACCAGAGATGGTATTGGGCTTTCCAAGTAAAATGAAGGCATATGAAGAAGAATTATTTCCATAGAAATTAGTCGTATAATCTTGTCCTAATGTTAAATCAGTAAATTTAACTTTTTGATGTGTTTTATAATCTGTTAAAAAGTAGGATTGGGAATTATTAATTGATACTGTTACGTCCCAATCATCATAATATGACTGAATATATTTCATTTTTTCTTTTGGTATATTAAACCCAACTTCCAAATCAAAGTATGGAGCAGTGTCGCTATCTGTCAATGGAGTATAATCTTTATTAATAATGTTGATATTAATAATTTTATGCGAATCGTTTTCTGTAATTGATACATCATTGATAATCGGGACATAGTTAATTTCCATATCTTGAACTCCGGGGATTATTCCAGACCTGTCACCATTTAACATCGTAACCAAATCATCACAATTGAACGATACTGTATTTTCAGTGGCAGAGTAACTATAACTCGCATCCTGAATTATATATACGCCTAATGGATAGAATTTCATATTCTCAACATAGTGGTTTAAAACCCCAATGTAAGCAATTACAAACTTATTTAGCCACATATTTTTATTGCTGGCAATTTGAAAATTGTCATTTTGTGCATAAAAGGTTGTACTAAAAGTTCTCCGAATATCAGAGGTAGAATCAGATGAATACGAGCCATTTAATAATTCTCCACTGATATCAGCAATTGGTTTGAAAGAAGAGTTAAAGACTTTCTTACCGTTTTCATAATTATAAATATTAGCAATTTCAAATTTAATCCAAACAGTAGAAACACGAGCCTTCAACATATCAATATCAATCTGTTGTATTTCGTAATTCATCTCAATCTCCTTTCACTAATATTTACGTCTAAGAATTTCATCGTACACATTATTAATACTATCATTAATATAATTTTGTAATATGGTTTTATTAATAACGAGCGTATCTGACTGATTAGCCTTATCATCAGAAGAATAATAATTAATAAATCCGTTTTCGTATAAATCATTTGTTGATTCTAATGAGCCAATCTCAGACCAATTGAATGTTACTATATTCTTAGAAATGTGCTCAGAATCATCTTCTTGAACTTCGCCATTAACTGTTACAATAAAGTTACGTCCGTCATAATATTTAAGAATTTTAGGTTTTCCATTACACAACCATTCTCGTAAGTATTTTCTATATCTCCATGTTGTATTGTTTGATGTACTATAATCGTAGTCACATATATCTCCCGGCACAAACATACCTGTTGCCGTGCCGCTAACATAGTTTTTCTCTCCACCTTTAAAAGCATAAGCATATTTACTGTTAAATGGATTAACAACAGTAGTACCACTATTCTGAGTAATACCACTTAATTTCGCTTCTAGTATCGTATAAAAAGATATATCTTGATCTTCAATAACTAATCCGTCTAAAGTACATTTAACACTATATTCCGTTGTTGAGCCAGTTGTTTCAATCCCATACAGCATAGGAACAACCATATATTCATATTCTTCATTAGGAATAGTTGTTTTGTCCGTATAATTAATCTTAACAAAATTTTTATCTCGAATAATTTCATTCCCCGGTACATACCCAACGCAATCCCATGCAATATCCGATACTAGTCGTCTTTTTATTAAGAAGGCTGCATCTTGTGGAGAATCACCTTCTTTAAAGTCAATACCTCCTCCAATGATAGTACCATTAAAAGTAGAATGTAGCTGAATATCATCAGTCCATTCATCAGGATATTCGTCAAAATAATCAATATCCGAATCACTTGAAAGCACGATTTCATCAAAAATAGCATTTGATAATTTTATACTATCAATGTCTTCTCCAAAAGGAGATTCAATAAATTCAATTGCCATAAAAATCTCCTTTCTAAATTTCTTTAATTCTTAATGAATAGTTTGAATCTTTTCTTTTTATATTTATCTTAAATTTCTTATTTTCATCTATTTTAAATTTTTTGGTCGTAAAATCATAATTCAACGGATACGTTTGGTCAGAAATACACGTATAATGATTATTCTTATCGTGTAAAACAAATCGAAGAGAAGCAGAATCAACAGCATTGATATACACAGAATCCCCTCTGGTAAATGAATTTGGCTCTATATTAGTCTTTTCGCCATAATTAAATGAAATTACTATCTTTTCATTTAAATCTGAACCTGCCTTATTTTTTGGGAAACCAAAACGAATAAAAGAATACTTAGATGTATCATATTCTGTATTAATTTCACTTATAATCAATGTATTAATCTTGTTATATTCACTATCATAACAATATACCAAAAAGTCCCCATCGTATTTACGAGAAACAGCTATTTTAGGTGGTGCTATACAATAATTGGTATCAACATAATATGTACCAGAACTACTTTCCACACATTCAGAAGTACCAGTTACCCACTGAAAATTCTTTAAAATCAATGGATAGTCAATATATTCTTTAACCATTTCTGTAGACAAGACAATATCATTACCAATCGTCAGAATATCGGTAAACATGTTTTCGAAACATTGAACATTTCTTAATGTAGTAACAACATTAAAGTCATCTAACTTGTTATAAAAGGAATACTTAATATATTTATTATTAAGGAGACTAACTTCTTCATTATTAATAAATTCCAGATTATCAGATGATTTAGTATGCAATCTTAAACACGTTGTATTGATTGTAATATTTCCATCCTTTGTTGGAAAGGCTGATACTGTATTTTTTACTGGTGCGGTATTAGTCCGAACAGATACTTTATATATAACTCTTAATTCCATACCATACACAGTTTCACCGATTGCTTCAATATAATAATCAGTGCTATCATTAAGATTTCTAAAAGTATAAGAAGAATTATCATTGTTATAATAGAAGACTTTACTGCTTTCAATCACCGTAAGTCCAGAAGAATCATATAAATTGAATTTATAGGTTGACAAATCCATTCCATTTCCTGAATAATCTATTGCAACCGTACAACTCGATGAATTTAGAATAATTCCATCATATAAGTTATTAATCCTAAATAAAGGAGTAGCATAACATTTCAATATGAATTGTTGACTGGTTTCACTTACTGCAATTCCGTCATAATTAATCATTGTAATTGTTGCGTGATAAGTTGTTCCATTTTTTAGACCGAGTTCTTTAGCAACTTCGGGAGTGATGATATGATAAGTTGTAGATATTCCAGTTGTATCATGGTATAGCCCGGTTTCAACAATTGTCAACCTATTACCTGCAACTAAGCCACCATTCCAACTAAAATTAATCGTACAGGTTGATATACCAACATCCCAAGCGGTCAGAGTACCACTAATTATAGGTTTCAATAATAATCACCGCCTTTCTATGCTCTACTTTCGATATATATTTGATTCCAATTGTTGCGTGGGATTCTAACTCTCACTTTGTTACCAATTGAATAATTTTCTGTAGAAATTATGTTATATCTGTCTTTTTCAATTATGACAGTATATTTATAGGAAGTGGAAGAAGTTTGTGTTTTGTTAATTATCCTCGTCAAGTATGTTCTATCATAGGGAAGTTTATTAAGTTTTTCGTTACTTATTATGGTATTAATGGCTTTAATAAGTTCATTCTGTAAATCTTTTGAATCCACTAAAAACCCTCCTTTTTAATAAGGCTGTGCCACATTTCTGCAACACAGCCTATGTTAATTATCTTTTATTTGCTTGTTGATGAGCATATGAACTAAGACCAGCCAACGCATTAAATACATCATTAGCTTTTGATAAGTCGTTGATATTTGGCAAAGTAACTGTTCCAATAGAAACATTATTATTAACCATTTTATCACCAGTATTTTTAACCAAGTTGCTCATATCAGGTATTTGAATATTGTCTAATATCATTTTTGTTGGATTAACACCAAATTTCCACAAGTTATCTGTAATATCATGTGGTAATATCTGGTCACCAGAATTAAGTAATCTTAACTCAGCACCTCCATCACCAACTATAGACATTCCACCCTTAGCATATTTTGTACCGGTTGCATATTTAGGAACACTGGCTGTAATCTTACCATTCTTATCAATAGAAAAAGTAAGACTGTTAAACATTTTCTTGACACTATCTGACATTCCCTCAGTCATTCCCTTAGTTACAGCTCTAACTGCTTCATCCACGGTCTTATACAGAGGTTTGCCATTTTCGTCAAAGAAGTTTACATCATCTTTGTGGTCATTTAGCCAATCTAAAATCTTGTTTAACGTATCGAGTTGTTCCTGATTATAATAGTCGTCAAGATTGTCTTGTGCTTCCTTAACTGCACTATTATCAGCCTCATAATTAAAACCATAATCCTCGTGATAGATTAAATTCTTTTTATTTTGTTTAGCACTCTGTAATGCCTGTTGAAGTTTTTCAAGTTCAATGGCTTTAGACTGAGCATCATTAAGGTCATTAATTTTGTCAATTAAATCCTGAATTGAATTAATCCAAGGTGTCAACAAATCGTCATAGTTGTTCTCAATTTCTGCCTGTTTGTCAAGAATATCTCCGTCAAGACCATCAACTTCTTGAAGTTTATCCCGAAGTCCATCCCATGAATCAAAAGTCTTTTTAGAGATACCAAGTTTGCTGATACTCTTATAAAATTGGTCAACAGTAATAGTACCTTCACGCATTCCTTCATACAAAGCCTTAAACTGCTTCTTCTGAGAAGAATTCAATCCTTTGTCTGATAACGTTTTGTTAATTTGACTCCATTTTTCATCACGTTCTTTTTTAAGCTGAGATAACCCATTAAGACCGATGGAAATCTGTTTTGTGATTTGCGATTCGTTTTTAGTATGTCCCTGTGACTCCCAGAATGAGATTATCTTTTCATAGCGACTAGAAATAGCGTCAAGAACATTTTTAAACTTCTCGAGATTTTGATACGGTAATTCAGATATTGACTTATTCCATTCTAACTGGTTTTTCTCAGCATCGGATATATTTTTATCAATATCCCGAATTTTCTGCTTAATATCCTGATATTCATCTGAAGTCTTTGCGATATTATTGTTTTTGAGATATGCCTGATATGCCTTTTTCTCCTGATTCCATTTGTTAATCTGTTTCTTAGAATTAGAGATTTCTTCCTTATAATCACTCTTGGTTGCAGCAAAACCTTTTGTCTCATTTTTGTCAATTCGACTCTGTGTTTTATCTGCTTCATATTGTAACAAATCTAAATCGTCTTCTAAGTCAGAAATATCATCTTCCAATTGTTTTTTGATAAGTTCACGTTTATTTTGTTTTGTTTCTGTAATGTTGTCTCTAGCACTAGTATACTTATCCCAATATTCCTGATAACTGTCGATTGCATCCAATACAGATTTTTGTGACTTTTTACTTTTTCCCTTTTTAGCAGACTCTTTAATTGTTTGGATCGAATAATCACCGCTCTGAATCTTCTTTTTTAAATCAGAAGAAAGATTAATGCTGTCGAGTTTTTTCTTGTATTTCTTTGCAGCTATTTCATATCCGTGTAATAAATCATCATACTGTTTTTTCGCCTGTTTAAATAAACCGTTTTTAGTTTTCTTAGAAGCGTAATCGTTTATCTTGTCAACAGTCTTCTTAACTTTATCTTCTAATCGTTTTAAACGAACCTCAATCCAATCAAACACTTTGTTAGAGGAAGAAGAATCAGAACCAGAACCAGAGCCAGTTACTTTGGGAAGAGAAAGGTCAATATCAATTTTTGTTTTAGTCTTTTTGCCCTTTTTATTTAATTTGTTGCCAACTTGATCCTTTGCCATCTTTTTAGAATATTCGTCAACGGTCATTCCATTAGCTCTTGCAGCTGCTTCTAAACTCGAACCCTGATATTTAGAAGGATTGTTGTTTACATCTTGTAACAAACTAATATTATTAGCAGCAATTCCAGCAGCTTTAGCAATGTTATTTAACTGTTCTATGGTTTGGGTAGCGTCTAAATCTGACCAATTGGTTGTTTGATAAGCAAGTTTCGCAAGTTCAATTCTTGCCTTTTTAGAACCATTAGCTTCGCCAAGTAACATAGCAATATCAGTACCCGACATTTCTGCCAACTCTTCGCCACTTTTAACAGTTTTCTTTTGTTCTTTGCTAAGAGCAGAATATGCAAGATTTAAACTTTTTGCTTTATTTTCAAGTTGAGTAGTAACAACTTCCTGTGCATTCTTTATACCTAAATCTTTTAACTGACTTGTATAATAATCCTTGTTTTCTTCTGTAAGCTGAGATAAGAAGTTGTTAGAATTAACGTATTCACTTGCAAGTTTATTCTGTGCTTCCTGACAGTCTGTAAGAGCAGAAGTAGTAGAACCAAGTGTGTTTTTAAATTCATTCCAAGACTTAAGTTTACCAAATTCAGGTTCCATACCGCTAAGAGTATCTGCACCGGCAACACCATTATCACGCTTATCGGCATATGCATCCTGAATTGATTTAATGCTTGATTTAAGGGAATTTAACTGTTTGGAGCTATCAACCAAATCATTGATTTTCTTAATTGCAACATCAGCATCAATTCCTATTTGTGATAACCAAGTTTTTGCACCTTCTGTTGCTTCAAAGGTTTTCCTTGTAAGTTTACCTGATTCAGCAAGAGTAGTAAGGTCTTTCTTGGTATTTTTCATACCGGAATCATCGTCTGCGTTATCAAGGTCTGACCATGCATTCGCAAATTGCCTTTTTGCATCTATCTGTGATTGTTTAACAAATCTTTCTCTTAAATTTTTAAGTAATGTATCACTTATATCTTTTTTAGCAATTTGAATAGCTCCGTCTTCACCAGAGAAGTGCATAAGACGACCAACAACTTCTGCCCAATTTCCATTGTTATCATAATCTTGACTTGCACTAATAGCTGCATAAATACCATGTACAAAAGTATCACCAATTTTCATACCTTGAGCATCAAGTTTCTTTAATTCGTCATCTGAAACTTTACCATCATCAGCGTATGCTTTTTGTAAAATAGTGTTAATATACTTTTCAACAGTGTCTTTTGATAAGAAAGTTCCATCGGGAAGAATAGGAGTAAATGCAACCTCCCAACCATTACCATCTAAGTTTTCTCCAAAACGATCAGAACCACCAAATACAGTATCAATAGAGCCTACTTCTGGATTATAATCCCAACTTGCTAATGCATCAGCATAAGTTTGTTTAAGCTCATCTGACCAATGGATAATTGTACGCTTATCCATATCAACGTTACCAAATTGCGATAATTTGTTTTTCTTAATTGCATCTGCATAATCATCAAGTCCCCAATCAGAAATTTTCTGATATTCATCTTCGAGATTTTGTTGTGCTTCCTCAAATTTTTTTATTTGCTTTTGGGTAGCATTATTCTTAAAATCATTAATTATATTCTCGTCTATATTAGAAAAATCGGTTATGCTTTCTATTTCTTCATATTTTTTTAAAAGTTTCTGATAGTGCTTAGATTTTGTTGAAGCATATTCATTAACAGTGTCATCCAAACTATCTTGTGATTTTTTAGAACCTTCATCTATTCCGGAAAATAAATCATCAAAAACAGCCTTTCCACCGGATACAGTTTTGTTAATATCCTTAACCTTGTTTTTTACTGCGTTAAGATTTTTCTTTGCCGATTCGACACCTTTTCCTGAAGCTAATGCTTTATTATATTTTTCAACAGCATTTGTAGCTTCGTTATACATTTCTCTGGTGTCATCTCTTGACAAGATTTCTGCTTCGGCATATTTTTTTACATTATTTTTTGCCTTATTAATCTTGTCTTGATCAAAATCTGAGTCATTCTTTAAATCAGTAATCGTAGATTTATAAGAAGCTTTATATTTTAAATCAGAATTAGAAATATCATCAAAAAGGTTAGTCAATTGTTCTAAAATTTGTTCACGAGTTCCATTTGTATCAAGTCCGTAAAATCCATTTTCCGCACGATAAAATCCTAGATTTTTATACTTACTTACAATTTTTTCAAGCTTTGATATTTCAGAATCGTCAATCTTTCTTGTAACTCCCAAAACTGTGGATCTAATTAGTTCTTCATTTAAATACTTTTTATCTTCTTTGATATTATTATAGTTAGTAGAAACATAATCACTAGCTTTTTTCTTTGAAATTTTCTCTAGTTTACCTAGTTGCTCATCATATTTTCCATTAACTAAATCAAGTTTTTCAGCTTCATCACCATATTTTTCATTTAACTCATCTTGTATTTGAGTTAACTGTTCTTTGGTTGTTTTTATTTCTTCATTAGAAAGAGAAGAATCTGCTAATTTGGTTTTTAATTCCTTATATTTAGATATAGATTCATCAAGTGAAGAATTTTCTTCATTCCAAGATTCGGTGAGCTCATTAGATTTTTCACGAGCTTTTTCCGATGCATGAACTAGATTATCTATTCCGGTTACAACTAGACTAATAACTTCTCCGATAGCCCATGCAGCAATCATGTTTCCTGCCATGGATAATGCTTTCATACCAACGGACGCAGCTTTGGCACCAATAGTCATTTGTTTTAATCCGTTATTATAAGCAATAGCCGATTGTTTTGCTGCATTCTGAGCATTTTTTACATCATCAAGAGATACTTTTGTTAAGTTATTTTCTTGAACAAATCTTGATTGCCATTTTTCGCCTTCTTTTAATCCATTAAAATAATCTTGCCAACTGCTTTGATTTGCATCTACTAATTTTTTCTGTGTCAAAAGTCCATTTAAAATGTCATCTGGATTTTGTTCGTATACAGATAAATCTTTTAATTTATCTTGTATATCAGATTTAGTAATAATAAATTTATCACTTAGGTCTTTTTTAATAGAAGAATTTTTCCACGCATTTGCAATATTAGAAATTGTATAATCATTTGTTGCGATTAATTCTTCTGAGACTTTTTTAAACCTATTGCCAATATCTTCAAACGATTTTCCAAATATACCAAACTGAGATGAAAATGTATCTTTATCACTGTCAAATGTTTTGAATATCGTACTATATTAATACAAGCTGTTTGAAGACTTGTTGAATTTAATTATATGTGATACAATTTTCATAAATTGGAGGTGTGCAATCATGTTAATGTATTGTAAAAAATGTGGAAGAGTATGGATAAAATTTGGTACTGAAAAAGACAATTGTGATATATGTGATTCAATTTGTTATCCTGTGCCAGATAAGTATTTATTGGTCTGGAATGGAGAAATTTATAAAAATAATTTGAATGAAAGCAAAAAAGATCAATTCATAGAAGAATGCGTAAAATCTTCGCCAGAATTTGATGAATATCTCTTTAATAATCGAGACAGAACCAAAGCACAAAAATCTGCTGAATATGAACGAGATTTGGCTATCGGTGATGCAATACGTCAAGGTGCAGATGTTAAAACAGCTTTTCGTAATGGTGGACAAAATATTCCTAAATGTCCTACCTGTGGTTCGACAAATATTCAAAAAATCTCCACCACAAGGAGATTGGTAACTACAGGTTTATTTGGATTAGCAAGCAGTAATGTTGGTAAAACTATGCTTTGTAAAAATTGTGGTTACAAGTGGTAAACAATATCGAATGCATGTTCAGGCTATCCTCATTTGGTAATTAGTGGTAAAATATTCCTATAAAAATAATGTACAGAGGAGGAAGTTTACTATGACAACTAATGAACAATGTATGAAAGATATTCTTACTTTCATTGACGAAAACACAAGCGTAAAAGTTAGGACATCTAGCAATAATGATATTGAATTGCGAGCACCTGGAATTTCATCAATATTAACAGCTTTGAGCAAAGATAATAAATATTCTATTGAAGAAGTTGCTTTTAATCTTGTAAAATGTGATAAATTACATCTTATAGATGCAAACTTATATACTCAAGGGAATACTATTAAATCTGCTCAAAGTGATATTTATGGTATTACATGTTACGGAGAACAATTTATCAAAGAAAAATAATCTACTTTTATGTTTTTATCGGTGTTTTAAATTTCTGATTCATCATCAGGAAATCTTAAATATCCTGTACATTTTAAGCGATCAAGTGAATTATTTAAAAAGACTACGGCTTGGAAATAATCCAAGTCGTTTTCTTTGAATAACAATAATAATCCACTATATAATTGTTCTATTTTTTCATGAGTACCAATACTTAATTTATTGTTCATAATTATCACCTCATAATAAATTGCTAAAGAGTATACAAAGTCGAAATAGAATAGGAGAACTAATATGTTATCAGATGAACAATTACAAAGATTATCTGAAATCATAAGTTCAGCAGAATACAAAAATTATACAGCCAGCCAGATAAAGGAACAGACATATAAAAATCTAAAACAAAATAATATTCCAGATTTTGAAAATCCAATAGTAACAGAATTAAAAACTGCTAACAGTAAGATTGATGAATTATCAGAACAGTTGGATTATTCATATACACAACTTAAACAAGCAAATGATAAAATTTCTTCTCAGAATTTATATATAAAAGAGTTGAAATCTGATTTAAAAGAAGAAACTGAGAAAAGAGTAATTGCCGAAAATAAGTTGGGTAGTAAAGATTGGAAAACTGCACTGATTTCGTTTGGGTTTGCTTTACTTGTTTTGATAATAGAACATTGGAAAGACATTTTAACTTTTATACTATCCCTAATACACGCAAGATAGTAATCCCAACACAATACCCTAAAATAGTTCCTATACCTTGGAAAAATATTTGTCGTTTTATTTCTTTAGACATATTGACTCCTTTCTTTGAAATAAATACTGTCATTCAATGAACACTTCTAAAATTGGCACAGTAAGTCGTATGATTTCGACCACTATGTTCGGATTAGCAAGTAAGAAAATGGGTAAACAATGGCACTGTAATAGCTGTAAGAGTGATTTTTAAAAATAGAATAATTCACTTAAACATATGTTCCGACTAACAAAATCCATCAACATGATTTAATGCCATTACAACATCGTTATCAACATGGTTCGTTTTATGACCACTAAAATAATCATCATATATTGCATATTCTAATTCATTACGTTGTTCCTTAAACTTATCAGTGAGAAGCGTAAGAATTTCTTCGACTTCAGAATATGTACATTTGTGATTTTTTAGCATTTGAGAAATTTCAACTGAGAGATACATTGTTTTTGAGATATATTTATTATCCAATTTATCACATCCTTTCAATGGAGGTATACTAATGAAGCTTAATCCTGATTGCATGAGAATTATACTTAAATACTGTGTAGAACATATTGATTATAAAGACATTGGTCTTAATCAGTGGCATGAAAATTCTGTTACACTTGCTATGCTATATAATAGTGATGAACTCAAAGAGTTTGAGAAGAAAGAAATTATGTATTCTGTAATGAAACTTTATGAGTATAGGTTTATTACCGTATCTAAAATTCAGCCAACAAACGGACAACAATATTTTGACAGTTGTGAAATAACAGACGTAACGGTTTATGGTCACGACTTTTATAATTCTATTCAAGAAGATACCATCTGGAATAAAACTAAAAATGTTGTTGGTCAAGTTGGAAATCACACATTGAAGTTCATCGAAGATGCTGCTCAAAAAATTGCAATTGAGTCTGCGAAACAAGCTGTAACTATTACGATGATGCAAAAATAATATTTAGATCAAATAGAATAGAAGAGTAGTGAGAAATTACTACTCTTTTTTAGACAAAAAAGAGCAACTATAAACATATAGTTGCTCATAAAAGAAATATCTTTTTATATAATTCACTGGCTCAATGCCAAATAGCGTTAGGAAAATGGTAATCCTAACATATCAATTCACTGTCCTTATTGACTATTTAACTATGACACATTTATTCTTTTTCGTCAACAATGTTCTTTTTCAATTGTATTATATGCGATATGAGCCAAGTGTAATAGTTGTGGGCATACTTGATAGAAGAAGAACAATAGAAGAGGAGTAGACTATATCGCCGCTCTTTGCTTTTATGTAAAATAAAATGAGAGCAGGTCACACCTACTCTCATTCTTTCTACTGATGATATTTATCTCCCTGCTTCGTGGTCACACCTCTATCAGTTCGACTACCGTACCTCGTGGTCACACCTCTATTACGGTATTAATATCATAATAAATATATTCTATGATGTCAATGTTTATCATAAAATATTTTTTATTCCCAATATCTCCTTATATTCTGTATCTACATTATAAATTTTAGCTCCTAGTATTTTTGCTAATTTATGAAAATCTTTTTTAACATTCGCATTATATCTAAGCATTTGTGATGGAACTATATCTGCTATTTGCAAACCAATGCAATTATCACCTTTCACAGTAAAACCAATAGAAGATAAGTAGTTACTAACTTCTTTTTCATCAAAATAAATAGAGCCATTTTGTAAATATCTATAAAAGACATCTAAGACATTTTTATTTTCATTAAAGCAACGTGACTCAACACAAATTTGACCATAACCACCTTTATCTCTTAGATAATATGTAAACATATCTAATAAATGATAAAATCCAATATTATAATTATTACCGGCTTTCCCATATCGCAATTTAGACATTTTATTATTATCAAAGTAAATACATAAAATATCAAGTTTTGCCTCTGATAGAAGTTTTGCGTAATCATCCCAAAACGGTTTTCTTATCTTTTCATCTTGTAGACAAGCAAAATCTTTTTTATTCTTTCGCATATCGGTATAGTGAAAAACAATATCGGTACGACCAAAATGTTTTTGCTTTAATTGGTTTACAAGTTTTGTTAATTCCTTTTCGTAATATTCTCTCTCAACGACAATTCCAGCAAAACAAAAGTTTGAATAATGTTTATCTGGTTTAGTTTCGTCAACAAAGAGCAAATAATCAGCCATAATATATTCTCCAATCATTAGTATTATAATTCCCCATTATATACCAATAATCGACAGAATACTATTCAGAACGTTTGTTTATAGGTGAATAGAATAGAAGAGTAATGAGAAATTGTTGCATAATAAAAGACACCTTAGTTGGTGTCTTTATTGTTTTGGTACATCTTTGCTAATTGCTCCATACCTTTGAAATCAATGCAACGCTTGGAAATAGTATTTTCTGGTTTATCATATTTTAGACTATAAAGCTCCAAAGCCTTAGTACCTAAGTCTAATTTGTTGATTGCCTTCAGCTCTGAATCTAACAGATTAATATATCTGCTTTTAGCTTCTTCTGACTCAAAAGACCTGTATGTATCTATTTTCTTTTTCTCAAATTTTTGTGTACATTCTTTTGGAATTGGAAACATATAATTCAAATTTACGACAGCAATTAGTCTTTTTGGATTTTTGAGATCAAACAGTTTATAGAAATCTTTCTGTTGTCCCATTTTTTGATGTCGCTTTTGTGGATGAGATACTTGTGTTATATAATATAAACCGTCTTTTTCAAAAAGAACTCCGAAGAATGGCTTATATTTGTCTGTCCCATAATCTGTTTTTGGTATTCTTTTTTCTACATTTCTCAAATAATCTAAATAATTTTCATTTACATGAATCCATTTCATCATATGTCTCCTAAATAAAAGGAGCTGTAACACAGCCCCTTATTAATACGATTTTTTACATGCTTCGTAACATCTATTAATACAGTATTTTTACATGCTCTGTAACATCTATTAATACGATTTTACGGCTTCGTAACCGCTATTATAGAAATCATTTCTGATTTCTTACTTATATTATACACAATTATGAGAAAAAATCTATGCTTTTTTTGAAAAACTTTTAAATTTTTTAAGTCAATAAAAGTCGAAAAAATACGATGAAAAATTGTATCGCATTTTTGCAAAGTATTATATAATTATTTAGGGGGGGAGAACAAAAGTCCATAGATTTAATTCTGTGGGCTTTGTTTTTATGTGTGTTTCTTTCAAACTTACGGTACACACGAACCCTACTGTTGTCCTATTAACAATGTGCTATTTAATAAGGTGAGAGCAGTAACACTCTTTTACGCTTTTATATCTCAGTCACGAGAGTAGTACGATAACTACGTATGGAGTCCCTTTTACAAGCTATCTTATGATAACTCAAAATCGTTTAGACTCTCTGAACACCTCCATTATAATATTCTCTATTATAATAGAATCCGTTGCTGATTGCCGATTTAGTTCATATAGAACCGATACTTAGGGTTGCCCCATATATCCGAATAACCTCCATTTCTAGATTTGACTTTTCTTGTTGTCACCAACATCCTTTCGGAATACATTCACGCTCGCCATTTCTAGCCACGTTGTAGTGTGTTATTTTATATATACGGTATATTTTATTTCTTCCCAGCACTGTGAGATAGCAACTCACAATTACGATTTATTTTAAAACATCTATAGGCTGACTAGACCTAATCTTCCCAACTCTTGATTGTTATCTTGAGTTAGGTGGGCATATTCAAAACAATAACAACGATTTGAAAAATTACGCACTCACGTAACATTTACCGATGTTTTTAAAACTAAGACCTGCTGCAATAGCAGCAAAAATATTTGGAATCAAACGCCCATCTTTTATTACAGTATCAAGAGCGCTAATTAATTTTCCAGCATTATCAATAGCACCCTTTAAAAAGTCTGATGATAACGCATCATTTGCTAATTCTTCTAGTTTAGCTTTTGTAACATCAATAGAATACTGAATTGATTTCTGATAATTTTCTTGTTCTTTTTGTGCAGAACCGGCAGAGTTTTCGGCTGTTTTATATACATTTTCTAATTGATCAATATTCTGCATAACAGAATATAAAACATTGGCATTTCGTTTTCCAGCCAAAGCCTCTCCAAGAGAAGACTGTTCTAAGTCTGTAAGATTATTCCACTCTTTTCCTATTCCAAGTAAAATATCGTATATTGACTTAAAAGTATTTTCATCTTCCATAATATCAAATCCAGTAAGGGATTTGATCAAATCTCGTAATTTTGAAGTTGTTTTGGTATATTCATCTGTTTCTTCGCCAAGATTTTGCAATTCTGTTTCTGCACCACGAATACGTGCAGAAAGTGTCTTAAATGTTGTACCGATACTGTCTGGATCTTGCACTACAGCATTTGCAGTAGTAACTAAAGCTATACTTTCAGATAAACTCGTGTTTGCAGCATTAAACGAAGCAGCAGAACGTTTCAAAGCTTCGCCAATACCTTGTGTGTCTATTGCATAGTGGTTCGCAACCTCATTAAATTTGTCAATTATGCTTTCGGCTTTACTTGCATCTAACTGAAAACCTTGAAGTGTTGAAATAAGATTTTCACTTGCAGTTTCTGTAGACATATTGTCGCCGACATTAACATAAAGCTGTGTCGTTTTCGCTAATTTCTCTGCGTCTGGAATAGAATAACCAAGTCTAGCCCAATCTGCTTGCAATGATACAATGTTACTAATTGAAGAACCTAAATCTTTTGCATCGACTGTCGCCTGTTCAAGAGCATTATTTAAGTCCGACTCTGTTCCGTCAGACACCTTTCTTAATTCAGTGACACTTTTATTAATTTCATTAACTAAATTAAATCCTTGCTGTAGATATCTTATCCAATCTTGCCAACTCAAAAACTGAGCAACAAACTTGCTGTTCATATCAGTAAGACGACTACCAATTTGACTAAAGAAGTTTTTGCCCATATTACCAGTTGAAGCAACATCTGCCTTTAATCCAGAAAAAGATATTTTAATCTTTTCAATTTCTTGTGCAGTTACTTTACCAGCGTTTTTAAGTTCTTCTGCATAATCAATAATACTATCTAAATTCTGCTTCTGAGATGAAGACATATTGGTGTTTTGCGATCTAAAAATCTTCATCTGTGATATAATATCAGCAATCTTAGAATCTTGTTTAACAAGTTTATTCTCTAACAATTTTGAATCGTCAACTATTTTTTGAACTTCACTATCAATCGCCTTTAAGCGGGCAACGTCTTCTGGTTTTGTGATATTAAGCCGCTCAATTTCTTTCATTTTTGAGCTAACTCGCTCAATAAATTCAGGAGTATATTTAGAAGCATTAGTGTATGTAGATAATTTTTGTACTTCATCATTTTGAATTTTTAAAAGACTATTATCGACTTTTTGTGCATTTTTTTGCTGAATCTCCGAAATAGTTTTATCTATTTTATCCAACTTATCCTGTGCATTAGATAATTGTTTAGACGATAATATGGTGGCAGAACCATCTGCTTTTCCCATAATTTCATTTATTGTTTTCAATAATTCTTGGGAATCTTTTTTATCGTTATTAAATGCCTTGTCATTTGCCATTCGTTTTCTTATAGAAGCATATTCATCTATGGCAATATTTAACTCTTTGAATTTTTGAATTTGCTTGTCCGTTTTAGGTATTTTTATTTCATCTTTTCCAAAGTTTGTCAACTCATTATCAAGATTATTAATCCCCTTAGTAATAGTTCGAAATCTTTGAGAAAACATATTTCCATCTGCGTCAATTCTTGCAGAAAATGTTTTCCAAGTTCCATCAGCGTCTTTTATTTTTGCACTTACCTTTACAAGACCATCAACAAGTTCAGTGTTTACTGTTTCTCCAAGAATTGTATATCCAGAATTTAATAACTTCTCATTAACTCTATTAGGAGAGTAATTTAAGAAATCTTCTTCTGATATTTTTTTTCTTTTTGTATATCTATCCTTTTTAGGTGGAGTAGGTGGAGTTGTATTTCCCGATGAAATATTCGATTCTTCTGATGGAAGAGTAGTATCATCTTTTGGTATTTTTAATTTAGGAATATTTTCTATCTTTTCTACCAATGGATTTAAAGCATCAATAATTTTCTGAATAGATTTGACTTCAGCCCTTGCAGCTAATTCCATCGTATTAGCTTCTATCTTAATTGCTTCAGTTTTTATATTAATAGTAGAAGTTAAAGTATTAACAGAATCTTCTACTTTATTAAACCCTTTTGCTTCATTCGTGACAGAAGTTCCATCTTTTTTTGAATTCATCTGTTCATAGACTTTGTTCATTTTTTTAATGGTTTCTGTGTTGTCTGTTAAATCAAAAGGTGTTTTCATACCGCCAGCGTTTACATACTTTTGGTACATTTCAACTAATTCTTGAATATCTTTCTTCTGCTTAGATAAATTGATTTTACCAGATTCATCAGCAATGGATTTGAATTTAGATTCAATAGAAGACCACTGTTTATCTACATCGCTAATAGAAGCGTCTTTGAACATTTTCCAAAATGTATTACCAATATCTCTTGTCAAATTTATCATACGGTCAAGTCGAGAAATAACATCATCAAGAGTAGAAGATACTGATTCCAATTCATTGTCTGCTTTGTCTACAGAAGATGTATCTACTTTCTGGGAATTTAACTCTTTAACTTTTAAAAGAATAGTATCTATGATATTCTTGCTATCTTCAAGTTTCCCAACCCTTCCAATAGAAGACAACTCATTAGTGCCGCCCATATTGAGATATTTATTATATTCTGAAGCAAGCTTATCCACATTTGCATTTTTTCTAAAAGTACCATCTAATTTGATAGAATTTTCAATTAACTTAGATACATTCTTCCACTGCGTTTCGATGTCGGTGACACTACTTACACCCGATGCTCTTGCAAGAGTAGATTCTATATTCTGTAATGTCTTTAACATTGACTGCAATTCGGTTAATTGACCAAGACTTTTTGAAATTTCTTCTGCAAATTTATCAAATCCTTTAAAACTAAAATTCTTTGAATCTGCTGAATTTAATAATTCATTAACCTCTACAAGTTTGTCAGCAAGTTCATTAACCTCTTTTTTTGATTCTGCTATTTGACCTGTAATATCAATCTTTTTACCAGAATCGGAAGAAAGAAGTGCGTCTGATATTTTTTTGAATTCTTTTTCATTAAAATCAAAACATAATTTAATAGGAGAAATTTCAAATATATTTTGAATTTTACCAATTGTTTTCTTAGAATAAGAAACAGCCTCATCCATTATAGAAGTAAATGTCTTCTTATAAACACCTTCTAAATCAATAACTGCATCTTCACCAGTTTTTGCTAATTCTCTTTGATATTTTTTTGAATAAGACTTGCTTACAGTTCCGACTTCACCTTTTTTCTCAGAAGATACTGCATTTGGTGCTACTACAAGTTTTACAGGAGCAACAACAGGATTATTATTAAGATCATTCTGCAAATTATCAAGAATAGGAGAGAGCTTCTTCCATAATTCAGACGAAGTGGTTTCAATTGTTACACCAGTTACTAATTCTGCTGAATTTGGATTGAGTTTATCTGATATTTTTGCGGAAGCTGTTTTAGACGAAGTAGGTTTTATCATTTTTTCTAATTCTTCACGAGTTTTGATAGCCGATTCACGAATTTCATCTAAAGTACCCTTTACGATTTTTCCATATTCAGATACTTTTTTGTCAACATTGTCATCAGAAATAAGTATTGAATCGCCAAATGTATATTCCCCTGTTTTATCAGGAATATCCATTAACTGTTGAATAGAATCATGTAAATCGGCAGCTTTTAATTTTAATATATTAATTTGGTTAATTGTTTTTTCAAAACCAATACTGTTTTTATCAAAGTTTGAAAGTTCCGATTCAGATTTTTCGATTAATTCAAGAGTGTTTTTTAAATCCCTGGCAAGAACATCTAATTCTGCTTGAGCTTGATCTGTATCAAATAATTCATATTTTGAACCTTTTGCATCACTGAATTCATCTGTACTTTTAAGTAGTTTATTAATTTCTTTTATCTGAGATTTTGCTTGATTTACTGCGTTATCATCAAATGACATTAATGAAATGCCTTGATCATTAAGCTTCTTAATCATTGTATCAATAGCATTATTTGTATTCTGTACATAGTCTTGGAAATCTTTAAATTGACTACTTATTTTACTTATATCAATACCATTTCCAAGTATTTTTATTTGTGAATTTATAGTTGAAACAGCTAAATCTAATCTATCAATTTCTGCACGAACAGATTCAAAATTCTTATTAACAGTTTGCTTAAAAGCCTTAAAACTGTTTTTATCCACTTTTCCGATACTTAAATCAGAAAAAGATTTTTCCATATCTGCCTTAAAACGTTTTAATTCAGCAATAGTGTTATCAAATTGTGCCTTCATTCCTTTTGATAACTTATCACTTGAAGCCATCTCGGTTAAAGCAGATTCGTAATCACGAATCATCTGATTAAGCTCATTCTTATAATCAATAGCAATACTTACTACACCATCTTTTGCCATTTTAATTCCTCCTTATTAAATTTTGCATCTATTCTGCATGTCTTTTATTAATTCATTTTTATATTTTTCCATTTCGTTATAAATATTAAAACTTGCAGCAACTCCATATCCACCATGCCAATCACCACCATGCCAAGTACCAGATGGATTATAGATATATGTACTCAATAAATATTGTCCTGATATGGAATCATTTCTAATTACTGGATAATCTTTCATAGTAGTACCATCAATACGAACACCACCATAAAATCTATCAGTTCCATTTTTGTAATATTTATGCGCTGATCTATATAAATTGAAGGTACGACTATAGTATGGTTCATCGTATTTATTCAATTTTGGTTGATAATCGGCATAATACCAATCGAGTAAGGTAATATAATGGTTTGTTAATTTTTCAGAAGCCTCATGTGCTAATTTTTTTGCTTTTTCTTGGCATTGTTTTTCTATCTTACTTATAAAATTCTGATCTAGTCTAAATGAACCCATTTATCATCACCTCCAAAATTTCACTATTTTTACACTAAAATAGGAGAGTAGTAATACTGCTCTCCATAAGAAAAGCTCTATATGCTTTGATACGTATAGAGCCTGTTTATTTTATTTATTATATATGATATAATTATTGCACCTGTGGTAAATATAGGTAGATAAGGAATTGCTGTAATGGAAATCGCTTGTTCAGTCGTTTCTGCCTGTGTTGCAGTCTTAGGGCTTGTATATACAGTATACAGAGACAATAAAAAGAAATAATATAACCTATTATTTTAAGTACCACAGATGCGAGTATCTACTTGATAAGGTTGACGTGATAGAGCGGTAGAAGACCAGTCACCTTCTGCTACACAAAACTATAATAACAAAACCTATATTTACATAGTTCTTGAGGGACAACCTAACCAAGTAGAGAAAGTATTTGCTTGACAATACGATTATAAATGTTATAATCAACAATAGAACAAGCAAAATAATAAAATCCATTATATGTACTAATCCATATCTTCATTGCAATCTGACTAATTGTAGCCGAAGACTTAAAGAAAAGAAGTACATCAGGAGGCAGGAGATAGCATCATATTATTCGTAATGTGGTGCTATCTCTCGTTTTAATAAGAAATTTGAATTTCTTATACATTTATATATGTATTTGTTTCTTCATCTAATTTTAAAAATGCATGAGCCAACGTAGCTTTTCTATCATCCTTAGAAACAAGAGTAATATATAAGTCTTCTGATCCATCATCCTTTTTCAAAAGTTCGCTCTCCGACCCAATTTTATTTTTATTTTCCTGTTCTAATCTATATTTTGCTAAAAGCATTAGAGCCTCACCACAAGTTCCGTTGAAATCATCTGGAAGATTAAACCAACATTCTTCTATATAAAATAGCTTGTTTGATACCATATTCTATACCTCTTTAAAATTTGCGGTACTGCTAAGTTTATAATCATCAAGAATCTTTCTCAACTCATCATTGGATAAACTATCAAGTTTCTTATTCACAACATCAACAAGTGGTGTGAGAGTAGCTTCGCCAAGAGTTTTGAATCTATCTACCTGTCTTTCGATAAAAGCCTGTGGATCAGAATAATTTTTTAATGTATCTGAGACTTTCATATCTAGTACAGTCCTAAATTCGCCTAATTCACTTATAGGAATAAGTGGATCAGCTTTATCAGAACCAACCATTAAAATATCGAGTAAGCCAGATGATTTAAGTGCATCATATTCTTTAATAAAACTTCCGTCTTCAATCTCAAGATTAGTATATAATTCAATCACTGCACGGCAGAACTGTACATACTGCGCAACTGAATTTAGATTAATTTTGTCTGTTTTACGATACTTTGTTTTACCATTGTCATCATAAGATTCCTGCTTAAACATTGTTTTATCTACAATTAACTGTGCATAAGTATCTTTTTTTATTATTGATACATATGGACTTATCTTAATTTTTTCTTCGATGAATCTATCTTTTGACTGTTGTGTAGCTATATCGTTATATCTTTTTACAAATTCTAAAATTTTCATATATTATTCCTTTCTTTCCAATACAAAAAAGAGACTGGTCACAAAACCAGTCTCCCTTAGATAATTTTATTATTTAGTTTTTTGTTTTTAATGCGACTTCGCAAGGTAGTAATAGCCACTTTGCATTTTTGTGTTTATGTATATTTTGTTCAACAAAGATGTGAACTTCATCTAAAGTTGCCTTATTTACATCTTCCAAAACCTTATACTCAAACACGTCATTTTCATCAACACATACAAGTTTAAAGAATGTCGAGTTTCCCATACTGTCACCCCTTTCTTCATTTGATACAAAACAATTCATAAAGATCTACGTGTAAAATTTTGGAAAGAGTAATGGCATTCCTCAACATAATATCATTCGTATATCCATTCTCGATACGGTTTAATTCTGCAACAGAGATTCCACTTAATCGAGATAGCTCTTGTAATGTTATATTATTTTTATTTCTATAATACCATAATTTATTTTCCATAATTTTAATGTGTTCAATATGCTTATTGTTTATACATGAATTATATAATGGAAAAATTTACATTCGTGTAAAATTAGTTATAGTATAATATTATTTTGTGTGATTAGATATGCGTTTCTTTTATAAGCAAATCAACATCATATTTATATCTAGTTCTTTTTTTATTATTTTGAATTCGAGTTGCGTTATAATCTTCTAAATCCTTTATGTTAAAAGACTTCTTATTTATATTTTTCATCATATCCATAAAATCACTAATCTCAATGAAGAATGTATCGTTATTGTTATTACGAAAATTACAAATAAAGCCTGCGACAAGATTGTGTTTACTTGCTTCTTGTAAAGATTTTATTTGATTGTCTCGAATCATTGAAAGTGAAATACTCGTATTTGAAGTCGATTTTAATTCCCACAAAAACAATGTTTGAGTTAAATCATCAAAACATATATAATCACATATGTTACTACTTGCGAATCTGGTGTTATTACCATTTCCAAATGAAGCAGCGTTATCTCTTAATCTATATATCCAACAAGTGTCAGGAGCAGACACTTTAAAATCCGATTCAAAAAGTTTTCCTGGATTTTTAGTTATGTTAATCACCTCTTGATTATTATTTAAGGGTAGGAGAGTAGTCTAGCCACATACTCTCCAAAAACAAAATGCCCTTACCACATGGCTAGATAGTGGTAAAGACACTTTACAGAATAGAAGAGCGATTCCCAAAGAAACCGCTCTTTCAAACTTAAAAATTACCATTTTTCATTTTTTCTTGATAAGCCTCATTAATGATTTTCATCGAATTTTCAACTTCACCATTTTTTAAACCATGTTCAGTTAATATTCTTTCATATGATTCATAAGTTTTAAAACAATGCTTAAAACAATCTTTATTACATGGTTTATTTTCAGATATTTTTGTCGCAAAATTATTAATTTCCCAGCGATAATCGTTAATTTCTTTTTCAACAAACATCGTTGTTAATTTTGCTAAATCATCTTTTATTGCCTTATCATGTTTTATAGCACGTTCCGTATCTTTTGCCTCTTTATCTTTTAATTCATTGAGTGCTTCCGAAGTTTTGATAAGCAATTCATGTTCTTCACGTTTTAGTCGCATAGACCTCGTTTCCAAACCCAACAATTTAATGAACCAATCAAACAACGTCCACATAAATTTAAATGCTAACAAAATAGTACAAATGGAAATAATTAAAGTACCATAATTAATCTGTGTAAGTTCCTTTATTGCATCCATTCATACTATTACCTGCTTTCTTTAATCTTTTTTAATATTTCTTCAATATCTTCAGCAACCAATTCACCATTCTTAATTGAATCGGTGATATTCTGGGCAATCTGAGAAGCAGGTGTTACATTGAAGTTTTTATATGTATTATACAATGTCATTATAATTAAAAATACAATTGACACGATTTCTGATGCTTCATCATTTGTAACAGGAATTGTATTAATTCCGAATATCTGTAATACTGCATTGATTAATGCTATAAGTAAAACAACTATTCTTGTAATCGCTTCGGGAGTAATTCCCTTTAAATTTATTTTCTTCATTATTTTCCTCCTTGTTTTTATTTAACCAAGACCAATCTTGAATTTGTCCACAAGAACAAACTTTTTGCCGAGGCGATATTTCTTCACCACAACGTACACAAACCGCATACCCACCATCAAGCTCTATGTATGGTTCTAATGGTGTCTTTTTTGAAATATTATCTATACTCATATACACGACCTCAAAATTTCAATATTTTTTTTCAAATTTTTACAGAAGCACTCTAATTCTTTTTTTGTTTCATTTCCATTAAAAGTAATACGAATACAATTGTTAATATCATTTTTATCTATATTTATTGCAGTAAGGGTAGAGGAGGGTGATAAATCACCACTTGCACAAGCACTACCAGTGCTAACCTGATAATCATTCATATCTAGTAAAATCATCAACGATTCACCGGGGACGTTTTTAAAACATATATATAAATTATGTGGAAGCCTATGTTGTAATTTTGAACCGATTAAATAACAATCTGATATATTATTAATAATATAATTATAGACATAATCTCGACTACACGATGTAATAGAAGAATAATCATAGTTTTTAATTGCTTTACCTAACGCCCCAATACCAAACACGTTTTCTGTACCACCAAACAATCCTTGTTCCTGCGAACCATATATAAGGGGTTCGAGTTCGATTGATGATTTTTTATATAAAACACCTGTCCCCTTCAATGCTCCAAGTTTATGAGCAGAAAAACCCAGACCATCAACATCTAGTGCTTTGACATCAACAGGAATTTGACTGATTGATCCTGTACAATCAACATAGATGATTGCATTATAAAAGTGAGATATCTCAATAATCTGTTTTACATCCTGAATTGTTCCTATCTCAGAGTTGGCATATTCTATAACTACAAGCTTCTTCATTGTATCCATAGATAAACATTCTTTAAGATCCTGAATATCTATCTTACCTGTATAGTCGACTTTGAGTGGACTCTTGTATTTAAGTGATTCTACACATTTTAATACCGACTTATGAGAAGTAGGGGAGTATAATACTTTACATTCATTTTTCTGAGTATAACCTTTAATAAACAGTGTATTATTGGCTGAACCACCGGATGTAAAGATAATGTTTTGAGAATCTGCGTTGATAAATTTCACTACATTATGTCGTGCGTCATTAATTATTTGTTTAGTTGCAACACCAGACTGATATAGCGATGAGGGATTTTGATATATATCCAACAAATAAACAATAAAATCTTTAACTTCTTGTTTTAGTGGGGTAGTAGCAGCATTATCTAAATACATAAAACAATCACCACCTAATCTAATTCATAATTACACCACTTTTTATAAACATCAGTAGTATCTTCTTTTAAAAATACCATAGCAAGAATGGCATTGTTTTTATCATCAATACTCGTATAAATATCAATAGGGAACACATTGTTTTTTATATAGAGTAACATTTGCTTAGGGTTAATTATTCTGATAACCTCGTGTGGCAAATAATTTCTTGCTTTTTTTAAATTTGTTTCAATCATTTTAGTTATTTTTCCTTTTATTCCTTTTTTATTTGAAAATCCTATTCATTTTCGTAAAAAATAGGGAATATAAAACTAATTGAATAGTAATTATATCCCCTATCAGAATTTTTTAAATCACTATTCAACATTACGAAATCCTTTCTTTTTTACAGGATTTTTAAATACCTTATCTGAATTTTCAATCATTTCAGTTTTTTCATTTTTAACAATTTTAGAAGTTTCTGTTGAATTCATTTTTTTGACTTCAACAGAAATTTTCTTTAAAGTGTTTTTATAACTTTCACCAAAATTATCTTTTTTAGATAAATCTAGTTTTGATAATTTTTCATTTGCCGTTTTTGCATCAATCTGACCATTTTCATATGAAGATGTTATTTTATAAATATCTTTACAATTTTCACAACAATATGAAAACATCCATGTTGGAAGTTCTTTGTGACATATATTGCAATATTCATACTGATTATGACAAACACAGCAAGTTCTTAAATTTTTAGACATTAAATACTCCTTTAAATACAAATAGAAGAGTAGAATATATCCACCCCTCTATTTGTGTATTATTTAATTACAAAATTAATCAGCATCTTCTTCTTCATCTACAAAATAGATTTCTACCATATCCTGTGATGCAGAACATGCGTCTGTAAGAATAGCACCTTTATAATCCATATTCTGTGAATCTCCACCTTCAAGAGCAATAGATACCTCTGGACTTGGAATAAATGATGGAATATGAATAATTACTGCACGGAAACTACCTACATTACACTTATCAACAGCGAGTGCCTTAAAGTATAATTCGTGAGCCTTTGGATACTTATCACCAGAAATTGTAATCTTTGCACCACTCTTAACATTTTTCTTAAATTTAACAAGATACTGTGTTTCATTTGTATCTGTAGGCGGTGTAAAAGTATGTCCTGCTGTATCTACTTTAAATTCTGTTTCAGATGCATCAGTTCCCTTTGTATATTCTTTACCAAGTGAACCATTTATAGAAAGTGCATTAACAATAAATGTGTCTTCAACTGCATCAGTAATATCAAGTGTTTCACCAGCTTTAATAATCTTAAAGATAGGCATAACAATAGCCTTTCCTGCATCAGCAATTTCAGCACTAGTTGCAGAAATAGCTTCAATAACTGCAAGATTTAAGAATGCGTTTGTAGCAGTAATTTCTCCACTTTTACCAGAGTATTTTCTGTATACTAAATTACCATCCTTATCTTTAATATCTGTAGAATCAGCAGTAATGTCGATTGTTGCGTTTGATAACTGTGTAAGAGCATATAAAGCTTTTGTTTTTGTAGCACCATAACCAAACTGTAAACGGTCAATAATTACGTCACCTAATTTAAATGCCATAATTTTAATCCTCCTTATATTTTAATTTTTTGTATTAAAAAAGAGCGACATCAAATCGCTCAAAGTCACACATTATTTATTTCTCTCATAAAATTAAACTGTTCTTTAGGTACTTTAGATGTATCGCAGAATCCACTATAACTTCCACCCATAAGTGCATGGGTAGATTCATATATTTGTAACCTCTGCACGGAGTCCATAAATTCGTAAATTCCAACGTCTCTAAGTTCCTGTAGTTTATATTTAAATCCTGGATGATTAATACAAGCTGATATGAGTGGCAAAAGAGTAGAAGTATTTTTATCTTCTTTTTGCGTAGCCATATTCATTCTATCTTCATCTATCATCCATTGTTTTGTAGTTTTGCCTTTAGCTTTTTCTATTTTTGGGTGTATATTTAATAGAGTCCTAATATATTCAGCTATTTCCATGTATTCAGATTCTTTTAATAAGAAATCATTTTTTTCATCATACAAACATAACTCTGAATTTTCTGAATTAGGATATTTTATTGATACCAATTCCATATTTTCAACTTGATAATCGGGGAACAATAATCGAATAACAGGGCGATCAATACCTGTATTTTTTAACATAGCGAACACTTCTATATCACTAACCTTGCACCAATCTATTCGTTGTGGCAAATCCCATAACATTACACGAATAGAAGTAGAATTATATAGAAAAGGCGAAAGACCAGAATAAAATTTTGACTCACCTATATCGAGAATATTACCTATCGTTGGTTGTATAATACGAATACCTTTAACAAAGTAATCTTCTCTAAAATACATTTTAAGTGGATCAAATTTATATTCTTGTGTATTCTCTTTTTTCTTTTTCGCTTCAGCTATAACGGCAGCTTGAAGTCCATCCAACATATCAGTATTTTGCTGCGCCATAACATCACCGCCTTAACTGATAGTTATTTACACTCGTTATACCATCTGTTGTTTTATGAATTCCATTAGTATCGACAACTTGGAATACAAGAGTGCGAACAAGATAATTATTATCTGTCGTAGATTCCTTTGATGAGATAAGATGTGTTTGCATTCCAAATATATTAGACCAATTAAATCGCTCTCTTATAATAGAAGCAATAAGATCATGTCTTGGAATTCCTGTTAATTTGTCATTCCTATCATTACCATGAATAAAAATAGTAAATGTAACATTTGTGTATTTTAATGTATCCTGATAGCGAGGCATTTCATCAAAAGATACTTGATAACAGATATAATGTTTTACCTCAGTCTGAGTATCTGGGATAAATAAATAAGGACGGATATTTGAATTTCCACCAAAATATCTATCCCATTCTCCAAGAGGTTCGTATTCCTTTGTTTTTTCGTTCCATTCCCAATTAATATTACCATCACCATCGAAAAGTTCTGATTCTAATGATTTCTCATTGAGTGCATATAAAAGACATGGATTAAGCATAAGTGCTTTCTCAATCTTTTTCTTATACTGAATATTTTCATCATCAGGAGTAGTCTTATATGCACGAAGTTTGTTTAACAAATCATTCTTTGTAACTAATTTTTCTGCCATAAAACACCTCCTATTCGATTAATTCTAGTGACAAAATTTCAGATTCAATCGGCAAATTATCTTTAACAATTTCACACTTAACAGATAATATTTTGCCAATAACAGAAGTATCACTAGGAAACTTTACTTTCTTTTGGTTGTACTCTGTGCCAGCTCGCCATGTTACTTTATCAGTCCAATCTTCATCGTCAATAGAGCAAGTCCATGTAAAAGTTGCATCAGCATATCCGGTTGTAATATCTTCATTGGAATCATTAAATAGATTTACTGTGAGAGTTTTATAGCTGCCACCAACTTTAATAGTTGAAGTGGATGCTGAAATTCTTGCTGCAATAGAAGATGGGGGAGTGGTTGAAGTAGACGGATCTGTTGGGGCAGTACCACCAAAATAGTTAGCCCAAAGACCTGTGATAATACCGTTTTTATCTTTCTCAATGTAATCAGTATTGCTATTGAATGGTTTCTGATATAGAGTAAGTTTTGTCCTTCCTCGGACATTTACTCGTTCCACCTTACTCACCACCCATGTATTAGGTGTCCAATTCTCAATCGAATAGTTTGGAATGTCTACAATGAGCCGTTGATTATTATTGTTGTCTTCAGAAACGTAATAGATTGTATCAGATATTTCATTTGTTGGAATGAACAAAAGTTCCTGATTCTGTTGACTTGATGTAACTCGATCAGTCCAAATTCCGCTATTGTATGATGACTGTGATTTTAAAACGCACCACATACTTCTCTTATATCTTTTATCTGCTTTGGTCTGAATCCACTGCAAGAGATAATCGCAAGGTAAAATGAAATACTTCTGGAAATCCTGTTCTACGTCTTTCATACAAATTAAATGTTTATGATAAAGTCCGTCTTTATCTGGTATATCAAGATACATACCCACAAAAATATCGACTAATTGATACTTCTTTCTATATTCTTCCATGTAGAATAATTCATCGTCTTCCGTGAAATATTCTTTCTGTTTTGGTCTGAATTGACATTGTAGAGTAGGAGAGTCCTTATCAATAGAACCATACTTACTTACAAGTATCTTCGCATCAATCGGTGTCTTTGTGGTATTCTCATATGTCATACCAACATTTATATCTGGCGAATCGTCATGTTTCCAATCATAGATATAGCATTTTTTACTCTGCTTATCATTGTCCCAAGTCCAATTCATCATGTCGTCAGACTGTTCCTTATAAATCTGACCAATCGTTTTAGCACCGTTGTTCTTGGCGTTTGCGACACGCCTAGCTGTTTGTAGACTCGGCATCGCAACCCACCTCCTCAAACATCTGCTTAATATATCCGTGAGAATCTAAGATTGCCCTACGGAATTTTTTGTAACTAAAATGGTCGCTCTTGAAATTATCCATAGCACCTTGTAAAGTTGCCATAAGAGTTACCATAAGTCCGTTATCATTAAATAAGGTTTTTGTGCCACCTAATTTAAACATAACGTTTTCAAAGAAGACGAGAAATGCTTCATCATCTTCAAATATTTTCTCTTCAATTGTTTTGTCTTTATAGAGCAGTAGTTTGTGAATGTCACCATGCATTGCACGAACTGCTTCATTGATTTGCTTGTCTGTGAAGTCACCATATATGTATTGCATATTAGGACTCCGTTGACGAATATGGTTTAAAAGCAAAACCATAATCACGAATAAGTTTCTGCTGTTCAATTTTCATTTCTTTCAGCAATGCCTTATTCAATGAATAATCGTCTTTCAATTTTTTCTCTTCTTTCCCACCAAAAAATCTTACAGTATTTTCCAACGATGTAACTTTTGGTTCAAGCCATTTTATAGCCATACCTTTGCTAAACAGTTCAATAACAAATTCTTCATCAGAATACTCGTCAACAGAAGTTGTTAATTCAAATTCAAGTTGCTGAGTTTCGTCATCAAGTTTTAATGTGGAAAATAATCTACGAATAAATGGACTAGAGATAGCGGAGTGTAATCGCCCTGCTAATATTTCATACAAATCAGACTCTTCTAAAGACAATTCTTTGACATCATCAATTAATCCAAAATATCTGTCAAATACTTTTTCATAGGAGATATTCATATAACACCTCCAATATATTACTCAGCAAGTAACTTCAAATCAGTACCGCATTCCTCATCAATAATCTTGATTTTATTCATACTGTCAAAAGTTCCTTCTGAAATCATTTCAGAAACCATTGTTGCGATTGTACTCTTGAAACCAGATGGAAGTTTTCTAAACTCTTCACTAAAATGCATAGTTGGAAGATTGATGAGAGTTATTAAATCCTCTCTATCATATAAACCATCATATACTTTCTTTACTTCCTGCCAATGTACGTTTTCAAGCAACTCTTCATCCTCAATAATGATATAAGGTGCAAATAAAGACTTCTTACGGACAAGTAAAGCTGAGAGTAAGTCCTGATACTCAATATATCTGAAATCACCCATGTTACTAAACTCATATGTAATTTTTGTCTTATCACCAGTAAATAGAAGAGTACCTGCGTACATAGAACGACATGGAATTAAATCATCTGGTTCATACTTCTTAGGTTTCTTAACCTCTGCAACTGTTTCCTTTACTGTATCTTTTTCAACCTTTGTATCTTCTGTCTTTGTTTTTGCGGCAGAAGTAGTTGTAGCTTTCTTCTGATAAGCCATTTATATTTTCTCCTTTCACTCAATTCAAAAAGGACTGCATATCATTTAGATATACAGTCCAAATATTTCTATGGATTACGCACCGATTGTCCAAGTACCAAATCTTGTGTTAGTCATAGTCTTGATACCAAAACGAGACTTGAACTCGTACTCTTTTGTATCATCGGCATTATCACCAGACTCAGATACTTCCTTAGTCTCATCCATTCCCTCATAGTACATCTTAACAAACTTGTCGATGTTAGATGGGAGAATAAGAAGCTTTGTATCGTCTTCAAGGTAATGCTCTACGTCATTCTCCTTAAATGCCTGTGGAAGCTCGATAATCTGAGTACCCTCAAATGTACCAATTCTACCAGTGTTATAAACATCGTTCTTTGCAGCTTCAGAAACCCACTGAATATCTCCAAGATTCTTTAATCCTGCGAGAGCAACCTTTGTACCAACTATAGTAGCAACACCACCTGTAGCAAGCTGAACATCAGAAATAAGCTTTACAAACTTATCATGGTTAGCTGCATTTAACTCACCACGGATATTCCACTTAGCAGGAACAGGAAGAGAAGTACCAGCACTCATAACAGCTTCATGAAGAAGAGTATTGATTAATCTTGTGAAAGCTTCCGCAATCTTATTGATTAACTCACTCCAATCCTCAACGCCCTGAAGGAATCTTGACATTTCCATGTAAACCTTTGCACCATAAGACTTAACGCTTACACCAAAATCCTTACCAGCACCAAGTCTCTGTCTCTCAATACTGTGATGACCATCAGCAATCTCAGCAACAGTGATAATGCAAGGATCTTTTGTATAAAACTTGTTTGTCTGTCCAAGAGCGAGAGTCTTAACTTCTACATACTTCTGGAATACAGGTGAACTTGTCCAACCAGATACAAGAGTATCCTCAACGGTCTCTTCAATAACCTCGAATACGGCTTCTCTTACAGACTGTTTCTTAAATGCCTTTCTTACCTCATTAGGAGTAGGAGACTCAGAAAGACCTGCCATCTCGATAATTGTCTTACGAATCTTATCATTTGCTTCTTCGATAGAATACTGTTTTACAGTACCTTTTGCTGTGTCAACGCACAGACGAGAGAAGTTCTTATATTTTGTTTCATCAAACTTTTCAACGATTACATCGCTCATTTCATTAAATCTTAATCTCTGCATAGTATATTAATCCTCCTTTCTACCGAATTAAGCATATACCTGGGCATTCTTATCTACCCAAATACGATAATTTCCATTTGCAGCAATCTCGTAGATATGTCCTACAAAACCATATTCAGTCATACTTGGCTTCTCACCAGTAGTAAGCTTAAAGTCTGTACCATCTACGAATACATATTTTCCAACCTCTAATACAGCATCTGATGCAAAAGCTTCAGTAGAGAGTGTGAATCTATCAGTATCCTGAATCTCGTAAGCTCTCATAACTTCACCCTTACCGTTATAGAAGTTAGATTCCTCCTGCATCTTTGTTGTATATTCCTCATAAATCTTTGGAGCAGTTAAAATGAGAACAATTTTGTCTCCCTTTGCAGGAACTTTTGCCTCAAATACATCTGCTTTCTTTCTGTCACCAATTACAGCAACAGAACCATTGTCAATATCCTTAGACTCATTTACTAAGTTGTAGTGATGACCAACTTTTGTAGCCTTTAAAAGTGTTGATTCAGCTACACCGTGCTTAGTATATGAAATGAAATTACTAGCCATAGTTTTATTTCCTCCTTAAAATTTTTAATTTTGTGCAATAAAAACACCTATGGATTTTCCATAAGTGCCAATTCATAAAAGTTATTTAGTTTTTTGCTTTAATCAAACAGATCACCATATGGTTTATATGTATCTTCTGTTTCTTTTTCCGCATTAAAAGCAACTCTGCTTACATGTTTCTTCTGTGGTGTTTCACTTGCAAAAGAGAATGTCTTATTCTTTTTAACAAGTTTTCCAAGAGTAGCATCAGCCTTCTCAGATAACTCTTCCTTAGAATATTTATTTACAGAATCTTCAGACATAAGTGTTTTAAACTCATCTGTATCAAGATACTCTGAATATGCTTCGTCATCAAATACAGTCATCTTGTCTGCAAATACTTCAGCAGATTTATATGTATTTAATTCCTCTACAACAGAAGAGTAGTTGGAACGCATCTCATTAAGAGAAGCATCTTCTTCGTCAGTTACCCATACAGAGTGAACAGCAACTCTATCGCCTACTAATGAGAAATTATCTCCATCTCTATTGAATGACTGTCTGTAATACTTTCCATTCCAATAATCAGACATAATAAGAGTATTATCTTCATAAACAGTTACGCCATAATAAGCATTATCTGCTTCCCCATACATCTGATTAACAAGATTGTAAAGAGACATAGTAATCTCATCTAATGATAAAGAAAACTCTTTTACAGAACCGTCAGACATTGTTACAGAATATTTTTCTGGATTTACAGATTCATTCTCTGTTACACCTGTATCTGGAGTTTCATCCTGTGTATTTTCAACTGGATCTTCTTCGGCATTTTCAGTTGTTTCTTCGGAGGTTTCATCGACTGTTTCTTCAGATTCATTCTCTGTTACAGTTACTTCCTCCTCAGTGGTTTCTTCTATTTCAGTCACCTCTACAGTTTCAGTAACTTCCTCTTCAAATTTTTCCTTTTCCACTTCGATTGTTTCCTCCTTTCCACTAATATCATTTTTATTATTGAAACAAGCAGACTCAAGTTTTTCGAGTCGTTCTTGTAAATCAATTAAAGTAGAATCATAGTCTGAAAATAGACTATTATTTTTTGCATTAAAATCAGCAATGTCTAACCTTGCATTAAGCATTCCTTCACCAATATCTTTTTTGGTGTCTGGATCTTTGCCAAGTAAAGTCGCACCCATAATAACAACATCAGTTAATTCAAGAATCTTATTTTTCCCAGAATATTCCATCTCATTAACAGCAAGTTCTACGCTAATCTTTGTTCCATTTTTTCTTTCTATAATTGAAGCTGCATCAGTATAATCAACTGGAATAGCACAATATCCGTATAAAAAGTTATGTCCAGTTTCTTCTTCAACTTCAAAGAATGGTTTATCAGATGTAAAACAACCAACCTGTTTTTCGATGTAATTTACCGAGCCATCATCGTTTAATTCCATATCATGCGAAGTGAAATCTTTTAATGTCTCACCAGTTTCTTCATCTTCATATTCCATAAAATTTGCCAATACAGGCTTGTATGCCAATGTTTTTGAAGCTTTCTTTAATGCTTCATCTGTTACGCTAGAATGATTTCTATTCTCGCCAGAATGCATTAACTTGACTTTGCAAAACAGAAGTGATTCATCCTTATAATCAGCGTTTCTATCTACTTCAAATTCGGCAGGTACTTGTACGAAAATTTGATGTCCTGATTTTTCTGCACTAAAATGTGTTGAACGCTTATATTTATTTGAATAAAAATCATATAAATCTTCCATAAATAAAAGACGTTTTGTATTCTTCTTAGCCATTTATCCTCCTTTCCGACAAAATAAAAAGCCGTCTAGGAAGACGACTAAAATGTAAGTATGTTTGTACTTTTTACTTTATTTATATCAACACTATCTGAAAAACTAATTGAAGAATTATTCAGAAATGTGTAGATGTTTTTATTACCAGTTTTCATTTTCTGAAAACCACATTTCACAAGAGCAGAAGCAGTAGTAGCATCTGCTGTGATTAAAAATTTTCCTTCCATTCAACTACTCCTTATTTTCCTGCCTTAGTTGTTTCATTCTTTCCTGCGTCACGAGTTTCCTCTGTTGAGTCTGCAATTTGATCATCTTTCTTAGTCTGACCGCCACCTTCATTATCACTCGTACCACTTTGCGTATATGAAGATGAGAGAGGAGTAAAGTAATTCATTAATCCTAATGACCTCATCATAAAAGCATTATTAACAACTCTTGAAGGTGAAGAACCATCCAACGTTGCATAATCCATTGTATCTATACCCAACGTAGCTTTATCTTTTCTTTGAGACATCTTTTCATCAAGGTCAAATACAGATACATAATGGAAATAAAATTCAAAATCCTCTGTGATATTTAATTTGACATATCTCTGAATGTTTGCTTCAATTCTTTTTAATAATTCCATAGGGAGCGTCATATCAACTGTAATAGAATGTTTAAGACCAACAGAACCAGATTTTTGACCATTGAATATCATTTCCGATATACCAAGAGAAGAGAATAAGTTCTTTATTGCCTGTGAATATACATTGGTATCATCAACCTGATTTTTATTACCAAACTCAATCTTTTCGACTTCACATGGAGTCCATGCCGAACCAACAAGACTTGGTAATACTTCATCAATCGCAGCTTGAGTAGCCTGTACAATCTCAAGGTCTACGGCAAAGTCATTTACTTCGCCTGAGTTTTCATTCATAGGGATTTTTGATAAGAGAAGAACATAATTTTCAAGTTCTGTTTTAGAACGAATAAGAGCTTCGTAGTCAAGCAAGTCTAAGAGTGATACGAATACGGGTAAGAAGTATGGCAGTGGTACAACTGGATCATCACCACATATAATACAGATAGTTTTCTCTGGTGGTAATTCAAACCATTTATAGTCATTACCTTTTGATTTATATGTTTCGTAGCCTTCTACAAAAACATCATCCCATAAGCCTTCTTCTGAATCAGTTTCACTATCAGTACCATATAAGAAATCCTTGTTGTTACCAGAATCAAAATAAGAGGCATCGAATTTTACAATCCATGTATCTTTTTCTGCACGAGAACCGATTTTGTAATATTTTGGATCAAGTGGATGTATAAAGAACGAATCTCCATCATCGTAACAAAATCCACAATAGATACCATCTCTTAAACAAGTGGCAATCATTTGTGAACCCATTTCTTTCAGATCCATTTTATCTAACCTGGTACAAAGTTCTTGATATCCTTTAATGTATTCGGATGCATCCTGTGGGGGATTTGCCCAATCGGGAGTATTGTAAGATACGTTATAACTAAAGATAGGAGTGTAAGCATAATATTCTATAATCTTTTTATAGTTATGACTGATACGATATAAGAAAGCAGATATATCACGAAGATTGTCAATATTGGCAAGAGGACTTTTTATGTATGATTGAAGTTTCTCTTTTGTGTATTGAGTATATGTCTTCGATGTACCTTTTGATATATTTTGTTGTAAGATACGTTGTAATTCCTGAAAGTTAATCATCTGTGCATACTTCTGAGTAGAAGTAGTCAGCTCATTTTTACGAGTTGGCGATAGTTCTGTCTGCACTGATTTCTTTGCAGAATTATTTGTTTTCTGTGTTGCCATTTATATTTCTGATTTCCTCCTTTCCTTAGTTATAGAATCCCCATTTTTTAGGGCGTTTTGAGACACCGACCATTTTGGTGATGTCGAAGTTGTTTGTACGTTTCTTGTTTATAATATTTTCACGTCTCATATTAGACAATTGAAATCCTAGAAGGGCAGCGACATATGCCTTATCATCGTTTAGCTTTCCTACTTTATCAGGAGCTAAATCAAATCTGTCTCGTCCGTTACTTTGTTTAAATCTATAGATATTTACAAGCTCTGTTTTCATGCTGTCTATTTGCTTTAAAGCAACTTCTTCGTCTACTTCGAGATGACGAACTTTCGTTTCTATAGTTACACCTTTTTTTCGGAGTTCCTTTTCCTCTTTTTCAGATGGATATGTATATCTCTGTTTCAGTTCACCATTTGGATATTTTTCATAAAGCAGGGTTAAATATCCTTTATTCATATATTCTTCTGTAAACTCAATCAAATTCTGTTGCATCATTTTAATTAACGCCTCAAATAAATCTGGTTTATATTTAGCAGGAGAAATAAGATGTAGAATACCGTCTATTGCATTTGGAAACTTTGACTTCATTTTTTCATCTGGTCTAAACTCTGAATCAATAAGACCACGATGCATAACACCATTATCATCTTCCCAATCTTCACAAAGGAAATCCGTGATTGGCACACCTGCACCTCCAGATCCGCTATCCACTAGAATAGCAAGTATGTTTTCATAATCTGCATTTCCATCTCCATTATAATCAAGAATAATTTGTTTTAATGCCTTTACTTGGTTTGGTGTACTCATTGGTGTTTTCTTTTTCGTAAGCATATCTACAAGAGAGATAACATTTACAATACGAGCTTTCCAACCAAAATTCTCATCCATATATACTTCGGCAACGAGAATTACGGCTCTATCTGCAAGTCGTGCAGGATCATACATTAAAACATATTTAGAAGCCCTATCTTTATTTTTCAAATCAGGAACACGAGGTACTGAATTACGAATAATGTCGGCACGTCTAATAATCTGACCATCACCACCCTCTGAAGTGAAGATGTTCCCGTATTCTCTTAGACCAGCTTCTTTATCTTCACGCATACGAGCGTCAACAACTTCTTGAGTAAGAAGAGGCTTTGGCATTAAAACGCCACCTTTTGTTGCTTTAATAACCGTATCAGCGTTTATATCAGCACAAAAATAACGCTTGTCACCAGCGTCCATATGCAAACTGCATTCTCTATATTTTCGAAATAAATATTGGTCAGTACGACCAGCAGAGGAAGCGTAGATAAGCTGATTAGGAAACATTGGTGGCTCAATTAAAGCGTCTGTTGCATCATAATCAACACCATCACCAAATTCGGAGTTCTGAGTACAGAATGGTTCAGAGGTTTCAAATAATTCATCTGGCGAATTCATACATTCATCATAAAAATTGCAATTTGAACGTTTTGATCTGTTGTTGTCATAGCTACCATTTAATGTATAAACTGCGCTATTGTTATAAAGATGGAACTGATAGCTTGATGGATTATGTGTGAATCCGTTGCTGTTCGCTTGGCTTTTTACAACTTCACCTTGAAAAACATCTGTTAATGTTTTGAAAGATGGGATAGCGTTAAAAGTTAATTTCTCTATCTTGGAAAATAATTCTATACTTTGGGATCCGACACCGCAGAGTATATATGCAGAAAAATTGGGCACGAGTAAAGTACGTGTCATTAAATAGATTGCACCTAAAATAGATTTTCCTGAGTTACGTCCCATACACCATACAACAAATTGTGCATTCCACGTATTCATAAAAACATAACGTTGATAGTCCATCATAGAAATTCCGAATATTTGTTCCGCAAATAAAACTGGATTGCGCCTGCCCCATTGTATAAATTCAGAAATTTGCTTTTGTTCTTCTAATTGTTTTTGAGTTAGTCCATAATTTAATTTAGAATCAAAAAACTTATAATCATCTGGAACTAAAATTCCACTATCAGTCGTTTTCAATAATTCTATAATTCTCATCAACAAGACCTCTGTTACGAAGATAATCTTTCAAATCCTTATTTTCCATAAGTAATTTTCGAGCATCCTCAACTGCCTTGTCCCTTTCTTTGCTCAACTTTTCGACTAACTCAACTTTTATATCTTTTATTTCTTGAGCAATATTTTCATCATATCCAATTTGCTTATGACGAGCAGCCTCACTAATTTCTGCTACTTGTCTCATACCTTCACACGTACCTATATCAAAGGAATTGATTTTTGCATCACGCAAGCCTATTTCTGTTAATTTTTTAATTTTACCAGATAGGGTATTAGCACCTTTGGATTTATTATTGTTAAAATTAACCGATATACCATTATCTTTCGCAAGAGTAGAAGCAACGTTCATAAGTTTTTGTGAGCTACTTGCCATTTTATCAATTAAAGGCATGTTATCAGCAGTATGAGATGAGTCGCTAATATATTTATCAATCTGATCATTCAGTTTTTCAGCTTGATTGAGCTTTTTAACAATCTGAATGACGGCACCCATTTTCATACCATCATTTTTTGTCTCGTCATCAATAAATGAATTCAACTGAGCATATAAAATAGGCTTATCTTCTTCGACAGGATAATTCTCAAATGGATCATAACCAATAGCATGAATTGTATCTCGTCTATTCATTTTGTACTGCTCAATAATTTCTTCATTCTTTTCTCGTACAATAGTATTGTTTTCCTTTTGTGATTCTTCAATTTTTTCTGGTTGCTCGGTTTGCAATCCATCAGAATCCTGGTACGTTAGACAATTCCAGTTTCCCATAGCGATATTTTTTGAATACGCCGCCCAAACATTTGATTTAATTTTTCCTGAAGCAAGATTTTCAGACTCAGCAATACTAGCATCCCATACTGTCTCTAAAAATGGTTTGTTAAGGTATCGCAGAGCAAGTCGTACTGAAGTTTTATCTGGCTCATGTTCAACTTTATCTTTACCAATTGATAATGCCAAACGTTTTGCACAGTCTTTGCAAATAGGAGTAAGACCACTTTTATTTAATGGATCTGTACTTACATAAAACTTATCCCTTGCTTTATGTGTATTACATAGATAGCACCACGCACCATCTTTTAATGTTTGTACTTTATTTTCCAAATCTTCAATTCGTTTCTTAGCTTGTGCAACTGTCATTTTCGTTGCAGATTCTTTCGCTGTTGCCAATAACAGTCACTTCCTTTCTTTCCAATAAATTAAGCACTCTCTGCAATAACAGTAAGAGTGCTTTCCAAATATTCTACATAATCGTAGTTGATATTTATTTGTAAATTGTTTTTCTTAAACCATTCGTCAAATTCCCCAATATCAATTCTATATACAAAATCTAAGAAGTCATATGGAGAGAATTTGGTATATCCATAATTATCATGAAATAGTTTATGTACATCTTTATTTATACACGCTCCAAACCCATAAATTATATGTAAATCCTTTAATTCGTCTCTTAAATGTTGAAACTCATCTTCACTATAATCACATACTTGTTGTTTGACTTCTATGCCAGTCAACTTAAAAACTTCATCAACAATATCTCTAAAAGCGGTAGTATGATGTACATTATCAAATTCTCCACCAGTAATTACACATTTATAATTACAAAATTCCATTGATTCATTAAACCAATCTTTTGTATCAGAGCGAAGTTCCGTATATGTAGGTAAAATACCGCCTTTCCAACGACCATTAAGTTCTCCATTTAAAGGATTGATATGTCTTGGATTCTTGTCGCCAGCCCATTTGCCTTTCATACGTTTACTAATAGCTTTACATTGTTCAGGACTTCGTTTTCTACCTTTCCACCAACTATCATGGGTTTTGTAATATTCTTTTTTGGTGGCAGAAATTTTATCTCTTGCCTCTTGTGAAATAATTCTTCCTTTTAATTTTTCACTGCATTTTAAACTCCTTGCAATATTAGCTCTATTTTGTGCTTCATAATTTTTACCTGAAATTCCCAAAACACCTGCATGACATTCAATTGATCTTACGGTTCTATTTGGAAAGAATATATTATGCAATTCTTCACCTGTAAAATCTTTATAATTTTCATACATTATTTTATCTTCAGCTTCAGACCATTTTTCAAAAACCGTATAATCAGGATCTAAAAATCCAGATTCTTTTTTACTACATTCTCTACATACATTTCGTAATCCGTCTATACAAGCTAAATCAATTGGAAAATATAATTTATTATTAGGTAGATCACGTCCACATTTTTTACAATGACGAGTACCAGAATAAAATAAATCTTTTTCTTTATTTTGTTCAATAATTTTTAATCTTTTTTCTTTATTGATTATTGCTTGACAGTTTTTACACACTGCATTCAATCTACCAATTCTCTTATTTGCATAAGAAAAATATTCATTTGTATTTGGATATTCTGCATTACATTTAGTACATATTCTTGTCTTCGAATCAACAGTAGTACCATGTGTATATCCCATAAAAATCACCTATAACCTTTCGTCCTAACCTCAAATAACAACTAAAAATAGCAGTAGAAGTGGGGAGGTTAGGTGTAAAACCCACATACACAAGAATGATCAGTTCTTATGTCTACTGCCATATTCCAACTATCTGCAACCGAAACAGTAACAATCCTCTCATAGTTGGCTATATATTTATTCTCTTTTTAAATTTCATCACAATATAAAAGAAGCCACTTAATACGAAATGACTTCTCATAATTTCCAATATTAAATTTCCAATGAAAGTGCAATTTACTTCACTTAACACACCTTCTACGATTTGAACATAGACCTGACAATTTTGGAGATTGTTGCTCTACCAATTAAGCTAAAGGTGTAAAATCATCACATTGACTTCGCTAATCAAACAGACTATAATATATCTGCCATAATTGGCAGAAAGGAATGGTGATTATGTTAAAAGCCGTTTTGAATATGCCCGTTCTGAGTAAAAGTCAATGCGATGGCAATAATAGTATTACAGATCCCAACTGCTAAAGTGAGGTTGCCTTGATTAAGACAAGATTTCACATCAACCTATTTACAAAGTGGTGTAAAATGTGTACACGCACCGTCAGGAACAAAAGGATAAAAGCTCAATGACGGTACTGAGCTTACCACAATGCAAATTGCACCAAGGTCTTAGAAAAAAAAATTGGGAATAAGGCTGTCAAAGTGATGTGCTTGATAGCCTTATTTTTAATAAAGCGAGAGAGTAGTGATGAGCTACTCACATCTAAAAGTTGTATGCATCCCACTAATAGATTTTCATCTTCAGGACTTCTCGCATAATAGCGACTCTAATGGGACTCGAACCCATAATCTTCTGATAGACAGTCAGACGAATTAACCAATTCTTCCATAGAGCCATACGCAAATGTCAACATAAAGCACCAACTAGTTGACTTGAACTGTACACATCCAGTTATTTAGAATAAAAAGTTAGACAATTCATTCATGCTTTCTAAATCACTTCAATCATATTTACTCGCTAACCAACGCACGAGAAGGAGATTGCTACCTGTGCCACCCAAAATACATTGCGCTTATGTAGTAACACTCCATATCTTTACCTCAAAAATAAGTGAGTATCATAGCTACACACTTACATACAGCAACTTAATAACCCGGTAAAATAATTGGTTTGGTTAAAAGCTTGACTAGGTGCAAGCACCTCTTCAAGTAAAAATCCAAAGATTTTTTGTTCATTATCGTTTCTCATTAACGCAGAGAATCACGGACATCTTCTCATTTTGAAGGATGAGAATAACCAAAGAATCTAGATGTCGATAGAATAGAAGATTGGACTTATAATGCTACATGGATAGCAAATGCCAAGATATGATAACATTAATAATCAATAGTAAAAATCTATCAACGAATTGATAGACCACCCTTACTCTCATGAGAGTGTAAGCAGCTTGTAATATATTATTCTCTACATTGTCTCCACCTCTCGGCTCAAATATCACGTTACTATGCTTTCTTGTTGAAATTGATTTTGGTTAGACGAAGGCTTCATCAGCATCTTCTATAAATCAGAAAGTGATTTTTGTTCAACCTTTTTAATTTCTCCGTCTGCAAAATATTTTGCAAATTGCTCATCAGCATCAATATCCTTGTACACCGCAACCATATCAAGCGAATTCCAACCGACTAGCATTTGAATTACATCATCAGGAAGACCACTTCGAGAACAAGAAGTTGTAAAGAAATGACGAAGGCTGTGAAAATAGAAGTCTTCTCCTAAATGTTTGCTGAATGTATCAGCCCAACTGTCAAGAGTGCTTGAATCCATAGGTTCATCTATATATTCTCCATTTACTTTCTTTGGAAATAACCATTCTGATTCAATTCCGTGTTCTTTTCTATAATTCATCCACAAATCAAAATATGGTTTAAACGGTTTTGCAAGTGTATATACCGTCAACATTTTGCCCCTAGAGCCTTTTCCCTTTGTTTGGATCTTTTCAGGCGTTTTATATAAAGAACCATATATAATATTTTCATCATTGAAATAAGATACTTTGAAACGTGGCAATTCACTCTTACGTCTACCGCTAAATGCAGCTAATGCTAAAATACAAGCCTTGTCATACTTACCTTTTTCAACCCAATAATCAAGCATTCCCTGTACTTGTTCATCAGATAACACAGTTTTAGTGAATACTTTCTCATTTGCAGGATTTTCAATTTTGCGTATAATCGGTTTAAAGTTCTCATACTCATCATCTAATATAGCTTCGACATAATTTGAAAGAGAAGAGAGAGTAGATTTTACTCTACGCATTCTAGCTGGCGACCATTTATATTCAGTAAGGCAAAAACTCTGATAACGAGCAATATCCCTCTTAGATAAATCAATAAAGAATTTGTTGTCACAATGCTGAAGTAAATACACCCAGAAAATGTAAAGGTCACGCCTATACGCATTAATTGTATTCGGAGATCTATCCACTGAACGAAGATAATCCAAAAAGTCATTTCCTAACTCTATATTCTCTTTATTGCACTGAGCCAATAGCTCATCAGTAACAATATTGTTATGCTGTATTTTTCTACTCATTAAATCTCACTTCCTTTCACACATAAAAAAGAAGCAGTAATACTAATTAACTAACTGCTTCTAAGCAACATTTTCTATATTTAAAAAATCAAATCTTTCCCTATGCCAACAACTAAAAAATAGAACAGTAGAAGAGAGGCATAGGTTCTCATATACTTGGTAGCTACTCCAAGCACCTACTGTTCCATAAATCCCACAATCAGCTATGACGCCAATTATGAGCACATATTTATATTCTCTGTTTCCATTCATAAAAACATCGAATCAATGGGCATAAAGGGACTCGAACCCCTGATCTACCGGTTAAAAGCCGGTTGTTCTAACCAACCGAACTACATACCCAAAACAAAAGAGTGCATAGAAAACTACACACTCTCTATAAATTCAAGATTTAACATCTTACAAACTTAACAAATCTATCCATCTATTCATTTCATCACAAAAATCCTGATATCTGGCATCTATTTCAGCCATAGCATCTTCGTATTCTTCTTTACTAGCAGATTTGTTATTTACAAAATAATTAGTGGTAGAAGTAGAAGATATAGGTTTACCATATAATTCGCAGTTCTCACAATCGTAATCTTCTTTGCCTATAACAACTTCATATATATTGTCACTTTCTAAATGTGATAATACTTTAGATGAACAATTACTTAATACATAAATATACTTTGATTCATCGTCTATATAATCATCATCTTGTTTAAAAGGTTCAACATATAGTTCGCTATTCATAATACTAATAATATATTCATCACTATATTCTTCAGGTGAATGATTAGGATTGATAAAATTATCAAAAGAATGAATATCATATTCACCAATATTAATTAATGATTTAATGATTTCGTTTGCTTCTTTATACTTTGCAATAATAGATATATCGGCAAAATCTGCCTTATTTAATACATTTTCATACATAGCATTAACACTAACGGCAAAGTCTAAAGCATCTTCAAAATATATTGTTTCCATAATTAAAAACACCACCCAAACTAAATATTTTTATTTGCTTTTGACATTGTAAACTTGATTTCATTATGGGCTTCTGTATGCCAAGGCTTACCATTAATAGCACTTACACCGTCTTTTGCAGGTACTGCCTTCACTGAGAATGTACCAAGCTTTCCAAATTTAATCTTTTCAGTTGAATCTGACTTTAATGTATCAAAAATAACGTCTTCAAAAGTATCAATAATTACCTTAATATCTGCCTTTGAAGCACCTTCAACTCTATTTGCAATTTCTTTTAATAATAAATCTTTAGTCATGTTTGTCTCCTTTTTTCTCAATTAATTTCATTTTGCCTTTTTCAGCAATTTTGTTTTATTTTTTATAACTAAAAAGAGGGTAGCAGCTCAGAATGAGTCTACTCCCTCATAAATTTCGTATCCTAACAGCGCTCCTATGGAATTACCCAATGGTCTGTCACCCGTAGGTTCAGGGATTCTGGTGTGATACGAACTACTATAATCCCTTTTTTGTAATAACCTAAGTTATTCTCGTTTGTTAATGCCAGTCGAGTTCTGATTTATATTTTATTGCAGTTGTATATGTATCGGTTCATTACACTTAGCCAAGCCAAACCGAATGGCGGACTGCAATATTATTTAATTTAATTTAATATCTTTTATCATTTCTACTTCGTTTTCCTTTAAAATAACAATTGTTTGTGAAGCAGAACTAGCACAAAAGAAATTTTTAGAATAGTCGTTAAATCCACTTAAACATCCACTGGAAATTACATAACGACCATGATTTTCTGATTGAACAGAAAAATTATGTAAATGACCACTAAAAATTAAATCATAAAATTGATTATCACTTGAAATGATTTTAGCAAAATTACCTTTATCATTTTTATATTTATCACCATGTATAAATTTACAAGATAAACCTGAAATCATTATGTTAATGTCTGAATCAGAATAATTTGTTTCTAAAATAGAAATTCTAGTTGAACCACTAACTTCAATCAAATCTTTAATTTGTTCAGTGATAAGCACATTAGCATTATCACCTTCAAAACTTTTCTTTTTATCCCCAGACATTCTATCGTGATTCCCGGCTATACCACCATAAACGACATTACAATCTTCGGCTAAAGAAACTAATAATCTATATATTAATTTAGTTGCTTTATGTATCTGCATTGATTGTAGAAATTCACAATTATGTTCTTGGGTGTTTCGCATATATACTTGTTCAATCATATCACCAGTTGATATTACAAATATTTTTTTGATGTCATACATATCTATATATTTTTTACATTCAGATATATATTTATTAATTCGTTCATTTGCAATTTCCCAATTAAAATAATTACCGTTGCAATTATTAATTACGTATCCTATATGCCAATCTGTAATATGGCATACCATCGTATATTTAGAATTATCTACAATGGGTTTATACATATATTCAGGTATTTTCAATGAAAAATCATTATCTTTCATATACTGTTTTAATTCATCAGCAACAGTAAGACATGGAACTAAATCTCGTTTCATTTTATTTAACTTTAATCTGTCGTTGTGAATTTGCTGTTTAACAATATACTGTTCACCAAGAATCTCTTTTGCGTCATCAAGGGTAAATGATTTTTCAGTTATATTTTTAGATTTTAAATACTCTCTTACAAAATAATTACCAAAGATAGTCTGACTAGCTTTTCTTACGCTGTCATAATGGCATTTAATACCATATTTATCTACAAGTTCTTTCCAGTCTATATCCGAAAGACCAGACATTTTATTAGAAATTTCTGTTAATACTTGTTCATAAGTAGTAGGAGTTAGTCCATATTTTGCTAATTCTTCTTCGAAATTATACAATTACTCACCAACTCTCTATTCATCTTCTATAGGCTCATCAAGTTCTTCTTCGTCTTTAACTTTCACATTAATTTCAATGGCAGCACCATCAAAATCTGAAAGAAGAGTAGAAAGTTTCTTTTCTTCACCATCTACATCAATTGTCATTGTGTCTGTATTTATAATTCCTGCTATTTTCATTGCAGTAGTTGTAGTCTTTTTATATGTAAAATTCATCCTTTTCATCCTTTCACGACTAAAATAAGAGAGTAGAACAACTCTCTAAAAATCATCATCTTCATAATATTCTTCATCAGGAATCTGAAAACCAATAGCGCAAGTATTAACCGGCTCAGACTGTTCTTGAATATCTTGAAGTTCATTGTTTATTTTCATAACTTTTTTGCTTAACTTACCTTTTGGTACTTCCAATGCCACTTGCAATAGTTCTGTGAGAGAATCCCAAATTGGCAATAAGCACACACCTGTTACAAAACCTAAAATATATTTCTTCATAGGCAATTACCTCTACGTGAGCACTCACACCACTAAAGTGACGTGCTTCCAATTCTTTAGAAATCGGATTACTTATCTACTATACAGTTCTTAACTCAGATATTATGCAGCTATACCACATAAATCCGCATTAAGTCTAATTAACGTAGACAAAGTGCGTGTTGCTCCCGTACCATAATCAGAATCTTTTGTCTGACTAGGCAACCTTCTCATCACTGAGTCGGATTTTAAAAGTTCTCTTATAAAATATCTTGCTCCAATATTATAAGTTGCGTTTAAATCACAATGGTATTGTTTACCATTTTGAAAAGTACAGATAGAGTAGTTATACTTTTCTTTACCATTTTGAATATAAGTTCCTCTTTCTACTCTGCCAGAACCATCAAATGCTAATCTACTTGTGTTCCAAGCACAAATCCTACTAATTCTTATTCCTAAAATGTGAGCATGATGTTCCACGATTCTTTGAATTTCTTTCTTACGCCACAAAGCAAGTTTTTGTTTACCTTTTCCAGATTTCTTACCTTGTGTATCTAAGAACTCAAATACAATAACATCCGCATTGTATAGAACTGCAAAGTCTATAATTCCTTTTGCCGCCTTACGACTAATATCTGTGTTTAAGTCATTTACGTGTTTCCAAAGAGTAGGACATTTTCTTGTACCATTTTGTTGTGCTTTCTTAACTCTGTTTAATGCTTTGTATAAATGGTCTTTTTCTGTTGCAAGATTGATAAATTTTCTTCCAACGACAGTTCCATCACTCTGCATTATTGAACAGGTTGCATTATTATTTAATCCTAAATCAACTGCACAAATAATCTGATCTTGAATATCTACTTTTTGAAATTTCGCATCGTCTGAAAATGGAAATACAAGATACCAACATTTTCCTTGTTTCTTTAACGTTGGAACATATTCTTTTTTCAATTTACAATGTTTCTGAATGTATTTCACATCCTGATTTTTTAATTCCACATTCAACCAAACCCAATCATTCTTGTGAAAGATTTTGATTTGAGCATGAGTTTCATCAGTACGAATATACATATTATCTTTATATAATACTGGCATAACACTTCTGTCCAATTGTAAGATTGGTTTTTTACCTGTTGGGTTTTCTTTCCAATTCTGAAAATTAGAATAATAAGAAGAATAACATCCTGTAGCTATATTAATAGCGGAGCGCCTTAGATAAGATGGCATCTTATAAAACATTGCATTGAAATCGTATTTTGGATTCGGATTCGGATTCTTTTTAGTAGATAGAGATAATCTCTCAATTTCTCTGCAACGCTCAAGATTCTTTATGTCTTTCAATATGACCCATTCTTTATCACAAATATTTATAAAGAAGGATACTGCTTCACGATATATCTTTACTGTATCATTAAATATCTTGTTGTAATTTTTGATTTTTACTTTATACGATGAATATACTTTCATTGACAAATATCCTCCTCTCATTATATTATTCTCTATTTCGCTCACTTACTCATGACTAAAGTCACGAGTGTGCGTTCACAGTTACATCAAATCAGCCAACTCACTGAGTTCTGATCTATAATTATTTTTTAACTTAACGCAGCCAAAACTTTTGTGTCCTTTAAATACCTCGATTAAACGATTCATGCCAATGTTTTGAACATTAGTATCTTTCTGTTCAATTACGTCCCCTTCATAAATCTGTTTACAACCAGACTTACAACGTTGAATAATTGTTTTGAGAGTATAAACATCTAAGTTCTGACTTTCTGTGGAGAGTAAAATACTGTTTTCTGGACACTCCCAACCACGTATATTTGCAGTAGGAATAATTTCTAACATATCTCTATCTATCATATATTCAACTTGCTGAATATCTCCGAATTTAGATGAAAGTATGTTGCCAATAGAAGCAGAGTAAATTAATTTTGTAATATGGTCGCCCTTTTCAAACCCAAGTGTTTTTGCACCCTTTAATGGTTCATAAGAATAAATTACATAACATTTTTTATATCTGCCTTTTTCAATTTCCTGCATAATATAATTAAGTGGAAGAGTAGTTTTACCACTTCCTGCTTTGCCATATAACACAGTAATATCATTAGTGTTGATTGAATCCATAGCAAAAGCTTGGATATCGTCTAATGGTTTAAGTGTTCCAAACGAGTTTGATTTATAAGGTTTACACCTGATTGTTTGATAAGTTTCTCCATCCCATTTTAATTTATCAACAACGTTATTATTTAAATCTTTGAGAATGACATATTCGTTTGTTAATAAATTTAACGTGTTCTCGTTTAAGTTTTCATAAAAATGAGCCATTTTTTCTTCATTTAAAGTTACTTCACGATAACCTTTATAAATATCTGTATTATTCTCAGAAACACTTTTAACAGATAGGTTAAATATCTTACTTGCAATCATTTTGCACGCAATGTCATTAGTTACAAAAATTATTTCATCGTTTGAATATAATTTTTCGGCAAAAGAACAACATCCAACTATTTTTGTATCTGGTGTAATTTCCATATTATTAGCAAGTATGTGATTTTCAATAGTATTGTCATAAATAATTACATCATATTTATCCGTATTTTCGTCCAATAAATGTAAAACTTTTCTGGAATTATATTTAACTTCTTCGTCTTTTTTTGAAGATATTTTAATAGATTCTAGTTCTTCTAATGTTACAGAACTAATAATAAAATGATTTTCAAATGCATTATCTTTTAATTTTAAGATAGCATTTGTATCTAAGAAAAATTTCTTTCCGATGGTTTTCGACCACCTTTCCTTATATATTTCGTCTATCTGACGATTTTGTTTTTTCTGATTTTGTTTAAAGTTCTCAGGGCTCTTGGATTTTCTGTAAGATAATACTTTGGATGACGTGTTTTTGACTTATGAAGCATTTCGCTGTCACCAAATTTAAATCCCATAGAATTTAATTCTAAGGCTTCGTTTTTACTAATCTGAATTATGTTAATTCACATCCTTTATAATATATTTTCCACAAGTAGTGGAAGAGAACTGGCATAGCAGGATTTGAACCTGCAACTTTCGCATTAACAATGTGCTGAACTACCATTGTTCTATATGCCAAAAATGAAAAATCCCGTGTAAAACACGAGACTTTTATTTAATATGAGCTGAGATATTGACTCATTACACTAACGCCTACCATCGTTGGAAATGGTTTATCACACTGTCGATTAGACAGTAGTTAGCAACAACACCAATTTTGTGAAAATTGGCAAACTCTTACCACAAAGTATTATAGATTTTCTTTCTGCACATTCTTCCTTGCGAGATTCATAGGTTGCAGCCTATTAGAGTTGCACGTACTTGTACTTTCTCATATAACACCTTGCGAGTGTTACATGTCACCATATTGCAGGTGAATAAGTTGTTTTTCTCTCTGTGGTCGTACACACTTTTGCTGTTTTGTAATTTTCTTTTAAATATTATTTACCCAAAATAATTTGATTTCTTTCAAAAGTATGTACTTATTATGGACGATGAGGTGTACATTTGACCATCCGTACCTTTTGAGTACAGCCCAATCATCACCATCCTGCTCGGATTGCGATCTCCTTACTTTTTGATTCCATCCCTGTTTTTCAACTTAAGAGATATTACCAAAATCCTACTAGCAGTTACACTTGCGGCATTCCCACCAATAGTACACAAATCATACCCACATTTCTGCGTTACTACAGTGCCTATTTCAAGACACCCACCAATCAACCATATTCGCCAACAGTTGTCCTTGAATAGAAGGTTGGGCGTAGATTTTATGTGTTTTCCGTTAAACTGTATTTCTACAGTCGCAGCTTTGTAATACGACAAAACCACTTTATACATGTCGCCATGCTTATTTTGAGATTTAACATCTCCTGATCCGAAACCAACCAGTCCTACAAAAGTAGGAGAGTTGCTGAAGCACAGGAGTCGAACCTGCTATTACATGGTTATGAGCCATGTGTGATAATCCGTTTCACTCGCCAGCAATAATATTTAGAGAATAGTCGGCAACCATACTACCAGAACAGTAGTACAGTCACCAACAAGAAAAGAGTACACAATATGAATAATTGCGTGAATTAATGTCACTTAAAACAAAGTATGTAATTAATACCCTATAGGCAAAGTTTTATCTATAAATTTTAGTCTGTAATGCTACTTGAAAAGTAGCAAAACAGACATACAAAGATTGTCGGTTTGTTTCTTCCAAGACAATCGTTTTTGTATTTGAAATTGTATATATGTTACTATATACCATTCAAAGAAAAACGAATTTTTTGTAAAAAATGCACAAAAAAGCCTTGTTTTTAAGGGGAAAATGGAGTTTTCTATTTATCGACAAAAATCAATTTCTCGTCTTATTTTTATATTTTCTATCAGATTCTAATTGTTTTTCTTCCGCACATTTTTTACAATACATTTTTTTATTTCCTGTATCTTTTATCTTTTTTCCACAGCATTTGCATTGCTTATAACCCTTTTTAAAATTACCTATATATTGATTTCCAATATTTTCAAATTTAATGATTTTATAAGCGATGTCATCATTAGTGTCGCTTAAATCAACTCTTATATTAAGATTATTTACCTTTTTACCAAAATGAATATACCCATTGCTATATAATTCATATAGTAATTTATTCTTTTTCTCAGATGAGAGAGTAACGTTAGCAAGTTTAAATACTTCAGAAAGACCTTTTAAGTCTTTTTTATTTATCCAGCCTTCACAATTCATATATCTTGCTATAGCAAATAATGTAAACATAAATTTCTTTTGGCGATCATTTGGAAGAGATTCCACGACTTTTAATTCTTTTTCATAGATAGGAACGTATTCAAGTTCCCTAAAGAGATTCTTTGATTCTGATTCATATAGCTCAGTGCATGATTTTTTGATTTTATTGGCATATCTATATTCTTGATAACCTTCAATATTAAATTCAAGCATCTTTTGCTTGACTATATCAATTAGCGCGTTTGGATTTTTCCCTCTGTCAAAATAATATTTGGTAATCAGTGTTATTAGATATCCATTCGAGATATTGTCTGGTTTGTTGCCAGACGCTAATACCTCTCTAATATATTTTTTTTCATTCAGTATATACAAAATTTTCCTCCATTTCTTCTAAACGTTTAATAATTAGTTCTCCTATGCAGTCCCAACAAAACTGCCGATTACCCCTATATCCATAAGTAATATCAAGAATAATGTTCATACGCTCATCATCGTTTGGACAAATTATTTTTGCCTTTTCTTTGATAAAATTACACAAATATTTCCGATTTTCGTTTGCAGTCATCTTATCATTCAAATGCTGTTTCTTTTTGTAAGATGCAACACATTCACAATAATATTGTTCGAGTTCTCGAAGTGCTTGTCTATGTTCTTCAGTGCAACGTCTTTTTACCTTTAACACGTTATAGTCAAAAGAAGAGTCTTTATGTAATTGAGACTTGTAACCATCTAATTGACTTTCAACATATTTACAAATTTGATTCATAGAACAGTTCCCTGTACCAACTGGCATTTTTCTCTCGTACCAGAAAAGAAAATCTTTTTGATCTTCTGTAAGATGGTCATTATTATACAAATCTTTAATAGAGCATTTATAGATAGCATAACACTTGGCATTACTCTCTTTGATATATTGCTTATATTGTCTTTTAGTCTCATCGTAAACATAAATCATAAAATATGGTTTTCTGTATGCACAAAGGGACTGCAAATATTTATTCTCTCCGCAAGCACCTAAATTATACCAACTGCTTTCCATAGGCTTTGCAATGATTCCCTTGATTTTATCCAATTCATTCTGTTGATAGAGCTGACCACATTCAATTCTGTATTCCAATTCTTTATATTCAGGCGAATTTTTCTTGAAATGAGATTGAACTTCCATCATAGATGTGACATAGTTTGTAATTGTTCCAACTTGATTTCCCATACCTGCTTTATTTGTCTTTTTAACAGCAGCTTCGGTAACAACAATTTTTTCTGCATTTCTTTGAACACATTCAATAGCGGGTAAATATCTATACCTTCTTTTCATAATTGGATTATTAGTAGAAAAATTCAGATCCGAGTCCCAATCTTCCCCATTCTCAGCCATACAGAACGAATCCCAACCATTTATAATCATTATAGTGTTCATGTATTGATACCAATATTGGCATTCTTCTGAGTTATTAACACTACACATGCGAATATTATTGTGACTTGTCATTGGACTTCTAAAAAGAACAATTTCTTCCTCATTTTTATCAATCCAGAATTTAGAATAACACTCATTTGCTTTTAATAAACCAGTAACTTTCAATCCACAAATAGATTGCATAAGAGCAAATGGATCACCACTTGCGATCTGATAATTACCGTTTACAAATAATTTGCCGATTTTTGCATCATTCATTTTCTTTTTGATGTATCTATGTACTGAATCTATTACATATGGATCTCCTAACATATATTCACTTGTATATAAAGCATGTTGCCATGAATTTACATCTGTGTTTTCATTGATTCCAAGAAACTTAATAGTAGAAGAGTAGTCACCACACATCGCATCTTTTAGATATTTGATCGTTGGCGCACACAACTCCTCAATATCTTCATCTGTAAATTCATACGACTGAAGATACTGGTAATTCAATTCTCTCTGTTCCTCAAGAACATGTGGTGAAATTTTTGTTACGGAAAATCCGTATCCACATTCCTTATATGCATTCACATATTGCTCAATGTTATCATACGCCCCCCATAATTTGAGAGAAGATTCTGTAATAATCATCTCACATTGACGAATATCTTGAATATTACCCCAAATATCTTCAATCATATAATTTCCATTATTATATTTTTCAATAAATTCATAAATAGGAAACGGATAGAGCATTCCTTTGAGCCATGCATTTCTTAAACATACACCACCGGGAATATAATCAAGACCTAACGATTCAGTTACCCGCTGCATATATTGAATAGTACAAAGATTAAAACCGTCTGATACATTATTTTCAAGAGGTTTATTTTTAATAAATTCTCTTGTTGGTTCTTTTGAACCATCGCTATCGTCAAGTGATATAACATCTGCAAAATATTGTGTAATACAATCTTTTACAACTAAAATCCCATGCGGATCACAAATTGGTTGTGAAGCTGAACATGTTAATGCTTTGTATGCTTCATATTTTGCTGGCACTAATTTTACTTTTGGGTTTCTTTTACATTCACATAGTTCATTTAACTTGTCTATATATTGTGAATTACAAAAGAGAAGAGTATTATTTTTCAATCCTCCTGTTGTTCCAACAAAACGTCTATAGTTTATTCCATTAACAGTTATACCTTTTTTACCAGTTGCTCTTGCAAAATCTGTTTTTCTATCTATTACGATTTGAATAAAAATTTTTGAAAAATCTATTTCATTTATATTCTTATGTAATATTTTATTTGCCATAATCAAGAAATGTCTTCCTTGAAACAATGAAATTAATTCTTGATATTTAAAGGCTTCCTTTTCTGTAATCTGTAAATCCCAATTAGAATATTTTAATTTATTTGTTCCAATTTTAAAAATTTCGTATTGAGGTACGCTAATACCAGCCATATATCCTCCTTTTATGTTATGCTTTTATAAGTATTTTTTTATTTTATTTAACATGAATTCAACATTATCACCGTTAAATTCAATTTGAATATCATCGTGACTGTACCAAATTTTATATTGACAACTAAATTCCATACAAATTTCATTGATCTTTTTAATAACAGATGTTTTACTGGATTCTGTAAATTTCTTTGGAATAGTGGCATAACAATCATATTCATCGACAACTTCTTCAGTATTTCCACAAGTAATCTTACTATGTCTAATTCTTGAAGTAGTGATATATTTTAAAGTTTCTTTATAACGTTTCTTAATAGTTCCATCTTTCTTTTGAAAACAATACATGATTAATTCCTTTCTACATTTTTCAAAAACGACACATTATTCATCCATAGTTTTAACTTCATAACCCAACCATTCAAGTTCATCTTTGGTGGTAGACATACATTGATAATGGGCTGTCATTCCAAGCCAATTAACAACATAATCATCGCCAACGCAGATATAATCATTACAAAAATGGCAGCGGTTACTAGTTTTATGTGGTCGTTCATAGTTGGGACAACCCGGTACGCACGGTATTTGATGACATATTTCACACATATTACTTTTCTAACCACACTTTCCAATAACCGTCACAATATTTTGTCTTTAAATTGTTATAATGAAATTTAAGAAGTTCTTCGATTTGATATATGTAATAACAATAGTCAACTTGTCCACTTCGAATATTTGATAATATATCATTAATAAATGAACAATAAGATTGCCAATTAGTACAACCATAATATGCACCTTGCGTTTCTTCATTCCATATTCCAGATTCCTTAGAATATTTCCCTGTTAATTTTTTAATATTGGTAGGATGAGGCTTAATAAATAATTTCCTTACATTAAATTCTTTTTGCCATTTGTCATCAGTAAGATTGGAAGAGGGTCTTCCGTTAGTATTTGAAATAATTCTCATTTCTTTTAATTCTTCAAGTGTCATTTGTTTATATTTTTCCTCCATTTCTTTTTCTTTTTTCTTTTTCAATAAAACATTCTGAAGTAATTCAGCTTCTATCTGATTATTTATTCTCTTTTTGTTTGGTGTATTTGTTGAGAAATCGTTTATATCAATAATTCCTCCAAAATTGTTATGTCTATTATTTTCAAGTCTTTTCAAGTTTTTTAATTTCCTTTCTATATTTAATTTTTATTTTTTGTAAATTTTTTTCGAAGTGAAGATGATGAGATTGTAGAAGTAGTAGATGATTACATATTATTATTCTCTGCTTGGTTGAGAATTTTGTTTAATCCATTGAATCGGATTATTTATTTCCTCCTTTAATTTCTCCAAACGAATCTACGTTATAGATTTCCAACATCTTTGCAATAGCCCATTCAATTTCCTGTTCATATCCTTTTTTATTAAGTACATATATATTAGGTACATTTTGTGGAGGTTTCTTTGAATCAGGTTGAACACTACCAACTTCTTTTTTGATTAGAAGTGGTTTTTTGTCACCAATTGAAGAAGTTAGACACTGAATACATTGATTAATTGTATCTTTTGACATAGAAAGCTCTTTCGACATAGAATCTATACTTTTAAAAAATGCTTCTGGTTTAGATTCAGGGTTTGTCATAGTTTCATTACCATTTTTATCTCTTTGTCGCACATAAATATATGAATTGATATATAGGAATGCCATTAAGATATTCTCTTTATTAATACTAGATTCATTCATCATAATAAAATCAAGTTGAGACGATGTGATTTTTGAAAACTTATCAACGGTATCAAAATTTTCAGGAATAATTTTAATTTCAATTCCAGTATCATATCCTATAGAATCAAGGTCTTGTTTTATTTCAATCATCTTATTATTAACCATATATTCTAATACATCGAGAATTTCGTGAAATGCTTTTGGTTTATGTTTGGTTGTTTTATAGCCATAGAATTCCATTACTTTACGAATAGTAATCCAGCTATAGTCTTCATATGATCTGTATTTATCTATAAGTATGTATGTAATATAAAATTTCCTACTAACCCCATATTTTGTTTTGATGTTCCCTTGGATATAGCCATTTGGGAAACGTGTAAAATATTCTATTTTTTGTTGCAATTAAAAATCCTCCTTTATAGACATTTATTTATTCTCTGTTGTGGATTAAATAATAGAAGTGTCTTGACGAGCGTTCAGCAAATTACACTTTTATGTATGTTTAATTTTGAAATATGAGAATTTTGACTACACTTTTATGTAGGTCAACTGAACTGAAAGAATATATACAACTTATTTAATAAGACAGACTATTCGTAATTTATTCACTACGTTCATAAATTACTCTTTTTAAATTTTGTTTAATTGTTATTGGTTGATTCAATAAGTTGTTTTATTTTTCATTTATATTATTCTCCATCCATTTCATCAATAGTTATATATTTGCTGCTAATACATCAAATATATTTTCTCTTTTTTGATTTGGTTCTACCTGAAGATTAAATCTATTCATTAATGATAGAAGAGTACAATCAAACATATCTTTTATATCTTTATAATAATTAATAACATCTATTGCATAAGGATTTGTTTCCAATCCAAATTCCTGTTTATACATTTGTACATAATCATTAACTTCAATGTCATATGTATCTTCTGTTTCTTGTATTACTAAATGAATAATATCTGATAATTTTAATTCTTCATTAGAGTTACTATTTACGAAATCCATTAAAACTCTTAGTTTTTCAAATATTTTTGTTTTCCAACGTGAATATTTCTTCTCAGGAATTGCTTTCTTTGTAGATTCTTCTTTTAATATGTTTATATCTTGTTGCATTTGCAACAAAGTAGAAGTGAGAGTAGTCAAGTTATCTACTAATGGTTGCATATTTGGAGTTGTATTAAAGTTATTGTGTCTATAATTTTCCACAATATCCCATACCCAATCCATGAAGAGGTTAGCGTTTCTTTGTCGAGACCAACGGCATATTTCCATTATTCCTCGCTCTGTATAAAGCATTGTGTTATAACATTTTCCGTCAGTAGCCCTCAGTTTGGTGGTAACTGATAATTCATTTAGCCTATCTCTATGTTTAGAGTGAATATTATCAATTGCTTTCTGTGGATTAGCATATTCCAATGCTTGCCCAATTTGTTCTCTTGTAAGAAGTATGTCATCATTTGTATTTCTGTAGAAGTTACATGGTAAATTATTGAATGTTTCCGTTGTGATTAATTTTAAACTCATAAGATTTTCTCCTTTTGTTTTACATAGTTTTATTCTTATATTTATATATTTTGTTAATATTTTTTGACAAAGAAAAAGACAGACTGAATTATCAACCTGTCTTTCTATCTTACTTAAACTTATTTGTTTTTATCACTCTGTTTCAATTATATTTTCAGCTATTAACCAATTGGATTCTGGTTTTGCTATTAACCTTGCATCCATATATGCCATTTCCATTGATAAACAAGTAGTTGCTTGATAATATCCATTTTTCATTAAATTTAAAACTAATGCGATACTAGGATTTTTATTTTTACCAAAATATAATGGAATAAGAAGCTGTATTTTATTTTGATAATAATGTGGAACAGCTAATTTATAATTTGCAGTTACTTTCTGAATTGCTTTGGTTATAACTCCACTTAATGTCTCTAATGGAGTGTCACTATTTTTAATTGAATCTGGTAAACGCTGAGATGTATTTAAATCATCAAGAATATGTTTATAATTAACATTTATTTTGTAATGCCAATTGAATACTAATCTATCAGGATTAGAAAAATAATCTGCCCTTTCAGGAAAATCACTTTCTATGTCCATGCTTCCTAATTCGTATTCATCTTTAAATCCTTTAAAGTACCATCTAGCAGCATTTTCTGCTGTATTTTTATTTAGCTCACCATAAACATAAATAGGAACATAATAATGTGAAAATAATCCGGTATTAAATACACAATATGTATCTGTTTCAATAACTTTTCCTTCATCCTGTAATTCATTAAACGTGTATTTTAAATAATTTTTTAATATTGAGTTGTCTTCTTTATCTTCAAAACTCCATTTTTCAGGTAAAGCCTTTTCAGCAAGTGCTTGTATTTGAGCATTATAATCTCCCCAATACATGTAATCGTAAATATCCATATAATTATTAACCTCCTTATCATTTATTCCAATACTATCATTTTTGTCCACATAAGTAAATGCTTCACTATAGTCCATTTAAAAGAACCTCCTTAAATTTATTTTGTTTATATAATTATTCTCTTTTTTCTTTTATTTTTGATGTTGTATTACGCAAAGTGAATGGAATTGTACATAATATACAAAAATAAATCTAATTATAAAATATATTTGTGAAACATACACAAAGATAATTTGGTAGGAATATAATTGTGACGTAAAAAATGGTGCCTAATTTGTGATTTTAGAGATTAAGTGTTCACTTTATTGATTAAGATACAAAATTAAAATTTGGTGGTATTTTTTGCTTTGTGATAAGCGTGGTTAAATGAATGAGGATTTTTGGTGTTATTTTTACATAATTATGAGCCATAAAATAGATTTTTTCTATATAAATAATGAATATATAGGGTATTTATTTGATGTTTCTGTATAGTTTTTGACAACCCCCCCTGTAGGGATAAGAATAACACAAAAAGTGTTATCGAAGAAGATACTTATAAATAAGGAAAAACTCGATTTTTGAACTGGATTTTGGAAATTTGGATTTTCAATTTCGGGGTTGTGAAGTGGTTAAAAGGGTTGATTTTTAAGGGATTTGACGATAAAGGGTACGATAAAGGATTTAAGATAGAAAATATCGAGTTTGGGCTTGAATTTAAAGGTTTGGTGGAGATAAATTTTTAAGTTGGTGTGTAGATGAACTTGCTATACACAATTACTGAAATAATAAGCACTTAAATGGTTTTTGCCACCCCCTATTTTTACCATATTGAAAACTACAAAAAATAAGCATTTTTGGAAGTTTTGAGCCGAAACAATCTAAAATTTTTTTGTGCTATAGTGTTTGCAAGCTCAACGGCAAGTGGTTAAGTCGTTGAGTGAAAAAATATTAAATAATTTTAAGGAGGAATTAACCATGAAAACATTATCGAATGCAGTAATCATTAATGGAGTATCTTACACAATCAACGCAACAGAAGCAAAGAAAGTCGCTGAACTTTTAGGGCTTGAGACACCCAAGAGTAATCAGAAGGCTACACCAAAGGCTGAAAAATCTGAACCAAAGACCGAAAAACTTAAAGAATCTACACGGCTTGTAGGCTCATTAGAGCAAGACGGTACTTTTGTTCGTACAGTCAAAGATGCATTTATCAGTTCAAAAGCACGATATGCTATCAAGATGTCAGCGACTGAAATGGGTGCTACTAAACTCGGCAAGGGCAATAAAACTTACGATTTTTTGGCTAAAAACGACAAGTACGTTCAAGTATATCAGTTCAAGACAGTAGAAGATGCTACAAAGTTTATGGACAATCAGCAGAGTCGTATGGCTAAATAACTCGACTAGGCGAGTATAAACCGTGTTAAGCCTAGTGCGTTACTCCCCTTAATGGGGAGTAGGTCACAGATTCTACATCTATCAATCTGCGATGGGTTCTCCATTCGCTCTATTTTTTGACCTAAATTTTCGTCAAAAAATTAGCTCTAAAATCAACCCAATACATAACATTAAACAAAATAAAATCGTGATAAGCCGTAGAAGTACGTCAGACGTTCCCAAACGGTCTATTAAAATTACCCAAAATTCAGATACGCAATATATAAGTCTGTATGTGTGTTTTAACAGATAAACCTACTCGTGCCGTCAACACATATACATAAAATATGACTGAGAAAGGTGGTGTGCGTGAATAAGTAGGAATAAATAGACTTTAGGTTGCTCTGCCAAGTATAGTATTGACTTACATTTTCGTCAAACACATACAAGAATGAGCGTCATACGTTGGATATAGTCGTATAGGGCTGACAAGGAAGTTACGAAGCTTCACCAAGGAACTAGGTCAGCGATTGTATAACTCTACAATCGGGAAAACTCGGTAAATTGAGCAAGAAGTGGTGTCAAGTGACGAGTACACTAAACATAATGTTTGGAAACATTATCACATAGTATCTTGGTACAAATATGTTGGAATGATTGACACAATTCCACATCAAAATATCCATACGAGTAAACGACAACTCAGTAATTCGTTAGGAGAAGTCTGTTATTTGAGCATAATAATTTAACGCTTACGAGATATAGTGCAAGATAGTAGTTATTTTAATATTATTACAATCTAATAAAAAGTTTGTAATTAACGTTATTATAAATATTATTTTGTTCCCTGAAAGCAGAAGTATTGATTATTATATGAGAATTGAATTGATTACTTAGTTGTACGAGCGAGCGGATATTGGTAATACACAAGAGCCAATGGTAACATTGATACATTTAACCAATGTATTTGCATTGAATACATCTGTCTGTATTCGTGTATGAGGTATGAGCAGTACAATCCCTGCCTGTAAAACCTATATTCCTATTAAGGATGACAGTATATTCTGTAATCAATCGAAATGTATGAGTGTATGTGGTTTGACACGCATATTTAACACATAAAGTCATTGATAAACTGTAATGTCTTGTAATCAGTTGTATAAAACAGTGGTTGAAATACCAAAGATATTCGTAACAGTTGGAGCGAATTAAAATAATAAACTGTTGACTGTATAAGGGTTAGTTACCGATTAAATGGTGTTTAAAGGTGGAAATTATAGTAGCTAACAACTACATAGTTTTCGTGGGTTCAAATCCCACAAGCACTTTAAAATACCTATGCAATCTATCTGAAATGTATGGGTGTGGCACAACAATTCTTGAAAAGCAAGTGAGTGTCAAACGGAGATAGTGACTTTTATGGTTCAAAATGTAAACCGTTATTTTTATACTCAAAATTAAAGGAGGTAAAGGCAAATGTATCAAAAAACATTCAAAAATGGACATACAATATCCACGTTTCCGTGCAACAACGGATATGCAACGGCACTATACGGAAAATACGGAAATCAGTTACAGCTACGATTCACTACAAGCGAAAAGGAAGCAAAGAAAAATCATAATAATCTAATAACATTGGTTTCATAAAAGGAGAATATAACTATGTCAGAATGGAAAAAGCAAATAAGAAAGATATGCAGGGATTTCTGCCTACCAAAAGAAACTTATAACAAAATTGTAAAAGAGACGGAGAAAAACAAAAGAGAGATGCCACGATTTTACAACGGAGATAAAGACAAATATATGTATGATGTGGCATATTCTCAAACAAAATCATACATAATGAAAGCATATTAAGGAGGAAAGGAAAATGACAAGGAAAGAACGAAAAGAGCAACTACGCAACAGATACTGTGCGATAGCAAGTGGAATATTAATAGCAGGTTTTATAATTGGAGCTGTGTGTAACGACCAAAATAATACATATGCAATTCAATCGGAAGGCAAGACAGAGCATTATAAATATGTAACTGAATACAAAAATAATGCGACTTATATTGGAGACTATAACTTTCTTGACAAAAACGGAAATACATGGAAGGCAACTGGTGAATACAAGAAAGGCAAAGAGTATACTCTTATAATGCACGACAACGGAACTAAAAATAATATAACAGATGATGTTATATTGGAAATCAGATAGGAGGCAATGTAAATGAGATATGGAGATTTTTTTAATATTGCAAAATATGGAAATGAAAATTGGAGAGGTGGCTATACTCAAAAGGAAGTTGCTTGTAATGCTTACAATTACCTCGTTGAGTTTGAATATTCAAAGACAAAATCCAAAGTAACGCACCTCATATCATCTTTATTGGAATTGCTTGACGAAGACAGTGATGATGAGTGCAAATATTGGGCAAGTGAAATAAGAAAGGAGTTAAAATTATGTCAGGTAGAAATGTAAAACACCCTTGTATTAACTGCGTTTATTTTGAAACGTGTGGAGAAAAATCACGGACTGCACCTTGTAAAGGCAGACAGACAAAAATAGAACAGAAAGAAAATAAGGCAACTGCAAAATAATGTAGTTGCTATTTTTATATAAAAATTAATTTTAAGGAGGACACGAATATGTGTAAAAGAGTTTATTTAACAGCGAAAGAAGCAGAAAAGGAAATGCAGGAAGCACGGAAATCAGACGGATTTACAGGAAAAATGGAAACAGATTACATTGCCCGAATGATTAAAGATGCCAAAAGAAACAGTATGGTTGGAGATAAGTTACAACTTGTAGTTAATCCAATATACATACATATACCAGAATGGCAGAGAAGATTAAAACTTGCAAAAGCATATACTATAGGCAACTCATACAACAAATATAAATGGGATGTGCCAAAAGTATTGTTTTATAAAGGTAAATTGTGGGTTATTGATGGTCAGCATAGAATTTACGGTGCATTTAAGGCAAATATGGATTCTGTAGTTATTGAGATTATGGAATGTTCACTTGAAGAAGCAATTGACTTATTTATAAATCAGACAAAAGATAGGTCAGGAATGCAACCAATGGATATTTATAAGGCAGCAATTGCAGGACACAAGGCAGATTATATTGCATTGCAGGAAACTTGTCATAAACATAATGTGGCAGTAAAGGGAGACGAAGATATATCTAATGTGGTAGGAACTCTCACATCTATTTCAGATGGAATTAGCTTGATTAGAACAAATCCGGAACTGTTTAATTCAATGCTTTCATTACTTGGAAAACTTGAGTGGAATGGATACGCTGATTCTTATAATGGAAAGGCATATACCGCTAAAATTATACGTGCTTTAAAAATGGTATACGCATATTTTGATGGCAGAACAGAAGAAATGGAAGATGCATTATTGGAACATTGTAAAGGAACAGAGTTCTTTGTAGAAAATGTCATAGACAAAACACAGGCACAGATTTTTGATTATCTGTCTGGAATTGTACGTTATGAGATGGAAAGTCCTTTGACACAGAAAAAGAGAAACAAGAAAACGAAAACAACAAAGGTTTCTGCAATGTAGATAAGAGAATATATGTATATAAAACTGAGATAACGGCTATACGGTCATATTGAGAAAGGAAGTGAGATTTATGTCAGGTAGATTACCGGGAATTCCAACACGGAAATTTGTAAATGCATTGGAAGAAAAAGGATTTAAAAAAGACAGGTGTAACAGTGGGCACGATATTTATGAGCGAACCATCACGGAAAGTGTATCAGTTCCTATTCATTCAAAAGAAATCAAGGGAGCTGTTGCAAGAAAAATATCAAAAAAATATGATTTAGGATTGTATTAAAAGGAGGAAATCAGAATGAAAATAAAACCTAATTTTCACACATATATAAAATTTACGATAAAAACGTATTACAGTATTGAAAATTATTTTACGGAAATCAACACAAGAGAAGATATTATATTGCAAATTAATGACGCATTAATGGAAGATGCATTTTGTGATGAATACGATATTATAAATTGGAATATTGTGTCAGCGGATTATGTACAAAGCAGAGAAAAGGCGATTACAATTTACGAAAAAATGTTCGGTGTATCTCCTTATGAAGACTCGACACACGGAGAACACGTAACATTAGAGAATATTGTAGATATGATTTATTATAATTTAAATGAAAAAACGGAGGTGTGATATGAAAGAAAATCATAGAGAAATATTAGTGGTATCAAACGCAAAAGGTAAAAAGTTCTCTCTTATTGAAACAGATAATAATTATATTGTTGCTTGTGGATACTCTGCTTTAGAAAGATGGGGTAGACAGTGGGAATATGGTGTGTATTATATGTTTTCAAACGACAAAGAGAAGTTAGTTGCACTTAATAAAGCAACTGAAAAGCTATTTGAAAAGGTAAATGAGAATTATATTTCACGTTGCAGATTAGAAGAACTTGCGACACTCTTTAAGGACGGACTTATCTCTGATGATAGAGAAAGTGCGTTAGAATACTTTGATGAGTGTTGTGAGATGTCAGAGGAAGAGAAAACTTTCTTTGGCATTGAAGAAGATAGTCCAATAGCAAATACAAAGTTTGAAAACCCAATGTACAACAAGGGTTATGACGATGGATTCTCTGATGGGGCAAACAGTGTAGAGGAGGATTAACATGGAACGCAGAAAAGTGTTATTTACAGATGGGATGTCTGATGACTTCCTTTTAATCATAACAGATGCACCAAAGACAGCTATAGAAGAATACTGTCAGTGGCATGTTGAGCAAATGGAAAATGGTTGGAAAAACTGCGAGACTTTCCAAACATTGAAAACAAAATACTGTGTCAAAGAGTTGCTTGATAGCGAAATTGATGATAAGGAAGATTTGGAATTAATTGGCTATGATGAGTGCTATGATTTTAGCACTTATCATGCAGAGTAAATGGATATTTCATTAGAAGAAAGGTAGGTAAATAAAATGGATAAATTAAGAGTATGGTGGATTCCACAAGCAGGTGCAACAGAGGATGCGTTTTATATTCCTGTAGAAACAGTTGAAGAAGGCAAAAAAGTAATGGATATGTTAGCAGCATATGATGCATATCAAAGACAGAATAGAATTAAGCCTGATTATTGTAATTGCGGTGGAGTTCAGAGATGGGATGAAGATTCTCAGGACTGGGAAGATTGGTATATGGAAATAGAAGATGACTACTTTGATGATGTGGATGATTACTGTGAACAGTGTGAAAAGGCAGATGAACTTGAAGAGTTTAGCCATCAAATGTTTGCACAGATTGATTGGAAAAAGATTGAGAAAATGTCGTAATAAATGCGTGTTTCATAAGATTGGAGGTAAGAGAAATGAGTAAATGGATTTTAATAGAGGTTGAAAATCAAAATATAAATGAGCCAGACACATATGATTCTTATATAGAAGCTTATGATGAAATGAAAAGTAGATATGAGAATTTAGTAGAAGAAGGAGATGAAGCGTCCATTGATGAATATGATGCGAACATTCAGACGGATTCATATAATATTGATTGGAAAATATATGAAGTAGAAACAGAGTAAATTCGCATTTCTTTAGAAAGGATGGTAGATATTATGAGATTAGCAGTAACATGGGAAATGGCTGGATATGTAGATGTAGAAGCCAACACATTAGAAGAAGCAATGGAAAAATTCAGAGAAGAGAGTGATTATATTGAACTTCCAAACGGAGATTATGTAGATGGAAGTTTCAGATTGTCAACAGAAGATGTTGATGAAATGGAAGCTATTGTAGATTTTTAATGAAACTAAGATTTACTTGGAAAAAATAGAAAGGTTGGGTAAAATGTTATGATAAAAAATACGACATTAGAAGATATTATAAAAAGCGAATGTAGTCAGTGTTTTGGTGGTTATGGCGGAGATTCTGCTTGTAATACATGTGAAATTGCAGAGAGATGTAAAATACTAACAAAAGACTTAGATAAGGAGTGAAGCGAAATGATAACGGAAAATACACGGAAACAGTTAGCAGATTACAGAAAGCATGGTAAGAAGCTCAAATATCTTATCAATTATCTTATAGGATTAGTTGAGGATGAAGATGATTTTGAAAATATTATCATAAGAGAAATGAAAGCTCTTGCATTCAATGAGGATGAAATTGTAGAAATGCTTGAATATGATTTCGGATTGGATATGAGCTGGCATCCAATGAGTGTAAATTATGGAAAGTAGGTGATTATATGGCAAAGCCAAAAGAGAACGGCTTCATTATTGAAACATATGATGAAGAGAAAGATATGAGAGTACAGTTCAATTATTGGACTTGTGGAAGATATTTTTATTCGAGTACAGAACTTGAAGACGGAACTACAGCAAGAAAAGGCAGGATAAGTGAAAAAGAATATATGGATGCATTAGAAATATATCATAATGCATAAACGCAAGGCAGTTAGGAGAATAAATACCTAGCTGCCTATTTTATTATAAGGAGGAAACGATTATGTATGATTTCACAAAAAATGAAATGGAAATGATTAAAGATAATTTACGGGCATTTATTGCAAACTTTGGTTATCCACGGATTACAAGAGGAGACGATGGAGAGAGTTTCTATGTATTTACTGATGATTCAGATTCATGGAGACAGTATTGTTACAACATTGATTATCTGAATGGTTGGCTATATGGATGTGTTCAGACAGCTTGCGGTAATCCAAAGCGAGATGAAGAAATGCGTACAATGTGTGATAACGCAGGATTCAGAGAAAGATATGCAATTATGCATGGTGAAAGAGAAATAAAAACCATTAATAGTCACAAGTGCTATGTGTTTACATATTCAGATGATATTGAATATCAGGATGCAAATGGAGCTACTTATGACACAGTTGCAAAAAGTTGGATTAATTAGAAAGGCAGGTTGATATATATGGGTAATTTGAAAAAATTCGTAGGAGATTATGCGTATTCTTATATTAAAAACATTGCAGTAGATCAAGAGAAACTTCGCAAAGCATTAGTAACACCACAGAATGCAAGGAATGTGTTTTCTGAATTAGACGAGTTCCAGATAAAGTCTATCTGTGCTGAAATAAGTGCAAATGATACTTTTGGAACAATAAGGGAAACTACGCAGGAAGAAATCATCGAAGATTTTAAGAAGGCTGGATATGACACTGTAATTTTTGATGATGAAGAGAAAATAGCAGAATGCAAAAAGTATTATGCAACAGGAGAAGTAATTTGCACTTATAATAATCTTTCTGGTCGTATGAGTCAGTATCATATGTTGGTTGCAATTAAGAAAGATATTGATAAGATACAGAGAAGTAAAAATCCACAAAGGGAAGATGAATATGGTACATCTATTCTTAACATTCAAATAGCCAAAAACGGAAGTCATATGTCTATTAAGAATCGTTACAATCATACTGTAAGTGAATGTGATAGTACACTTAATAACAATTTGGATTTATTAGTTCCTGGCTTACAGGCAAAGGTGCTTGGATATTATAACATAGCTTCTCTTAATAAGAATAAAACCTATTATAGAAACATTGCTAAAATAAACGGAGTTTATCTAAAATATGTCACGGAAGTTGAAAATGTGTATTTTGGCAACTTTGTTCTTGATAGTAAAAACGGAGTAAGATTTGCAGACAACGGAAGATATTATGTGAATACTGATTGTGATAATCTTTGTGTTCTTGATTTTCATGACAAAAAAGTAATCAAGCTTTTTAATGAAAGTAATCAAATTAGTAAAGGAACTTTATTGACAAGAGCAATGAAAGAGAATTTGTTACATAGTGGTAATAAAGAGCATATAAATGAACTTAATATTGTTTTTAATAATGCTTTGAAAGAATTATTGCAGTGCAGAAGAAAAGCATTACAATTCATCGCTTGTTGTTATGGTTACGATTTTCAAAAGCCATTTAAGGTAACTGGTCTACTTGGAAAATTTACAGTCAATAGTATTAAAAATGTGACTGGAAGTAATAACGGAATATTATTAGTCTGTAAAGGAACGGAGGTTTGTTGTGTTGAATTAAACACAGGGAAGTTTGAAGTAGAAGTACCAAGAGATAAATATAAATATTCAATCGCTGAATATTATAGAAAAGGAGATTTTGAAGAAGATAGAAAAAGTGGAAAACTTGGAGTGTTTATCATTCAGCAAGATGCAGAATATAAAAGGGAAGTAAAAAGGACTTCTAGTTCTTACTATTATTGTAGTAATAGCAATTCAGATGAATTTGATAAAAGTGGTTGTAATATCACAGAAATAAGACGAGCATTAAAATATCGACTCAATACCTATAAAGCAGATAAGCGAAAAAGAGAGGTTGATTCGATTAGTTATAAAACAGATCTGAAAGAGATTAAGGAAATGTTTCAGACATTAAAAGAAAAGCTTCTTATTAAGTTAAGTGAAGCAAAAACTAGCGAAGATTATGAAAATATTGAGAACATATTTGATTATCGTTTTGTATGGATGGTAAGTGATATAGAGAAATTTGAGAATAAAGTTACGCAAAATAATTTCCGTACCATAGAAGAAGCAACTGATAGTATTAAAAGTTTAAAGGAACAAATTGAAGTGAAAATAAGAAAGATAGACGGAAAAGAGGAGGTTGATTGATATGCAGAATAAAGAAACACCTAAAAATACAATGATGAGAGACGAAAACGGAAATATCCGTGAAGGAGTTAAGTGGTACATTGAGCTAAATGATATTCTTGTACGATTCTTTGGTAACGAATGTGGATACTCAAGAGGATTTCAAAGAGTTGTAGTTGGAGATAGAGGTTATCTTGGTGATGTATTTGAATTAGATATGGATAAACAGCCAACACAAGAATTTCTTGATTTTATCAAAAATTATCATTCAGATAAGATAAAGGGAATTGTATACAGAAAAGAAGTTGAAATGTACGGAAGAGTAATGTACAGAAATGCAGTTATTACATTATTGTAATCAAAGGAAATTGTAATTTACTAAGAAAGAGGGTTGACATGTATGAATGAATTAGATAGGATCATTAAAGATTTATCTGAATCTATTGAAGATGATCAGAAATATATGGAAGAAGAGTTTGAAACAGTAAGAGCTTATTGTATAAAACGGGAATTCAAGTTATCAGAGGACGAAATGAAAACAATTAAATCAATCGGTTTAGAAGATTGGATCGAAGAATGGAGAAGCGACTATGAAGAAGTATAATGTAATATTTATAACAGAGGAATAAAAATATGGAAGAATATATTTTGGATGAATGTAGAAAACGTATTCTAAAATTTCATAATATGTCTGATACAGAGATTTATAATTGGATGTGTGATAATTATAAAGGATGTAGTAATTATGAAATGATAAGAAAATGCAGTTTCGTAATATTTGAGGAGAGCAGATAGTTAAAAGCTATCTGCTTTTTTAATGCAACAAACAGAGAATAAAAAAATATAATAAAAAAGGAGACTAAAATTATGAAGGTAAACGAAATTAGAAAAACAGAAACAATTGAGAAACTGGTAAGAACAGAGTACATTGCAGAGGATGGAACTGTGTTTAGCAACGAAGAAGAGTGCAAGAAATATGAGGAGTCAGCACTGTTTGCAATTAGTAAAAAATTGAAGAGGCTTGATAATAAGAAAAATGGAGCCTCTGAATATGATATTTATGATGAATGTTCTGATGAGTATCTGGTAGAGATTTTCAATGCAGAAACAGAAAGAGATATCGAGAATATCAGAAGATATGTATACCTCAAAGCTTTTTCAAATAGTTCGTATGCGAGAAAGGAAGATGTTGATTTACCTAATATTACAGCAGGGCATGAAGTAATTATCCATTGGAATTATGATGAAGATAGTTGTTGGACAATTGGAAATGGAAGTATTGATGCTTTCTGTGGCTACATTAAAGAAAATCTTATGAGTTTAATTACACCAAAGGAGGAAAATGCAGATGCTTAATATAACATTCAAATATAAAGATGCAATGAGTAATTGGGAATGGAGAACACAAAGCTGTACAGTGTCATCTGTTGAAGAATGTAAGCGAATTTACGGACTTGACAATGGAGATGTTGAATACGAGATTTTAGAAGTTAAGGAGGAAAAATAATATGAATGGATATGAATTTAAAAGAGAAGTCGAAAGAATTTTTAAGGTTGCACGAAACATGTACCCTAATGTAACAGATGAAATGCTTGATACAAACGGAGCTATTCATTATATGAATGGCAATGACAGCACACCCTTTGATTGGAACTGTAACAATAGGTTATGTGAGTTTCTCATTTTCCATAAAAATGAGATGGGTTTTATCAAGGCATTCGTAAACAGTGACAATACAATTGATGTGTATATTTATGAAACCGATGATGCAATGGAGCCAACTTATAAATTTACAGAGGAAATGGAGAACTTAAAAGCAAGAGATTTTGCAAAGGTAATGAACTACATTGCAGATGACAATCAGTTATGGGATAAGCCGATTGATGAACTCGACTGGGATGTTAATGTAACTGAATGTGACGAGATTGATTAATACAGAGAATAAATAAAGGCAGATGCAAATAATTGTGTCTGCCTTTTGTAATGGAAGGAGAATGCGAAATGAATACAAAGAATTTACGGATTAACTATCACATTGAGATTGTCAATGATTCAAAAACATGGGATAAATTTGTAAAGGCAACGGAAAGTCTTAATGCTCCACATAGCGATGCACCTTGGGAATTATATACAAATAAAGATTTTGACAGCTTTGAAAAAGCATTAGAGTATTACATGGTTTGGTATGTAAACGATGAATGTTTTGATATTAAAATGTGGGAACAGATTTTTATAGATAATGAAATGATTTATGAAGAATATTGTGAACCGCATTGTTGCACTAAAAGCGAAATGAGAAGAATTATAGACAGAGATACTTATGACAGATTACGTAATTATGATATGCAAACAAAAGAACTTGAAAAATCTAATGAACTAATGAGTGGATTTATCAAGCGAATGGGAAAGCAGTTTGAAGAAATGTTTAACAAATATGTAAAGGAGATTGCAAATGAGTAATACAGAATATGTAAGACAGAGTGCAGATAAATATGGGTGGAAAAAATATTATTCCACATTGCGTCCTGTAAGTATGGGAACGCAGCCTAAAAATGGATTTATGGATTTTGTAAATTATGACGACAGAACGGAAGTTGATGGAAGAATGGTGTGGGCTGAGTTGTATTACAACAGAGAGCTTACTGAAAAAGAAATGAGAGATTACGACTTAGTTAAATAGAAAGTGAGGTTGGTTGATATGGTAGAAATCAAAATAGATAACACAGGCGATGGAACATGGTGGCTGTACAATAGTAATCAGGGCTGGAAAGATTATTGCGGTTGTGAAAACTTCGATGAACAGGTTGTTCTTACGGGCAATAGAGATTTTACAGGATGTACTGAGGCAGAATGGTATCAGAATGCAAAAAAGATTTTGGATGATATTGATTGTTATGACGAATATCCAACGGATGTATCTGATGAAGTGAATGCAAAATTAAAAGAAATGTATGATAAATGCAGATGTACAGAAGATATTCTGGTTGATGTAATTAGGCTTCTTTATCCAGAAGACACCTTTAAAACTGGAACAATCAGAGGGTATAGCCAAGGAGATTGGCAAGATTACATTGTCATGGGAGATGTGGATACAGATTTACTTGAAGCAATGTATTTTGGAAAGATCTCTGATATTACAGTAACAACGGACGAAGAAGAATTTGGAGATGTAATCACTCATGATGAACTATGAGAGCAGAAAGAGAAGAGGGATTAAAAGAATTTTTCAGAAATCATTACGAACTTGATAAGGATGAAGAAATTCATATCTTACAGGCAGACGGATATAAGCAGGTAGTTGATTGGAAAGCAGTTGGATAACCAAAGGAAAGAACTGTTTACAAGGAAATGGAGGCAATAATTATGGAAGAGAAAGATATTAGAATTTGTCCAGTGTGTAATAGGGAAGTGGAAAGAAATGATATGAATTTCACAACAGATTGTTATGGAATCACTTTTAGATTAGTGTGTAATGATTGTTGGGAGAAGCTAATGGAAAAGGGATATGACGGTCAATATTATAGTGAAGCTGATGAATGTATTGATGAAGATTATTAGGAGGTAGCGCAAATGTATAGAAGTGCAATAGTAAATGAACTTGGATATGTAATGTTTTGGTGTGATGAATTGCAGGGAGACGAACAGATTGAATGTATCTTAAATAGTCACCCTGAATGGTCTGTTAAATGTGTGGAAATATAAAAAGCGAGGTACAAAATATGAATGTATTGAGAATTGAACTCATAAGAGAAGTTGGAAAGTTGAGAGAATATAAAGTGACATATGAAGAAAATGATGTGTTTACAGTAAAGGTTGTAGGAAAAACATTTAATTACAATGATGTAGAAATTGAAAGTATTCCAGAAAGTGTACTTGATTTTGCAGAGAAATGGATTCTTGGTGATTTGTAAGGGAGGTTGATTTATATGAGATTACATCTATTTTGGCTTGATAAGAATTGGAAGAAACGTGGTGATTGTGCCAATAATTATAATCTTATTATTGATATGGAAAATAAAACATATAAGGTATATACGAATGCTTTTTATGGATATTATCATCCAGAAGATATTGAGGTTAAAAAGAAATCAGATATTGAAGATTACATAGAGTATTTAAAGAGAAATGGATTTAGAGGAGATGATTAAATGCTTAATCTAACAGAAGAAGGATATATTTATACAAGTAAAAATGGAATTAAATATGATTTACTTGAGGGAACGACAATTGGAGTATCGCCTAGAAAGACATCAGACATAATCTTTATTATGATGTCCGATGTTAATTTTAATGTTGAAAATCATATTGTTGGTTGGTTATTTGGTGCTTATGACTTACCATACAGACTCGATGAATATGATGCAAGTATAACAGAAATGGTTGATATTTACGAGAAAGAAAACGGAATAGGAGAGTGATTTATATGTTAAAAGCAATAAATATTAAATGGGACACAGATGGAGACAAAAATGTATTCAATGAGCTTCCAACGGAAATGATTATTCCAAATGAATTGGAAGAACTGTACAAGAAAGATAAAGAATATGCACTTGAAGAGATTTCAGATTTGCTATCAGATGAGACAGGATTTTGTCACGTTGGATTTGAAATCGAAAAGGTGATTACAAAAGAGTCTGTTGAGAATGAATTATACGATTTTTTCAATGACAAAATTGAAACTGGTGATGCACCTGAAATTGAAAGAGTTGGTCGTTATCCTGATATGTATGTCACAGGAGACAACGGAATTGTTATTGATTGTATAGGTGGAAAGCAGATTAGATTGATTATTCAAGTAGATTAAGGAGTGATGAGATATGAAAACAATTACAGTAACTATTGAAGTATATGATAACTCATCAGTAGAAGATGTAGAAAGAGCAGTTAGTGCAGGGCTTGATAACAACGGAATTGATTGTACTTATGATGTTGAAGAAAAAGAAGAGTAAACAAGAGTTTCTTTGGATGATTGGAGGAATTAATATGTTAGATTTACATGATTTATACACGATGGAATATGCAAAAGAAAATGATGAGAATTATGGTAGATGTGAAACTTGCAAGCATTATGGAAATTGCAATTATTGTTCTGATTGCGATGAAGGCTCTGAATATAAATTTGATTTAATTTATTATCAAAGAGAACATGATGAAGAAATTGCAAAATGGATTGAAGAAAATAGATAATACGAAATGAGGATTTACTGTTAAGAATGGAGGCTATATGATGAAACGTGATTTAGTAGATGAATTGTATAAAATAGCATATAAGCGATATAGAGAAAAATATCCAAATAAAGATTTCGCATCTATTCCCAATTTTTTAGATTCGCTTTGGTTTAGTATTGAAGGTGAACTTAATAGAAATGGATACGATGCTGCAAGAAAATATGTAGAAGAAGCAGACTTAATCGTATTAAGGTGAATGGTAAGAACGGAGGTAGATTATATGTCAAACGAATGGTATAAAACTGACGATTTACAGTGGTGTAAACCATTAGGTGAGAGAAAATACAAATTTATCCATGCACTTTGGATTGATACTTGTCCAACTGATCCAGAAAATGATTATGTTGTTTGTTCAAGCTTAATTGATTTGAATGAATATAGCGATGACGAAATAGAATTAGCAGTATCTTCTTATTATGATAGTTATAATGACATGCTAAAGAAATATAGCACTACAAGAGAAAATGCACATGAACTCGATTCTATTGTTGCGGAGTGTATATTCGAAGAAGAATGTTACACAGATGGTCATAGCCATGGAACATTTACAAAAGAAAATGCAGTCAAATATATTGAGAATTGGATAAAAGAAAACTAATGAAACGATGATTTACTGAGATTATGAAAGGAAGGGATGATATGTTATTTAAGGAGTATTCAATAGAATGGCTTGATATATTTAAAAGTATGAAATCTTATAACACACAGAGGCTGTATAGAAATATAATTGAAAATCATCTTATTCCTGAAATTGGTGAAATGGAAATGAATAATATTTCTATTTCCAATCTTCAGCAAATTATCAACAAAAGGATTTCTAATCCAGCTACATGTAAACATATTTTATTGACACTTAAACAAATATTTAAAATAGCGAAAGAAGAAGGGGTTGTTGATAAGAATTTATATACTTTTATTCAAGCTCCATACTATGAATCCAATGAAAAAAGAGCATTGACAAAAGAAGAAAAAATAGCAGTTCGAAATATTGATTGTGATTCAATGAGTAAGGTATTTGTTCATATATTATATGGATGTGGATTAAGAAAAGGAGAAGCATTAGCTTTGACGAAAAATGATATTATAAATAATGAATTGGTTATAGATAAATCATTGCATTTTGTCAATGGAAACCCAATATGCGGAAATCCTAAAACACATTCGAGCAATAGAAAAGTACCTATACCTGAATTTTTATTAAAAGAGCTTACATCATATATGAAAACAATTGATGATAAACTCTTTTTTAATATAGATGGAGAATATTTTAAAGATAGTGAATATACAAAAATGTGGAAATATATAGTTGGGAAAATAGATAATAACATAAATGTAAATTCAAAATTAACAGCACATATATTTAGACATAATTATGCTACTACTTTGTATTACTCTGACGTGTCAATAAAACAAGCTGCAAAACTTATGGGACATTCAAATGTAAATACTATTTTAAAGATATATGCTCATTTGGATTCAGAAAATGAAAAACTTACAGAGAAAATTAATAAAATATTTTATATATAAGGAGGAACTAGAATATGACTGTTGCTGAAGTAAAAGAATTATATAAGGGAGAATACGTAGATCTAGAGGTCTATAAGCCTTTAAGTAGAGGACATTATTATCCGAATCATTTTCATGGAGATAATTGTGTAGGACTTAGCGATGGTTCTCCTGAAGGAGATTATACGGAAGATATGGAAGTTGGTTTATATGAGTTGATGGATCAGGATGAATATAATAATACTTTAATGGCAAATTGCGATATATATGCAGATTTTGACGATTGGTATGACAATAAAAACGCAAAAGTTCTTTGTATCATGATTAAATAAACCAATGAATCGGAAAATTATTTGGACTTAGTGAAAAATGTTTAGAATATTGGTTTGAGTAAGGGAGATTGGTTAATTCAGTCTCTTATTTATTTGGAAAGGAAATGAATTTATGAGTAAAGAGAAATTATTACAATTTGCAGATTTACTAGATGAATATAGTGATGAAATTAAAACTAAAAGAAAAGATAAAAATCAATACGAAACAAAAGAAGAGTATGCCGCACAAATAATGTTTAAACGACATATAGAAACAATTAAAGAAATAAGAAGTATTATTTATTATGAATTATAAAGGAGAGTGATTACGGAAAATTAAAAGCAGAATATGAAATTTAATGTAAAAGTCCTTTTTATGGGACAGTAATATGTGGTATAATTTAAATAAAATAAAGAATGAAAAAATAAACGGAGGTATTGATTATGGCACAGACAATCGGAAGTATTATAGCATTTATCATTGTATTTGGTATTCCTTATTTGATTGGTAAGAAGAATGAAAAAATAGAAGCAGAGAAAAATGCAGATGAATTTATGAAGAAGCATTTTGGTGAAGATTATAAGGATAGAATAAACAGATAACAAACATAGAGAAAGGTGGCTAATTATATGAGTTTGTTTGGATTGTTTTATACAATTTTTGGAGTAGGTTGTAAAGGTATTAATGATATAAGAAATGTAATGGAAGATAATGACCGTAAAACAAGATATAGAGATAGCGAAACGAATACTTATTATGATCATAATATGAATAAAAGAGATTTATCTAATAATCACATTATGGTAACTGAAAAAGATTGTAATGGTGATGTTTGGCTGAAAGATGCACAAACTGGCAGATATACTCAAAATATTACAGCCGGTAGAGTTGAACAAAAATATCAAGAAGAAAAAGCAAAAGCATTACGTGGCGAAAGTGACAGAACGCACATTAAATATGGTGATAATGAACATAGAAAAGATGAATTTCCTGGTTACAGATATAAAGATTTTAAGACTGGGAAATTATATGTTGAGAGATCTATGATTTTTACCGAAGAACATTATAAAATGTTGCATTTGTGGTCTGGTTATGGGATTTGTCAACAATCGTTTTCAGTATTATTTGATACTGAAACAAAGAAAATTGTCCGATTAACAGATGGTACAATTGATAGTATGCTAGGTCAAGGTGCTTTAATAGAAGACATAAATGCATTTTTTTCTAAGTATGTAAAAGAATATTACGAACATATGGCTGAACCATATAGTACATGGTATAAACAAAAATTATATTATGAAACAACTTTACGTCCATGGGCTGACTCTTTAAAAGACAAATTTATAGAAGAGGGGGAGGCAAGAGTAAGATATAGGAGAGGTAAAAAATAATATGGAAGAATGGTATTGTATAATAAGTAACGAGCCACACAAAAAATATTATTGCGATGATTATGAAGATGTACAATCTTGTATTTCACTTGACTCTATGTTTAAATTTCATATAACGGATTTTCTTAATAATTCAATTCCAAAGGATATAGAATGTCCTGATTATTCTATATATAAAGACGGAAAATTAGTAGAAGTAGTAACTGGTAAAGAATTAGCGGAGATTTACTTGAAAAAAAATAGTGAAATAATAGTGGATTATATTAATAAAAAAAAGGAAGAAGAATTAAGATATAAAAAAATAGTAGATGATTTTAATTCTTTAAGTTCAAGTATTGAAGGGGTAAATAATACAATGAAAAATTTAACAGATAGTCTTAATAAATTGAGTGATATTTTTGATATAAGAAGGTGATAAAAATGAAAGGTAGATTAGAGCATTCATTACAAATTGAAAAAAATATAAAAGAAATATTATCTATATTGCCACAATATGTAACTGAATATTATTATGAATTTAAATCGGGAAGACAACCAACAGCATGTAGAGAATATATAAGAAAAATAGCAAAATTTTTATATTTTATTGATTTAAGTAATGTAAAACAAATTAATCCTAAACAAATTACTAAGTTTGATGTTACTCGTTTTTTAGATTCAATAGAATATATAATAGATAATAATGGAAATAAAAAACAATCATCATTATCTTATAGGAAATGTTATCATAGTGTATTAAAAAGTTTTTTTGATTTCTTAACAGAGAATGATTATATAACTGAAAATCCTATGAATAAAATAAAAAGGGTTCGTGGAGAAGATTTTGTTAATAGAAAATTCTTAGATGAAGATGATTTAAAAGAAGTATTATTGGCTGTAGAATGTGGAGCAGGAAATAGAAGATCGGTTGCTATGCAATATAAATGGAAATCAAGAGATAGGGCAATTATGATGTTATTTATGCAAACTGGAATTCGTGAAACTGCTTTAAGTGAAATAAATATTGAAGATATTGATTTTGAAAATCATGTTATCAAAAGTGTTATTGAAAAAGGACATAAAGATAAAATGTTTACAATGAGTTCTCAATTAGAAAATGCAATCTTAGAATGGATATGTGACCGAGAAAAAATAATAGATAAAAATGAAGAAGCATTATTTATTTCTAAATCAAAAACACGTATGACACAAAAATCATTATCAAATATTGTTGAAAAATTTACTAAAGAAGCATTAGGATATTCGGTAACACCTCATAAGTTAAGAGCTTCTTTTGCTAATATTATGTTAGAAAAAACAAATGAAAATATTTATGTTGTTCAGCAATTATTAGGACACGCAAGAACAGAAACAACTAAAATATATTTAAAGAATAATTTAAATCAGTATAATGATATGGCTGCTGACATTATAGCAAAAACAATATTTTAATAAAGGAGAAAATCAATAGTGAATATAAAACAATATATAGTATATAGAAATGATAAAACAAATCATCCAATGTTAAAAGAAAAAAGAAAAATTCAATGGGGCTCAAATATTTTAGAATATGAAGATATCGTAGAATTTTTAAACACTGTTTTTTTTATGAATCATCTTGAAGAAGAATATGTGTATGTAATATCTTACAATTGTCAAATGATTCCTCAAGGTATTTTTGAATTGTCGCATGGAACTGCTGATACTTCATTAATAGGTATGAGAGAACTAGGTATTTTTCTTTTATTATCTGGTGCAAATAAATTTATTGTTGTTCATAATCATCCAAATGGAAATACAGAAATTAGTAGTGGGGATTTTGAGGTAACGAATAAAATAAGAGAGTTGGCTAATTTATTAGGAGTAGAATTTCGACAACATTTAATAATAGGCAACGATGGTTGGAATAATATCATTGAAGATTATGAAGATATTAAAGATTTTAAAGAAGATATCAATAATCAAAAGAAAATAGAACAAAAAACAGTATTTGGTTTTCTAATTGAATAGAATTTGATATAATTTTGAAGGAGGAATTATGATTAATATTAATGATTACAAAATTGACGAATATAACTATTCTTCTTTTGAAGAACTGGCAGGAGAGTCTAATATTGAGTTAAAGGATATAAAGAGGTTAGAATTTCCAACTCGACCAATAGGTACGAAGTTGTGCTGCAATACCGGTTATTATATTGCGAAGAAAACAAAGAAAAAGATATATTTTTATGAATTTATAGAAATTTACGATGTCACAGAGTTTGATTCACACACAATATTATTTCAAGGTGAAAATCAAAATAATCCATTAGAACTATATGATACATATAAGGAGTCTAAAAAATAAGGTAGATGTAATTGCAATCTTACTACAATAGAAAGGAGGATTGATAAAATGAAAAACATTAGCGTATCAGATTTTAAAGGAGAGTTTTTTTCAGGAGAATGGAATGAAAAAACCTATTCTTCTCAAATATCCGGAAAGGAGAACTTATATAGAATTTATGTTTCAAATGAACTAATACACATTACAAGACAAGAACTTGAAAAGATAACATCTGACATTAACAAGAATGACAAAGAGGTGGCAGATAGAATACTAAAAATGGCACTGGATTTTTCAGAAGAACAGAAAAAGCAGCTTTTTATAAAAATGGTTACATCAGATGAATTTTTAGCAAAATTTTTTAGAGAATCGGTACACAAGATGCTTAAAGATTCCGGACTTAGGAAAAATTCACGTGTAGCAGCTTGCGAAATTCTTAATAACTTTGACATTGATTATGAACCTGATAATTTCTAGTAAATTTGAGATAGAGAATCAGGAAATAAAATTGATAAATTTGAAACAGTAGAAGAAACAAGGATAACAATTCATGAATACGAAAAGGAAGATAAAGAAAATGGTTACTATGAAGAAAATTTTTACGAAATTTATGATGAAGAAAATGAAATAATAGTTTCATGTGCAATGGAATTGTCGTAAGGCAGTTCCGTTTCTGATATGATGGAGAATATAATATTGAGGTGATATAAATGTATTATATAAAATGTGGAACAGATTATATTTGCAAATGCCCTTATATTGTAAATGGCGAAAACAAAGTCGTTGGAACAATTGAAGAAGCGAGAGCATTTAAAACATATTTGGGCGCACAAATAGCATTGGATGTACTAGAGGAAGCTAATGTTTGTAGCAATATAATTAATTGTGAAATAGTTGAGGTGATATAGATGAATAATTTACAAGAAATATGGAATGATTTGGACGAGGCATATGAATATATGGAAAGAGCTATTGAGAAAATGTCATACATTCTATTATCAAAAGAATTATATGAAAGAAAAGAGAGATTCGATTTATCAGAAATTTCTAATATGAAGCAGCTTGTAGAAGAGATGATAGAGAATAACATATAATGAAACCAAGTTTTCATGTGGAGTGAAAGGAGAATGATGATGGATAATTTGGTACAGAAAATAAATTGGGATGTACAGAAATTAAATGGGGATGTGACATTTATAAAAAATCAGTGTATGTTTGTATATGCTGAAGCTGATTTAGTTTCTAATCGAAAAATGCAAGAACCACTACAAAAACTATATCAGTATGAAAATCAGCCAGATATGAGAGAAAAGATAAGAGAATATATTAGTGAACTTGATACGGAAATTGGCAGACTTGAAGATTTATTAAAAAATACTGATAGTCCATATGATTTACAGATTAAAGGTAGGTTAAATGCAATAATCGAAGTAAAGAATGATTTGCTTGGAAGATTGGAAGAGGTGATATAGATGAAAATAAGATACGCTATTGAAAAAGAAATAGAAGTTCCAGATAATTTAACAGCTATGGATGTTGATAATATTATTTCACAGAAATGTGAAGGAGAGAATGGATTTGATTATCAATGGATGAGTACAAGTGAAATTAATGAACAGCATTTAACAGGATTGTTTGACGAGATGAATTGACGATTTTATTGGAAGGAGAAAATAAAAATATGAAAATTCAAATTGTAATTGAAGCAGATTTTAATGAGGAAGAATTAGCTAAACTTAAAGATGAAAAAACTGGATTAATTCCAAGTAAGGGGGAATATGCAGGTGGTATAACTGTAGGACATGATAACGGAATTGGTATGATTCATGTATATAATCAAAAAGAATATGGGATGAAAAATTTTAATGGAATCGGAGCTGATATCTTATCAAATGTTCATATAAAAGAAACAAAAATAGTTAAATAAGAACCCAAAGAAAAATTGCTTTCTTGTTGAAAGTGAATCATATAGAAATAAAATATTAGAAGTAGAAATCAAACTGCTTCTTTTTTATTGTAGAAAATGAGGTGATAAATTGAGCAGATATAAAAATGGAAATCCTAAAAGGCAATCGAGATTCATTTGTTTGTCTTGCTTGCAGGAAAATAAGTTAGCACAAGGAATACAAAGGAAATCCCAACGTGAAAAATTTCATATCAAAGATTTGTATTGTCTTTCGTGTGGAAAGATTTGTAAGTGTGTGGAAATAAGATTTTGTGATTCTTTTGACGAAGTAATGAACAAAGCAAAAGAAATGAGTAAAACGTATTATTCAATGGAGAATAATAATGATAGAAAGGTAGGTTGATCTTATGTTGGCAGTAGATTTTAATAAAATAGGAAATATAGAATCAAAAGTTGTACAATTTCCGATAAACAGGGTTAAAAAAGTTGATAATATAGGAAAATCAACAAAAATGTGGTGTTTAAAAGATCGTGAAGAAATAATGCGAGTGTATAATATATTTAAAAATAAGGTGGAGAGTGCAACATCAATAAAAAAGGAGACAGTAGCAAGAAGAAATTTAACAATGTTTGTATTCGCTATTGATATTGGGTTGCGTGGTGGAGATTTTTGTAACCTTAAATGGTCTGACATTTTTGATATAAATTGGAATTTTAAAAATAAAGTAGAGTATGTTCCAGAAAAAACAAAAAGAAGTCATAAACATATAGAATTATACTGGAATGATGATTCTGTTCAAGCACTCGTTGATTGGTTGAAATGGTGTAATAAAATGGTTAAACCACAGGAACTAAATGATTATATTTTTGCAAGTCAGAAAGGCTCTAAAATAGGTGAAAAAAGTTGGTATGAAATAATGGAAAAAACAAGGAAGGAAGCTGGTATTCCACAGAAAATTGGAACGCATGGACTTAGAAAAACAATGGCTAATCAGTACATTAAAAATTCGGATGATAAAGCACAAGCCCTTGTAGATATATCGACAATGTTTGGTCATTCGGATTTAAGAATAACCGAAAGATATGCTTGTCTGGAAGACGAAAGAATTAGAGCGAACAAAAAAAGAACATCATTTATATATGGGTAATAGTAAAAGACGATACTTATTTAGTATCGTCTTTTTCAAAAGTAAACGGTTTTACCATATCATTTGTAAATAAGTCTCCTGGCTTACAATTTAAAGCATCACAAAGTTTATTGATAGTATCGAGTCGAATATTAACAGTTTCCCCATTGCAGATTTTTCCTATATTATTGGGGGCTATACCTGTTTGTTTGGATAACCAATAAGGCGTTTTATTTTGTTGCTCCAATAGTTCCTTTACTTTGAGTTTGTACATTTTAAATCTCCTTATATATTATTTACATATATAATACAAAAAAATAATGTATTTTTCAATAATATATGTTGACATATAATATAAAAAGATATATAATGTGGAATATAGAAACAGACAAATAAGAAAGGAGGATGTGAAATGAAAGGCAATTATAAAAGATTCGATATAGTGCTTGTTGATTTTGGAAAAGTACAATTCGCCGGAGAGCAAGGTGGAAAGCGACCAGCAATTATTTTGCAAAACGATGTTGGAAATTATTTTAGTGGAACGACATTAGTAGCACCATTAACATCTAAAATTAAACACTTAGATCAACCGACACATCTTCTTTTCGAAAAAGATGTAGAAAAAGGCTTGAAAGTTAATAGTATGGTACTTGGAGAATGTTTAAGACAAGTTTCAGAAGAGAGAATAATTAAGAAATTAGGGTACATATCTTCAATAGAAGATAAAAGAAATATAAAAAGAGTATACTATGCTAATTTTGGAGATTTGGAGGAATAATAATTATGGATTATGTAGCAATGACACTCGAAGAAGCAAAAAAAGTTGTTAAAAAGGACGCAATCGTTCTTGTATCTAGACAATATCTTGAACAGGAAGATTGCAATATTGGTTTCACTAAAAAAAAATTCTGTGAATGTTCAGAATTGTTACAGGAAGCAGAGACAATTGCAAAGGTTTGTGATGATTTTGCTGCACAGTTGAGATGTTTTACAACAAGACAGGTCGATCCGGTTAATTACAAGCCAGTTGGAACATTGAATACGATACTTTTTCGGTCAAATTAAATGAACAAGTCCTTATTATTGGACTTGTAAAATAAAAGGTAAAATTTACCATTGACAATATCGAACGGACGTTCTATTATCTTATTATACAAAAAAAAGATAGAGTCTTGATGTAAAAGGTATTGGCAGTACCTAATACAGACCCTATCTAAATTACATAAAACACAACGTAAATACGTTAAACGCAGTACGTTGCTAACCCCAATATTACATATTAATTCAAAAATGTCAAGTAAAAGGTGAGATTTTGACTTGGCAATCGTTAGCAATTCTGCAAAATTTATCAAAAAATTTTAAAAAAATTAAATAAGAAAGAGGTGTTTCATATGGCAAATTATGTCATTACAGACGGAACTCGATGGATCATGAAGGACAGGAATGGAAAGTATGTTCCTACTTCATGTGAGTCTTTTGCGGACATTTTTAGTAAAAAACAGGCTGAAAATATACAAAAATGTTCATTGGCGAAGGCGTTAAGAGGAGTTTTTTATGTGGAAAAAATGAGTGAAGAGGTTCCAGCACAAGTTAAACCTGTAACCGATAAGGACATTGAAGAAACTGGAAAAGTAATGGTTTCAGAAGATATTAAATATTGGTTAGATAAAGCAACAGATATGAGTAATATTGCGAATGAAGCAATAAATCGAAAAAGAAAACTGTGTCAGGAATTGAGTTTGGTGGACAAAGAGCTTTGTGACATTCTTCATTATATAGAATTCTGCAACTTAAATGCTGCACAAGGTTATAAAGCATATAAAATGGTTAAAGAACGGAGAATATTAAGAAGAAAGATAAAAGATGAAATATCAATTCTTGACAGTATTTTAGGTCAAAAAGTGTCACAAACAGCCAAAAATGCGATACAAAAAACAGCAGAAAATATGGACAAACGTACATATGAACCTAGAGTTCTTAAAGAATTGTTTGATTTTTAATTTGAATAATAGATTGGAGTGATGAGATGAATTGGAAGCAAGTTGACAAATTAGAGTTCTCGGATGAAGAAATGGAGATTATTAACTTTTATTCAGACAACGAAATGTGCGAATTAAAAAAAATATGCAATCCAATTATAAGTAGAAAGAATGTAGATAAAGCAGACTATGACGATTTATATAGTGACGCATTAATTGTTTTAATGGAAAGTGTAAAAGATTTTAATGGTAAAAAGTCAAAATTTAAAACTTTCTTAACTGGAAATATCAAGCGTTCATTTTACGATTGGACAAGAGATTCACTTAGAGGAAAGCGATGTAATCTTGAGAGAGATAAAAATGGAAAAATTATTTTGGACGAAAATAAAAAACCGATTCCAATTAAAAATGTCTCATTTGATAATCTAGTAGAAGATGGAATAAGTTTACATGAAAAAATAGCAGAGAAAAATAATACATATGAACATACTGAAAATATTGAAAAATATCTTAATTCTCTTTCTGAAAAAGAAAAAATAATAGCTAATTTCATTATTGATGGATATTCATTAAAAGAAATACAGGAAAATTTAAAATTAACAGATAAGAAATTTCAAAAAATATTAACTAATATGAAAAGTTTTAAAAGACAGCAAATTATTCATAGTAACAATTGTATTGTAATTAAGGAGGATAAACCAATGAACGTACAAACAACAACATTAGAAAAAAGCAAACCAGACAGATTAAGTGTTGCATCAATTAACAAAAAAATTGATAATTACACAATTAGATTTGATCACCCATTACAAAGAGAATCAGAACAATGGTCAAATGTCATGAAAGGTAATTTAATTTCAGATATTTTACAAGGAAATCCTATTCCATCACTTACATTTGCTGAACAAATTATTAATGGTATTGCAATTATTTGGGATTTAGATGGAAAACAGCGTTGTACAAATACTTATTCTTTTGCAAAAGACAAGTTTAAAATATCAAGAAATATTAGACGTTGGATGATTTCATATCAAGCAATTGTTAAAGATGAAAATGGTAAACCTGTTCTTGATGAAAATGGTTTTCCAAAAACAGAAAAAAGAGAATTTGATATTAGAAATAAAAAGTTTTCTAATTTACCAGAAGAATTACAAGATAAATTTATGGATTATAATTTTGAAATTGTTCAATATTTAAACTGCTCAGAAGAAGATATTGCTTATCATATAGCAAGATACAATGAAGGCAAGCCAATGAATACTCAGCAAAAAGGTATCATTAGATTAGGTGAGCGTTTTGCTTCATTAGTTAAAGGAATTTCAGCAATGCCATTTTTCAAAGAAATGGGAAATTATACAGTAAGAGAATGCAATAACGGAACAATTAATCGAGTTGTTGTTGAAAGCATTATGACTACAAATTTCTTAGAAGATTGGAATAAAGATCAGTCTGCTATATGTGAATTTCTTAAAGATAATGCAAGTGAAGAAACTTTTGATAATTTTGAAGAATTAGTTAATAGACTTTCAAAGGTTGTAGATAACAACGATGAAATTCTTGAAGAGTTTAATTCAAAAAATTCATTTATTTGGTTTGGATTATTTGGAAGATTTGTTAATAACTGTGACAATGATAAAAAATTCATTGAATTTATGGCTGAATTTGGTCAGCCATTACATAAGGCTTTTGAAGAAATAGAATATGACGAAAACGGGAAAAAGAAACATTCTACAAAAGATAAGGCAATTGTTCATGAAAAAATGAATAAGGCTATAGAATTGATGAATGAATTTTTAAATATTAAAAACGAAGAAAATATCGAAACAGAAGAAGAGGAGGATAACAAAATAGACGGTAACAATGAAACTGCTGTTTCTTGTGGCTGTGAGAATGCAAAAAATGACGAAAATGGCGTTTTAATGTTCTGTAAGGAAAACGTATCAACCGACATAGAAGAGGAAGATATTGCTTTATATGAGGATATGCTTGACGATTGTGTAAGGGTTGATATGCCAATTTATAATATGTGTAAAAATGCACTAATTGGTTTGGTTGGATTCTCAGTAAAAGAAAATAAAGATAAAGAGTTTGAAGATTGGATTAAAGAATATCAGACAGACAAGTCTAACTTTAGTTCAAATCAGAAAACAAACTTTATATTTATGAAGAATGATTTTAATAACTACTTATTACAGAAAGGAGCATGTGCTAATGCCTGATATATCAATGTGCTTTGGAAAACATTGTCCTAAACGTGAGGAATGTTATAGGGCAATAGCTAAACCAGATAAAATACAAAGTTATAGCGACTTCGAAATAGATTGTGGACTGCATAATTATAGGAATCAAATGAAGATGGATATGAGTAATAGATTAATATTGCCATTTGGTGAAATAGAATTGTTTTTTGATGAAGAACCTGCAAATTTTGTAGCAAGGGATATAAAAGATTTACCAGAAAATGAAAAAAGCAAACGTACAATTAACTGTTGCAAAAACTGTGCCAATGCTATTGGATATTCAGGGTATGAGGATTGTTTTTGTAAGGTTTATGATTGTGGTATCCGTGCAGAAGTGTACAACTGTGAAGAATTTAAAAGTGAGGAGCAGGAAAATGAATAAAGAAATAAAAGAAGAAGTTAGCATTGTTTTAGATCTGTTAAAGAAGTCGCTTATTAAGAACAATATGTCAATTGGGTTTGATAAAGAAACAAATTCATTGTTGTTTTTCGATACAAAGCAGTATGTAGAAAATAAGAAGTTTGATGGTTTTAAAATTAAATTGGAAGAATTGGTGAGGTAATGGATGCAATCAGAAATGTAAGAATCAGAAAATAAAAGTAATTATAAATTACAATAAATTTGGAGCAGTAATTAGTAAATCATCTATTCCTGTAAAAGAAAATAGAGATTATTGCATTGAATATTCTTACGAATTAATAAATAGAAAAAGAAAAAGAGAATAATAAAGCAAACAACAGAAATCGGAAAGCATCTAAAATCTTTTCATACATAGTCAATTCTGACAATGAAGAACTTATAACTTTATCTCATCTTTGTGAGTACGGTTTCTGTTTATTATATAAAGCCCTATTGCCAAATGGTAAGGCATAGCACTTTGACTGCTAGATTTATCGGTTCGAATCCGATTAGGGCTGTTGATTCATATGTAGTGTAATGGCAACACATCTTAATAACCTTTCATTGCTTGTATGTTTTATATTTAGTATCCCCTTTATATTAAGAAGATACAGGTTCGATTCCTGTCATATGAATTAAAAAATAAATAAGAAAGGAAAAAATTAATATGAACTTAAAAGGACATGTTAAAAATTTAGAACTAATTAGATATTTGGACAATTCTAAAAAAATAAAATATGCTTTGAGCATAACTTTCATTAGTGATGATATTAAATCAGTAATGGAACATGTTGCAGTATTAAAATTGCCGATAAATCCAAATGAGATAATTACTTTTTGGGAAAATTCACATATGCAACTTGATATTGGGTTTGGTAAATTGGATTGTTTAGGAGATATTACAACGACCGTTATAATGGATAAATATCCAGCAAGAAAAATGACTATAGAAGAAATAGAAGAAGAATTGGGTTATAAGGTAGAGATTATGAGGTGAAATAAATGGAAGTTTCAGAAAAATTTGAAAATATTATTTGTCCTGTATGTGGTGGTAATGGAAAAATTGAGCATTCAAGACGAATAACTTGGAATGAAGATGAGTGTTGGGAAGAAAAATGTAATTATTGTAAAGGAAAAAGAATAGTAAAACGAAGAACATTAGTAGAAGACTTGGCAGTAGATGATTTAAAAATAGATACTGATAAACATATCTACTAGGACAAGAATGTTCGATTTCATATGGAAGCGAGGTGAATATAAATGGCGTGTGATTATTGTGCGTACCGTTATTCTTATGATTGTGGTGATGGTTGGAATTGCCATAAGAATTGTGAAAGTTTTAAGTTGGATTGGGATAGTTTATCTGAGAAAGATAAGAAAACTATTCAGAAGATTTTAGATAGAAGAGGAGGCTAAGTTATGGAACAGATTCAGGAAAATGAACAGTGGAAGTTAAGTGGCAATTGTGAAAAATGTAGAAGAAATAATTATTGTTCAAAACCATGTACTCATCATAATAGACGAATAAGAGCAGAATTTAAAGGTCTTGTTGCAGATACAATGAATAAAATGACAGGTGGAGTAATGAGAGAAGCTATTGATAAGACGCTAAATGGAATTTGGTAAATTAGAAGAGGTATTATATGAGTCAATGGATTAGAAATAAGTCATGTGAGATTTGCGGAAGAATAGAAGTTGGATTAGTAGAAATGAATGTAGGAAAAACTAAGCATTATCTATGTTATCCGTGTATGGCAAATTTCGCATCAGACGTTCTTGATTATGCAAGAATGAATTTGACTGAGAAAGTCAATGAATATGGAAATACATATTTTATAGACAAAAAAACAAAAGCGCAGTAAAACTTCGGTTCTTGCGAAATTAAGAAAGGAGAAAATATATGGTTAGATATTTTTGTGATTTATGTGATAAGGAAGTTGATAAATATAATGAGTATTCGTTACCGATTGCAGCCACTTTTATAAATGGTGAACCATGTGATTTAATTCAAGTTCCTGGATTTAATTTGTGTAAAGATTGTAGAAGTAAGATTTATAGAACTATTGACGACATTATTCCAAGGAAAAAGATTGAAGAATTAAATAAGAGGGCTTTGGATATAAAAATGGGAAGATGTGATGAGTAACAATAAAATTTTGATTCATGCGAAATTTAGAAAGGAGACAATGTGTTAAATATAGGAGATTGTGTAGGGCAGATTAACAAAGATTCATCTGGTGTATGGAAGTTATATAAGGATAAGATAAATAAAATCACGACAACAAAGAAATACGGCAGAAGATATTTTACAAAGGCAGTGTTTTATCCATTAGATGCAGACGATGTAGATAACAATACAAAAGATATGGAAGAGTCGATTGGCAAAGGATATATACTCACAAGAGAAGTGTTTGGATTAAATGACAAGACAAGACCTTATGCTGAAAGATGGATAAAATGGGCTAATGAAAATCCAGATAAGGCAACTGGTTTGATATAAATAAACGCACATTTCTTGCGAAATTTTGGAGGTGAAACATGAATATTTTAAATATTATTTTATTGATTATGGGAATTTTTAACCTTATTGTTGGGATAACATGGACGAAAAAGAATGTTATTAATTTTGTATTCAAATTGCTGTTCTTGGCAGGTGGTGGTTATTTAGTATTTTATGCTTTATATCTAAGTAACATTCTGATTGTTTTAAATAAGTAAGGAGAATAATTATGTATAAATCTACAATAAGATTTTTAATATGGCTTATGACATTAAACCTATTAATGAATTTTATTTTTCCAGAACCAATTGAGTTATGGAAATTTATATTAATAGAGATATGTTTAGGATTTTTGTCATTTATTATGGTTGATTGGAAAGAAGATAAGTGAGGTGAGAGAATGAAATTAAAGGATAAAATACGAGATAAATTACGTCTTTGGTTGCTAGAAGATGATTTATTTCAAGTAGAAGCAGCTAAAAAATCATATAATGATGCAGTAGAAAAATGTGAGTATACAAATAAGCAACTAGCAGATGCAGTTATTACATATAAAAATTCTCACAAGTTAGTTGATGATTGTCATCAATTAATGAATTCAATGATGGATGTCGGAACTGATATTCATTTACATAGCGATCATTCTTGGGCGGTTGTATGTATTAAAGGTCATCCAGAGTACGTATCATTTATGCCATTGTCATCTGATGATGCTCGTAGTGTAATCAGATTTTTACAACAATTCAAATATTCAAATAAGGTGATTGATTCACCTTTTGGATTTAAAAATATGATTAATGATCATATTATGGATAATTCATTTGTAAAGTAGAGAATAATCTAATATAGAAGTAATTCTATTCAAAGGCTAATCAGCCAAATTTTCCAAAAAAGTAACAAGAAATATTTTTTTCTTATGGTTTTTGCAGACGTGCAAATTCCATAGGATTTTACAACAAAATAATTAAGAAGAAAGGAATTAACAGTAAATTCTAGGATAAATGATTGCGCAATCTCTGTAAATTAAAGGATTTTGACAGAGAATAAAGAAAAAAATAATTATTGTGAGAAGAACTGGAAGTTAGTGAACTTCTGTGAGTTCGATAAATATGCTATAAAAAGCTATTGTGCCATTCATAATGTAGATGACTCATTAAACCTTGGTGATATTACTAAGGTTGATGAAACAAAACTTGAACCATTTAACATGATTTGCGGAGGTAGTCCCTGTCAGGATTTTTCTGTCGCCGGTAAACAGAAAGGCTCTGTGTGGACTTGTAAAGATTGTGGACATGAGTATAACCCACTGACAGTTCATTGGTCAGAAAGAGATAAGTGTCCATGCTGCGGAAGTAACAACATTGAGAAGACTCGTTCATCTCTTTTGGTAGAGTATCTGAGAGTTATCAGAGCAAATAAACCGAATTTCGGTATGTACGAGAATGTAAAGAATATTGTAGGAAAGCAGTTTAAAGATACATTCAAGATGTTTACAGATGAATTGGACGAGTATGGATATAATGTGTATTGGAAAGTTCTCAATGCAAAAGATTACGGCATTCCTCAGAATCGAGAACGTGTCTATCTAATTTTTATTAAGAAAGAATTGGACAATGGAAAGTTTACATATCCTGAACCATTTGATAATGGAATGAGATTAAAAGATATTCTTGAAGAGAATGTTGATGAGAAATTCTATATTTCAGAAGATAAGGTTCAGAAGTTTATTCAGACATTACATATTGATAAATCAGATGAGGGATTTAATACACCCAAGTTTGTCGGAAATGTAAATAGACCTGATTTCGGAACTGGTTATGCAGGTGGAGTGTGGGATACCAATAATATTTCACCGACATTGACTACTATGCAAGGTGGTGGCAGACAACCTCATATTATGCAGGGTATTGACAAATCATATAACAATACAAAACAGATTGAAATCGCAAATTGTCTTACTGCGAGAGAAGATAGAGGAATCTCAAATAGAAAGTCTGAAGGAACTGCTGTTCTTGAAGTTAGAAGAACAGATAATCATCAAAAAGGTAAAGTAGATAATATTGGAAACATAAATCCATCTGGCAAAGGTATGAATGGTAATGTGTTTGACGAGAATGGATTAGCACCGACCATCACAACTAATAAAGGCGAAGGCAATAAGATTGCAGTTAGAAACGATAGTAAATTATCTCATGCCGAATGGAAAGAGAGAATGTATGAAAAGTTTATAGAGGACGCAGATGGCGAAGTCAGTGGAGTATATACAAATCAATCACAAAATTTTGGATATAGACCACCAATGAAAGGACTTTCTAAAACATTAAGAGCAAATGCAAATGATACAGGAATTGTTGATGGTATTAAAATCAGAAAATTAACTCCGAAGGAGTGTTTTAGACTTATGGGATTTTCAGACGAGAATTTTGAAGCTGCTGAGAAGATGGTAAGTAACAGTCAGTTGTATAAGCAGGCAGGAAATTCCATTGTAGTAGATGTTTTATATTACATATTGGTTGAATTGTATAAGGCTATGCCTTATCTGTTTGAGAATTTGAGATTAAGTAGTTTCTTCTCTGGCATTGGCGCATTTGAGATAGCGTTGAACAGATTATATGAAGGAATCAACTCTGGAAATTTTA